GCAGCTGGTGCTGCGGCAGTGTGGCGGCGGTCTCGCGTTGGTTTGAGAGGCATCGGGTTTGAGTTTCGGGAACGGACTACGTGATATTCAGCAAGTTAGCGGTGGCGGTCGGCACAGGCAAAAAGCACGAAAGGCGGCAGATAATTGAAAATAAGCAATTATTTTGCCCATTTTAAGGGGTTTAGTCGTGCGTTTTAACATTTCGAGCCTTTCGTTTTTAACAGAAATAGCAAAATGGCACAAAAAGCGAATAAAAAGCACGGAAAAGCCAGTTTTGGCGAAAATAATGGCTGATTTGGCAAGAAAAAAGGCTAAAAAGCGCAAAAAAATATGCCGTTTTTGGCAAAAAGTGGCGAAAATATTTGCAAATATGGCTCTTTTGTTGTACCTTTGCCAAATAAATAAGCATAAAACGACTAAAATAAATGACCAGCGTATGAAAATCAATGATGTGATAGAGCGACACGGGATGCAGCTGCGCGACGTGTCACGCGAAATGGGCATGAAGCCCAGCGCCCTGCAGAGCGCCATAGACCGCAACCTGACGGTGAAGACCCTGCGCCAGATATCCGAGGCGGCCAGAATACCCATCGCCGAGTTCTTTATGGATGAACTCACCGACGGCGAGCGTCAGCAGCTGTTGGCCGCAATGCAAAGACCCTCCCCCGACCCTTCCCTGTTAGGGCGGGGAGTAGATACCGCTGAACAGCAGGCTATCGAACAACCGAAAGAGAATGAGCAGCCGTCGTCCGCATTGACCGCCGACGTAGCGTTCATCTGCCCCCACTGCCACGAGGCCATCAAGTTAGGGTTCGTGAAATAAGATGTCTGATGGCTGATGTATGAAGTATTTATTGTTTAACCCTATAAATTTTTGGCGATATGAAAAAGATGTTTGTTTTGGCCTTGATGGCCGTAGTGACGGTGTTGAACTACGTTCGAGCCTGCTTGCGCTCGGCAAACCTAAAGCGAGCTTTGGTCTGCTCTTGCTTACTCGCAGCCTTGCAGATGCAGGCACAGATGGTGTACGGCGACAAACAGGGATGGGAGGCATACACCACGGAGGACGAGTACACGGGAAAGAAGTCACACTATATGCGCTACTTTGACGACAGGCAGCAGTTGGCGGCTTCGTTCTTTCTCGGGTCGAACAGACTGGGCGTGCTGGAGTGGTACGACGGTGTGCTGTTCATGGACGAGACGCTGGAGGCGGTGACGGAGCGGCACGGCGAGTTTCCTGACCGACAGGTGGACTACGAGTGGCGCGTGGAGCTGCCAAAGGATGACAGCACGGAGGACTTCGGCACGGTGAATATGACGTTTGGCGGTGTGGAGCATGCGGGTGACACGTTCTTTGGGACGTTCGTGTTCAATGCCGACCGCGACGCAATGATGGCTGGCAAGTGGATTGCCGTGCGATGGAACGACCCGCTGCGACATGAGCAGGTGGTGAAGAGGATTTCGCTGGCAGGATTCACGCGCTGCTACGACGAGGTGCTGCGGCGATATGGGGTGAAGAGGAAGAAGTAAAGATGGCTGATGTCTGATGGATGATGGAAGATTACTGAAGTTAGAGAAGTTAAAGAAGTTATAGCTTCGCTCGTCCTTCGGACAGTAGTTAAGCCATTACCATTACATGTGTATAGCTATCGGCTTAACTTCTTAACTTCCATAACTTCTTAACTACTGATGTATGAAGTAAGAGGTATGATGTAAGAGGTAAGAAGTAAGATGTAAGAGGGATGACGTACGATTGAAGCCCGTGGGTGGAAACACCTGCGGGCTTTTTTGTGTCCGTGCGGGAGGGGCTGAAAAAGTTGTCCGTGCGACAGGGCGCATTTTTGTAATTTTGTACGCAGATAAAACAATAATAAAGCAATAGATTATGGCAACACAGAAATTTTACCAGGACATGAGTGCCGAGGAGCAGTTGCAGTGGGTGCAGGGTTTCTCGGAGGTGTTGAACAAGGGTGGCGAGCGCATCGCGGTGCTGGCGAAGGACAGCCGTGCGGTGTGGACACGCGACGATCAGACGATGATGCAGCGGCTGTTCGGGTTGCTGGGGGCGTGGCCGTGGGCGCAGAGTTTCTGCGAGCAGGCGCTGCGCTTTGGTGACTATAGCCGCCGTGCGTACCGTCTGCCTGTATATATAGAAAAGGTAAAGGAGGCGCTGGCCGACGGACTGGTGATGACGGACAGCACGGGTAAGGCAACGGCGGTGGTACTGCCTGGTGCGCCCTTGCGTCGCCGTGGTCGTCCTACGAAGGAAGAGACGGCGGCACGGTTGCGCGGCGAGGTGGTGCTACCTACAGACGACGGTCCTGAGACCCGCAAGCGCCGCACGATAGCCCGTATGCTGGGACTTGAGGTGGTCAGCGGCGAAGCACAGCGCGAGAAGAACAATGCGGAGCTGAAAGCGGAGCGCGAGGCACGAAGGGCAAGGGAGGAAAAGATGAACCCCAGCCTGTTTCCCGCCGGAAAACCGACGGGAGTAGTAGCTGGCGGCGGCACGGCGGCTGCGGAACATCAGCCATCAGACATCAACCCTCAGCCATCAACCGTCAGCCCTTGCGCTCAGCTGATGAACGACTCGTATGAGGCACGGATGGCGCAGGACAAGTTGCACCTGGACCAACTGGCGTGGCTGATGTCGAAGCCGCTGCAGGAGCGGGTGAAGTTGGTGCAGAGCCAGCGCACGACGGCAGAGGCGGCGAGTGAAAGGGCGAAAATGCTGGCCGAGATGGGCGGCAAACAGGAGGAGATAGCGGAGTATGCGGAGCAGGCTAAGGTGGCTACCGAGGCTTACCTGGCGACGTATGCCGACGTGGACGAGGAACTGGCTGTGCTGCATAAGCGGTTGTATCTGGACGTGCCGTTCGTGGACGGCTTCAAGAAGCGCTTCAAGGGTGTGGACATAGAGAAGATTCAGTATATCACGCGGCCTTACTATGAGAAGGTGAAGAAGGAGAGTCCTGAGATTGACGTGCGCATCCGCACCATCATCGAGCAGGAGAACCCGGAATATGCGGCTAAGATGAAGGCGGAGCAGGAGAAGAAGGAGGAACTGCAGCAGTTGCACCGCTACATCATGCGCACCGACAAGCCTGCCAGCGACGAGCGGGTGAAAACGATGACGGAGCGCATAGAGCGCGTTCGCCAGTTGGCGGGCGACGAGGTGGCCAATAGTTACCTGCCCGTGCTGGAAAAGACGAAGGAGGAGAATCGCAAGCGGAATGAAAACAGACCCACCCCCAGCCCCTCCCTGTCAGGGCGGGGAGTAGATACACCTGCGGACGGGGCTGCCGATGAAAAGAAACACAAGAAGACAAGCAAGGCCGCTGCCAAGCAATCAACAAAGCAATCAAGCAAGAAATCAACAAAACAAGAGGACAAGACTGCGAGTAAGCGGGAGCAGGGCGCAAAATAATGTTCAATGTTCAATGCTCAATGTTCAATGTTTAATGCTCAATGTTCAATGTTCAATGCTCAATCTTCAATGTTCAATAGTCAATTAGAAAAATGAGTCAACTTTCCCAAGGATATGTAGATAAGGTGGTGCGGTGGAGCACGAGCGGGGTGGAGCTGGACAAGATGCACATGTCGCTGGACCAGAAGTTCCGTGCACGGCTGTGCCTGGAGTGCTACCGGCTGTTCACGGAGAACCCTGCCGTGCCGGTGCGCACCATCGTGAAGAACATTGCACGGCGCGACTACCGCACGCTTGCCGACAATGCCCGACTGGGCAACGAGGAGGCGGCGGAGATGATGCAGGCGCTGGGCATCAGCGTGAACCCCGACACGGGGGCTGTGTCGGTGCGCTCGGAGACGAACCTGTCGAACGACATCTGGCTGGTGAATCAGCTGGTGGGTCGTCTGAACGTGTCGAAGAAGCACATCCACAAGGCGATGTTCGAGAGCAACATCGGGTGGATGATGGAGTACGGTCGTAAGACGGGCACATGGCAGGCGGTGAAGCAGGCCAACCAGGACCTTGCGAAGATCAACAACGACTTCAAGGACGACGAGGACCCGCAGGAGCAGATGCCGAACACGAACATCAACATCACCGGCGACGTCAGCGTGGTCAAGAGCGACAGACAGAGCCTTTCTGACGAGGAGCGCGAGAAGCTGCGCAAGAGGTACGGACTGACGGAGAAGGAGCTGACGCAGGAGCTGGAGGAAATCAACGGCGTATGGCAGGCTCCCGAAGAGGAAGAGGAAAAGGACATCTTTGTAGAAAACGAACAGAAATGATGAAACATGCAAACACTCTTTTGCAGCAGGCGGCAGACCTGTTGCACAGTTGCGACGAGATAACGGCGGTGGAGATACACCGCAAGCAGACGGAGCGTGCCAAGGCAGTGCGCATACTGCACCAGTTGCAGCGCTACCGTCGCGGCAACATCGGCTTCAGCGACATGGGCTACACCCCCAAGCAGATAGGCGTGGCCATCGACACCGCCATCCGCGAACTGCGCAGCCACTTCCGAGACATCAATGCTCCGACCACCGAAACAGGTGGGTTTTAGCACGACTACGAATTACACGAATTAAACGAATTGAATGAGCAGCAATAAAGACTGGAACGGCAACGGCAACAGCATCTTCAAGACGCTGGGGGCATCGAACCACACGGAGAAGGAGCGCGAGACGGATGACTTCTACGCTACCGACCCCGTGGCCATCGACCTGCTGTGCGACTACCCCTATGTGGAGTTGCCGCAGGGTGTGTGGGAACCGTCGTGCGGCAGCGGCTGTCTGAGCGAGCGGTTACGGCAGCGCGGCTACCACGTGGTAAGCACCGACCTCATAGACCGTGGCTACGGAATGGGGGGGGGTAAACTTCTTCGAGCAGCAGCAGATGCCCGAGGGCTGCACGGCCATCGTCACCAACCCGCCCTACAAGTACGCCACGGAGTACGTGCTGCACGCCCTGCGACTGCTGCCAACGGACGGACTGCTGTGCCTGTTCTTGAAGACCACGTTTGCCGAGGGCAAGGAGCGCTATCAGCGCATCTTCGGTGTCACGCCGCCTGCGCTGGTGCTGCAATGTTCGGAGCGCGTGCTATGTGCCAAGAACGCCGACTTCGACGGCATGATAGCCGGAGGCGGCTCGGCAGTCAGCTACGCCTGGTGGGTGTGGCGCAAGGGCTGGATCGGACAGACCACGCTCGACTGGATAAACCACCCCACGGCACAGCAGGCCGTGCAACTGGAACTTTTTTAACGACCACGTAATCGCTTTAGCGCTTTCACAAAGCGTAGCGACTGAAAGAATTTCACGAATTGAACGAATAAGGCGATATGAGCAAGAGTGAGAAGATGTGCTGCGAGTGCATCAACTGGGAGATGGGCGACACGTGGCAGACGAATCAGAACAGCAACCCAGACCAGCCGGTAGTCATCAGCGAGGGCTGGTGCTGCTCGCCGAACCGCAAGCGTCCGAAGCCGAAGTGGAGCCACTGCCCAGTCTGCCCGAATTTTGACGAAGCACCACGCATGGGCTTTATCGTCTGCGGACAAGGCGCACCGACCTACGAGGTCGTGGAAGAGATTATCCAAAAGACGAATGAATTATTAAAGGACTGACGTAATGGCAAACATTCAGGAAGTATCGGAAGAACTTTGCAGGCTCACGGCAAAGGAGGTCAACGAGTTGTCGCAGGTGATGAAAAGCGAGTACGGCATTGAGCCAGCAGCGTGCATCGACCGAGAGATAGAAAAGCGGCGACGCATCAAGGAATACACATCACCCAAGGAGTACGGCATCGCTCTCATGCAGCGCCGCCGCAAACGATAATCCGTGCAATCCGTGAAATCCGTGGTCGGAAAAAGGGCTGAAAACGGCAGGGGGTACTTGAAGGTTGCTTAAAGTTAACTTTAACGATGCTTTAAGTTAACTTTAACGATGGCTCAAGTAGTAGGGGCTGAAAAAGCATCGTCACGTGACAATCTCGAAAGAGTCACTGTGACAATCGGGAAAAAGTCACTTGACAATATAAAAACGAATAAAGACTATGGCAAAGAAACGTAAGAAGAAGAACCAGGACTGGGACGACTGGGAGGACGAGCCGGACGACACGATGGTGGCTGAGGGCAACGGCGACCAGTTTCAGGTTCACCTGGAGGACTATGTGATTAAGGAGAAGGTGTCGGCCTTTGTGCGCCACTATGTGCCGTGCTGCGAGTACGACGAGGGCTACGAGGCGCTGGACGAGTCGCAGTTGCGCGACTTCTTCAAGGCGACGGTGTGCGGACTGGGCGACCCCCTGCGCCTGTATATCGACGACCTGAAGATGGCGGGCTTCTTGCTGGAGGTGAGCGACGCCACCGGACAACTGGCCATGTTTGTGAGGAGGAGGGGGTGACGAGGGCTGATGTAAGATGGCTGATGTAAGATGTAAGAAGACGTACATATAATAGATAGCAAAATGTCAGACGCAAGAGATGTTTACATGAACCGAGTGCAGCAGCGCATTTTCTACGCTGGTGCCCGTGACTTACGAGTTTTGGCTGCCCGACGGTTTGGTAAGACGGACGGCGTGTTGGGTCCGCGCCTCTGGGCGGTGGCTCAGACGCTGCCGCAGGGTGCAGGAGCGTTTCTTGGTGCCAGTAGAAAGCAGCTTTACTCCAGGACCATCCCCGGTGTGATTGCTGCACTCGAAAGGTTCTACGGCTTCAAGGAGGGCACGCACTTCGGTTGGGGCAAGCCGCCCAAGGGTACGCCGCCGTGCATCATCCGTCCGAAGTCGTATGAGAACGCCATGTGGTTTGCTAATGGCCACTTGCTCCATGCGCTCAGTCTTTCGGTGTTCGGATCGGCCAACGGCATGACGCTATGCTATGTGGATGCCGACGAGTGCAAGTTCCTTCCGAAGAAGAAAATCGACGAAGAGGTGATGCCTGCCAACTCGGGTATCGTGCATCCGATGGGATTGAAATCTTTTTCCGAGGAGAACCCCTACTATAAGAGTACGTGCTTTGTGAGCGATGCCTCGCTGACGAACAAAGGCAACTGGCTTGGCAAGGAAGAAGATACCTTAGACAAGGTGATAGACTATGGTGAGTTCAAAGGCAAGACTTACCGTCAGATTCAAGCCGAACTGGACGCATACGCTGACCGCGTGATGTTCTTTAACGAACTGTTGCGCTCGGCAAAGAAAGGCGGTCACAGGGTGCAGGTGGTCAGCGCCGACACCCGTGAGCGCATCCGAGGCATTGCCGCCGCCGTGGAAGCACGCGAGGGCGGTTTCAGGATTATCCCCCGTCAGTATCAGGTGGATAACAAGCACACCATCGAGATGCTGCTGGCGTATAAGCTCATCACGGAGGACGATGCGGAACTGCTGTTCGACTACAAGTACCTGATTACCGAGGACGAGCACTTCGAGATGATGGCCATCCGTGGCTCGAAGAAGTATCAGAAGCACATCAATGAACTGCGCTGTGCGTCGTTCTACTTCGTGCGTGCCAGCAGCCTTGATAATGTCGATATACTGGGAGAATCGTACATACGGCAAATGCACTTGGCGTTGCCGCCGTTAGTTTTTGCGGTAAGCATCCTGAATATCCGTCCGAAGAAGAGCGGCGAGGGCTTCTACTGCAACTTCGACCCCGACCGCCACACCTACATCGACGATGACTGCCCCGCAATCGACAAGAGCTACGCCATCAAGCAGGGCAAGCAGATGGTGGGCGGCACGCTCTACCCGACAGAGTATGAGAGCCCCGACTTCGACTACCTGTCGAACGTGAAGGACTGCACGCTGGACGGCGACTTGGACACCAACCTGCCGCTGGAGGTGGCACTGGACTACAACAACCTGATTAACTGGATAGTGGTTGGTCAGCTCTACAAACGTGGCGGCGTAGATACGCTCAACGTCGTCAACTCCATGTTCGTCAAGAACGGCGGCATGATACAGGACCTGATACGCGACTTCGACCGCTACTACACCCCGTTCAAGAAGAAGAACAAGAACATCAACTACTACTACTCGCACACCGCCAAGTTCAAGTTGCACGGCATCTCGATGGATGACATCAAAGATACCGTCATCAAGGAACTGCGCAAGTACGGGTGGAACGTGAACGCCGTAGATATCGGCCAAGCGCCCTCGCACATGCAGAAGTACAAAGACATCAACGAGGCATTCGCCGGCTTCGGCTATCCCGCCATCGCCATCAACGCGCAGAACAACGAGCCGCTGACCGCCGCCATCGAGCAGTGCGACGTGAAGCTCTCCTACGGTCACAACGGCACCACGTTCAAGAAGGACAAGGGCGGTGAGAAGCTGTCCGTCGATTCTCAGGACGCGACACCCGAAGAGCTCCGTACCGACGGCACCGACGCCTTCGACGAGCTGTATATGGGCGTGAAGCACTTCCGCAACGGCATGGGCTTCGTTGTGATGCCGGGAGGGTGATGGGTATTTTCCGAACGTTTCTGTTAATTTCTTATAATTTTCAACCGTTTTTATGAACGTTTCCGAACGATTATTTGTACCTTTGCATCGTAAACTTAAAGTCTTACGAACCAAAGCGATTCAACTTACACCTTATTTATATAAAAGAAGCGATGACTAAAAGATTCTATTACCGATTTAATACCAGTACCGAACTGGGCAAGAAATTCAGAAGTTTTTGGAATGAGTGCAACAAAGCAGAACGTGCTGCGGAGGTGTTCGCCAAGAAGGTGGGCGCAGCAGCCTACTATTCGTCGCCTGCGGCCTTTGCCGGCGGTGTGGCGTGTGTGGCCTTTGAGCCAGGAAAAGTCAATGAAAAGATGTGGCGCAGCGTGGGCCGCACGGACGAGGGCGAAGAACTCTTTGAGCCTGACGTCAAGCAGCGCAACGGTGTACTGGTATTGCCACGTAAGGGTTTCCGTCCTTCTGATACTGCTACTCGCATCTATAATAAGCGCCTGTCGCCGTGGACTGCGGTGCGTCAGATGCTGCCATTGGCCGAGTGGGCGAAACGGGCGGGAATAGCCATGCCCGACGACACGAAGGACGAAGCAGCGTTGGAGAAGGTGAAACAGGAACTGAACCTGAAGATGGAACACGAGGCGTTCTGCCGGTACATAGAATTGTATCGTGACGACGAGATACCTGCCGACCCGAAGCATCCACGCCGTAAAACCCCACACTATATCTCGCAGAGCATCCGCATAGAGCGAGAACGCATGCTGCTGCCAGTGGTGCGCATGGAGACGCTATACACGCTGATGCAGGCCGACCTCTCTGGCGATCAGCCGGAAAACGGCAAACCCAAGGTGGTGAACAACGTGACGCCCACGTTCTTTGAGTGGGCAGGAAAATACTACATCGGCATGGAATATCCCTGCAAGGCCGAGGGGCTGGAAGAGGTGGCCGAGAGTGCCTACCGCATGAAGTTGACCACACTCAGACAGACCGAAGCGGCAAAACGTGAATTGGAAGCAATGAACTGACGACAACCCTATGGCTAATATATATATAAAGGTGCCTACCGCCGTGGCACAATGGTACAGAGGACGATACAAGCAGCCGCTGACGGAGTTTCAGCCAGTGGTGTTCTCAGCCTATCAGGACGAGACCGCCATTATGATGAACGACCTGCTGCTGGTGTCGGAAAGTCAGATGGACCACACGCTGTGCTTCTCGGAGCGCATGTGGAAAAACATACTGAACGGTCGCCGACCGCAAGGCGGCAAGGCGCTGCTGAAGCGTGACGCAACGGAATGGCCGTCGATGGAGGAAGTGAACTTCCTGACCAACTCCACAAAGAACAAAAAGACCGACGGCTACGACTACCTGTGCATCCAGGCACCCAAGGCGGTGATGATAGACGGTGTGTACCGACAGGTCACAACATCGTTCACGCTGACTGCAGGCGGTGCCAGCGAACTGGCACGAGTGATGCGTAATGAGTTTATCCGAGTGATGCTCCACGAGGTGTGTGAAGAGATAGCACTGAACGACAAGCGCGGACTGCGCCGCGACGTGATGTCGTGTATCGACAGATTCTTCTACCGCAACAACATGTGTCTGGGCACCAACACCAAAGACCGCGACACCATGCGCCGCATGGCTACCCGCTGGATGGAAGACGCTCAACTGCTTGGCAAGGACGTGAAAGACGAGGAGGTGCTGTTCGTTTACGAGAAGGAAGAAGCCAACAAATCTATCACTATTGAAGAGATTTTGGCAGAATTTCATCGTGTTAATGAAACAAAAGGCGTAAGTTAAGAGATATTAAATAATATAAGCATTTAACTCTTATTAAGTGTTAAGAGAAAATAAACATAGCAAGAAATATAATTTTAGCAATTAAACGATAAAAATGATGATTCAGAATTGTAGCGAACAACTGTTAGACGACGTAGTGCGTGTAGATGTGGTGCTGGCGTCGCTGTGTGATTTGGAGGTGCCGTTTCAGGTGCGATGCACGGAAATGGCAAGTACGAAGACCGTGGACGGCCAGACCATCAGTCGTATCGGTGCGCCTGGGCTGAGCCTGGCCTACAATGTGCAGGACGGCGACGATGGCGAGATAGACAGTGCCCCGTCACTGAAGCAGACCGACAAGCAGGTGCCTGCTGGTATCATGGTCGGTCACGATCTGCAAGTGCCTGTCACCGCTGGCTTCGAGGCCACCCGCATTGCCGTAGAAGGCTTGCAGACACGGCATTTCCACGTAGTTCTGACCACACAGGACGGCACGCGCTATCTGCTCTATTCGCTGCCGGGCACCAGTCTGCTGCTGCTCGACGAGCAGGACGTGAACCAGAAAGCCACCGTCAAGCTGACGCTGCAAAGCATGAGCCACGTCATCCGATTAGTATAGAATGATTTTTTCATAGTAATTCATATTTTGTTATGTAAACGGCCCGAAGCGTCGGGTATTTTTTGACTCTAAGTTTAAAAGTTAAAGTTTGTTTTGATATGCAACATCTGTGACAGACAATAGCATGTTTTTCGTAGTATTTATTTTAGAGGCAAACCGTCCGAGAGGATAGTTTGCCTCCTTTTTTTATATATAAGTATCGGTAAACCGATAATTTTTGCCCTAAATCCATTAAAAACCGCCTTTTTATATCCGCAGCCGCCACGCACGCAGTGTGAACTTTGCAGCAGTTAAATTCAAAATTCACACGACACATGAACGGACTATTTGAAATACTCAGCAACAAGGAGTGGATGATCCAGCAGGAGTTCCTGCACAGCATCCTGCCTACGCTGCAGTACAACATCACAAACCATGCTTCTCTCGGCATCGAGCGCGAGAAGAAGTCGCCAATGGCCATCGGTCAGCAGGGACAGGACTTTATTCGCGAGTATCAGGTGACACAGGACGGAAAGACGCACGGTCGCTATGGCTGGCGCGGCGACAGCCTGTCAGAGTTGAATGAACCTTTCGTCAATGTTATGCCTATTGACGGACCTATCACCCGCAATGGCGGCGCTTGCAGCTACGGGTCGATGGAAATCCGCGACTGGATGATGGAGGCTGCTAACAATCCTGCTTGCCAAGGACACGTACTGACGGTCAACACCCCTGGCGGAAGCGCTTGGGCTAAGAACGACTTCCAGCAGGGCATTGACTATGCTCACGCCCGTGGTCAGCGTGTCATTGCCTTCATCGACGGACTTTGCGCTTCGGCAGGTATGTATCTCGCTTCGCTCTGCGACGAGGTGTATGTAATGAACCCGAAAGACCAGTTGGGCTGCGTAGGCGTGATGGCTGCTTTCTGCACCATGAAGAACGGAGAAAAGTATCAGTGGGGCGAGACCTACCACGAATACTACGCCACTAAGAGTGTCAATAAGAATAAGGAAATGCGCGACATCGCTGAGAACGACGATGCCAAGCTGCTCATTGAAGAGCTTGACAATCTGGAGGCTGAGTTCCGTGCCGACATGAAGGCCGCTTTCCCAAATGCCAAGGACGAGCACCTAGACGGTAAGGTATTCGACGCTAAGGACGTGATGGGCATCCTGTGCGACGGTGAGATGATGCTCGGCCAGGTAATCAGCCGCGTCTTCAACCTCGCCAACGGTACCGAACAACCCATTGAACGCACAGCCAGCCGCAAGATTGCCAAGCGCCCAGCAGCAGCCAGTGCTTCCACCGTAGGCAGCGGCTCTGCCGTTGCTTCCGCGCAAGCCAACACATCATCAACCACTTTAAATAGTATCAACATGAAAGAACAATTCCCAGCAGTGTTTGCTCTTCTCGGAGTCGAGGAGATGCAAGTTTCAGAGGAGGGCACTTTCTTCAACAAGGATTTGCTCGCCACTCTGAACGCAAACATCGAGGCGATGCAGAAGGAGAAAGCCGATGCACTGGCATTGGTTGAGAGTCTGACCGCCGAGAAGAACGATTTGACCGCTAAGGTCGAGGAACTGACTGCCCAGACAGAAACTAAGGAGGCTGAGCACGCTAAGGCCATCGAGGACTTGAACGCCGCTCACACTACTGCTATCGAAGAGAAGGATAACCAGATTTCCGCTCTGGAGCAGGAGAAGGCTGACCTGCAAAGCGAGGTCAACGCAAAGGCCGAGAGCATCGAGGCTATGCAGACCGAACTGAACGGTACAAAGGAGAGTCTGACTACCGCACAGAACACCATCGCTGAGCGCGACCAGCAGATCAGCGACCTGAATGCTACCATCGACGAGATGAAGCAGGATGCAGGTGCTCCTGGTGCAGCAAGTCCTGCCAGCAACGGCGATGGCATGAACGTCCCGCAAGTTGTCATCGGCACTCAGTATGCCTATGACGATAGTCTCTCCTACGAGGAGAACATGAAGCGTAAGAAGGAGTGGGAGACCGAGCACAAGTAGTATGCCTTGCAGTTCTCCCGCAATGACTCACCCTCAACCAACACAAGAACTAAACTTTTAATTCACACATTTATTCACCAACACAAAAATTATCAAGACTATGGCATTCATTGGTATTGACAATCTGACCCACGTCAAGGATAAGTTGCAGAGCAACATTATCATGGGTCCCGCTTACTACAGCGAAGACGAGTTGAAGCGCATGGCCATCAAGGTCATCACTGGTATCGAGTTCAAGGACACGGCTACCATCTTCAACCGTAAGGGTGGCACGGCTCGCCGTAAGGTGGTAGGTCAGCCACAGAACTCTAACCTCGGTTATCTCTCTGAGCGCGTTTTGGAGGCTCACATCGTGTGGGACCACTACACCGCCAACGAGGACGACTTCCAGGAGAAGCCCCAGCAGCTGACCATCAACGGCAGCGCCGCTTTCCACTTCCCCAAGGCCGAGGAGTTCATCAACCAGATTGGTATCGCCTTCAACGACAACATCTTCCCCTGCCTGTGGCACGGTGACGAGGAGTCTGAGAAGCCAGAAATGACCCTCTTCAACGGTTGGCACGCTGACCTGACGAAGGACATCCAGGCCGGTCTCGTTTCCAAGAAGAAGGGCAACCTCGTTGAGATGGACGCTCTCGACGCCCCTCAGAGCGAGGGCGACAGCGCCGCTTGGGACAGCTTCGTGAAGTGGTACAACCAGTGGCATCCAGCCCTGAAGCGCCGCGAGACGATTGTTTACATGAGCACTGCTTATGGCAATCACATCGCTGACGCCTACGAGCAGAAGCACCGCAGCCACCAGGCCGTGCAGTTCCTGCCCGATGCCAACGGCAACTTCAAGGTGCGCGAGTACCCGAAGGTGACTTTCTGTCCCTCTGACGATTTTGGTGACGGCACACGTGTCATCGCCACTGTTCCTGGCAACATGGAGATGGGTGTGAACAGCGAGGCTGACCAGTCATTTGTTAGCGTGATGCACGGCGATCCCACTCCTGGCGGCGACCACAAGACCATCACCTTCCAGATTCAGGGTATCTTCGGCACCCGCATCCTCCGCATCGAGGCTCCGTTCTTCTGCACGAACGGCGGCACCATCGAGGACAAGTATTGGAGCGGTGACTACCAGAAGGATAGCTTCACCGTTGTTGTCAACAACGCCACTATGGGTGACGTAAGCGTTTCTCCCGCTCCTGTGAACGGCGAGTACGCTAAGGGTACTACCCTGACCATCACCGCCACTCCGAAGACTGGCTACAAGTTCGTTCGCTGGATGGGCGCAAGCAACGCCACCACCGCTACGGCTAACGTCGTAACGAAGGGTCAGCCCGAGAGCGCTGTTGCCATCTTCGAGGCTGACGAGTAAACTCACGGAAGGGGTTTAGGGAGCCCCAGTGCTATATCGCCCACGAAAGGCTCCCTCCCCTTTAATTTCTTATTCAACACAAAAACATTTAAATTCATACGATTATGCCACAGACATGTCCATCATTGATTAACTACTCCGCAGCCGACGAGTGTCTGGAGAACCTCGCCGGTCTTGGTGAAGTAGCATACCTCGGTCTGCGCAGCGACCTCAAAGCCCCCCTGACAGCTACCGGAAACGTGTATAGCGGTCTCGCCTTTAATGACGGTAAGGGTCTCGTCAAGCTTGACCTGAAGGAGGAGTCGCAGAAGATTGAAGGCTCCAGCAACGGCAAGCGCAAGGGTTACAACCTGACCGCTACGCTCGTGTTCGACGCAGTGAACCGCAAGACTTCGCTCCTGACCCGTGCGCTGAACAACCTGGGTGACTTGTTCGTCATCATGCCCGATGGAGACGACATCCAGATTATGTACGACCCCAACAAGAAGATTCACGCTGACCAGGGCGGCATCACCACCACCACGGGCGATACGCCTGACAGCGACCGTGTCACTACGGCCAACCTGATTTTGGGTCCCGTCAAGTACGGCAACTTGTTCCTCGACCTCCCCGAGGACAAGACGCTGGACGAACTGGTTATCCAGGATGCGTAAGCTAAAACACAAATTCGTTTCACATACACGATAATAGATTTGTTTTAGTAGATTAGTTTGTTGAAAGCCTCCCGACGCGAGCCGAGAGGCTTTTTGTGTCCGTCCGCACCGCCCGTTTCTCCCTATCTTTGTACTCGAAAGTTAAGCATGTTGCGATTCCATCGCAACCCCCAAACAACCAAACGAATATGACAAACATCATCGAACCCTGCTGCGCCGAACGACAGCTCGGACAGCTACTCAGAGAGGCCCACGGACAAGCGGCCCTGTTTCAAACCAACGGCGATGTCACCGCCAAACTCTTCATCAAGGACACGATGCTCCTCTCCGGCGACCGCCCCCGCACGCTGACCATCGCCGCCAGCGAGATGCCGCAGGAGTCCATGCGTCTCATCAGTCGCTATACCTCGCTGGGCTACATCGCCACTCTGCGCCTCATGGTGCATGAGTCCGACATCGCCCTGCATCCGGCATTCCCCGACTGCGAGGTACAACTCGCCATGCTGCCCGACGACCAGCCCATACCCGAACTGATGATGTGGCGCGGCTCGTCGCACACCGTCGTCATCCAAGGCACGATGCCCGACATCGTGTCGCCAGCCCTGCACCTCTATGGCGGCCAGCTCGGCGGCAACAACAGCCCCGCTATCCATGCCGCCACCGCCGCCTTTGAAGCCCTCTTCCGTGCCCGCCGTGTGGAACTGGAAGCAGCAACGGCTGCAACATCAGACGTCAGTCATCAGCCCTCAGACATCGCCGAACCTAAGAATAAGTCAAACCGTAAAAAAGAAAAGAAAAATGAAATGGAACCTACTCAGCAGATGGAAACAGCATCGCCAGCAGAAGAAAGCACAGAAGCAACAGCGTAAGTTGATGCAGACATGGAGTTGGTTGGAGCAAGTATTCCAAAGTGGTATGCTGTCGTTTGACCACAAGGCACACCGACTGTTTATCGCGCAGCCCTTTGCGTCGCTCCTGATGGTCAATGGTGCCGATGACTGGATCAACAGCATTCACGCCATCTATCAGTACACCTATCTGCGTCTGTCGCAACAGGTATGGGAAGATTATCTGCAGAAGGAAGAACTCGCCGCCGTCCGTGAGGCGTTATCCAAGAATCCAAAGCTGCAGCGCAATGACATCGACCGCATCAAATGGTCGCGTCGTCAGGAGATAGCCTTCAGCGACATGGAGCCGCCCAAGGTAGAACCGTTTGAGTTCTTTATCATCCCTGACAGTACGGAAGCTGCTGTCGAACCACTGGCAGTCGGTTCGTATGACCCCAATACGGGGCAGATGGAAGTAGCAACGTGGGAAGATGTAAAACAACTAATCCCTAAGAAAGAAGACTAAAAAGCGAGGTGGTCATCACGACTACCTCGCTTACCTTAAAATAACTAAAAACCTAAAACCGTATAACTAATAACCATTAAACAATCTTGAAAGCACGCTTGCTTTCCTTTTTTCATTACTAAACTAAACAAATACTATTACTAATCAATGTGTTCATTGTAGGAATCTGTTTCAATAGACTTTTTTTCTGACGAAGAATCGTTTGGAACGGTGGCTACGATGTCGCCATTATTGATGTATTCATTACTTTCACTCATCTTGTGCGCCTCTTCACCTAAGTCCAGGTCAAAGTGCCGTTCCGTCTTGTCGATAAGGACTTTTGCCAACATCTTCCATACTCGGGCATGCCGGTCGCCTGGTAGGCGGCATGACGCTTTGTTTTCGGCAATGCTTAACGCTTGCTCGGCACAAACAACAGCGGCAGCGATATAAGAAACGGGGATAGTAACGTGAACAAACACCCAGCGTTCGCAAGCGTAAGCCAAAATGATAATTACCATACGCTCAATCAGCGTAGGTATGACACTGCGGAACTTATAGCTGACGAACTTAGCCTGTTCGCGCTTCACTTTGTCCGGATAGACCTTATGCACACGCTTGTCAAGTTCGTAAGCACTCCATGCGTCATAGAGCACAAACATAAAAGCTACCGCCAATAAAGGAAACGCCGGTTCAAATCTGCCTATCACCCACCCTATAGCACCGCCTATAGTCAGGAAAAGCCATTCGATCCAAGTGGCATTGACAATGGATTGTAAGAGTCCGTTGAACGCTACGTTAATTGATAGTATGAGTTTTGTAATCATTGTCTTTGTTTTTTATATTTCTAATGCAAAGATAACACAAACGACCTTTAGGCTACGGACAACAAAGAAGCGGGCAGCAGGCTTTTGAGCCTGTTACCCGCCGGCGTTCACGGCGATAATATGAACGGATAGTCTTTTGTGATGGAAACCGTAAAACGCGCTAACGCTTCGCAAAGAGTTTGCCTAAGAGCCAGAAGACAGAAGTGGTTAGCACGTTGGCGGCCACATCGCTGCCAAAGGCTTTGTACCACTGGTCGCGGTCGGTGTGCTCCACAAGGTGCTCCAAGTGCTGTTGGTTTTGCCGGATAGCCTGCAGTATTTCGCCATTGCTCTTGTTCTGCATAGTCATCATGGCAAAGATGCGCTTTTCCTCGTCGGTCATCTTGTTGTAGATGCGTTCAAGGAGCATACGGCGGGCGATTGCGTTGGTGCTGGGCATAGGCGAAAGTGATAATGGCAGCGGCAAAACCGCTGCCTACACTAAACTACAAACCGAAGTACGAGCGCACGCAGTAGTTCTTGTCTTTGTCCTTCAGAAGGTCAAGGGCGAGAGCACGGATGCCGGGAACAAGCTGGTCAGCGGGAATCTCGGCCAGCGGCTTCTTCAGGATGTTGTCGGCGATAGTCTGTGCATGAACGGTATAGACTTGGTTCATCACCACCCAGAGGGCGCACGAATTATAATACGGCTCTTCCTCTATCGGCAGTTCAAGTTGGGTCATGGCATTCTTCCACACCTCACGACTCCACGGAGCCTTGGGTACCATCTCAGAGACGATTTTCTCGGCCTCCTTCGGCGTCAGATAGTTACACCACTTGATGCTCTCCAGTTTACCAACCCACTCTTGTGCGAGGTCGGGTTTGTTCTGGATCATCCACTCCATCATTTCCTTGTGGACGTTGCCGAACGTCCGCATGTTTTCAACATCGTGGCTCATGGCCATCATGTCGTAGAGTTCATAAAACTCCTTTTTCATTTCTTCTGCTGTCATCATTTCTTTTTCTTATTTAGTGATACATTAAGCACGCCAAAACCTGTTTATTTTTACGTTTTCGTCGAAATAAGCAAAAATCGGCGATTTTTATTTCTTATTTTGACGTTTAGGCATCGATTTCGATGCCTTTTCCGATATTGTTCCGGATTCAGGCTGCGGTGATACCGCAGCATACGGGACGCTAATCGGACACATCGGACACGGGGTCTGCGATATCGAGCGCGTCGGTGTCGGTGGTATCTGTTGTTGAATAAATCGTGTCATATACCTTTATATATAGTTGATCGATAATTCCCATAAAAAGGTCGAGCCAGATGGCTGACCATGCAGAGAGAAAAGCGGCGGCGAGGACGGTAAGTGAAAAGTGTAAAGTGAAAAGTGAAAAATAAATCTCCACTGCAACTCCATACACTATCACACTCCAGAATGCCGCGCACTTGGGGCAGTTCAGTATTGGCAGGCGGTGACGGACGACGCTCTCAGCGGCAGCCACCAGACCGAGGTGGTTGGCGGCTGTCGCTGAAAAAACAATCATCAGTACGTCGAGCCAGTTCATGCTGTTGTAACGTTAATCGACGTGGTGATGGCGATGCGGTTGGTGCAGGGATAAGTCCCCTGACAGCATCCGCAGCCATTGTTCTGATAATATGTGATGGGCTTGGGCGAAGCGGCCACGGTGCCGATGGTGAGTGTTGGCGGTACAGCCGACGAGCACGGCAGACAGACACGCTGGCTGACATACTCCGTCTGCGGCGAGCAGGAGTTACAGGGCTTGTAAGTGACGGTTCCTGCAATCTGACACTCCTGACAGAAGGTGCCGTTGCCAAGGTCGATAGGTGTGCCGACGGGTGTTGCCGTCAGCTGTGCGATGACAGGATGCGTCGGGTCAGCCACAAGCATCTTGCGGTTGCCGCAAGTAAAGTGGGTCAACCCCAGTTGATACGTTGCATTGGCAGCGGTGCCGCCAGGTACGGAAGTCAGGAAGTCGAGTACGTCCTGTCCGTTCTTGCAATTACAGTTACAGTTTGGCATAATACTTTAGTTTTTGTGTTAATTATATTGGGAGCCTTTTGGTGCGCCGCCGCCCTTCTTGCGCTATATCTTTTCTCACGGAAAAACCGTGAGACGCACTATTTGTCTTTTGCGTCTTTTACATTCTCCTTAGGGAAGAGCTCGCCCTCGTCGTTTGGATCGAACACGGCGGCTTCGCCGTTCTGGATAGCCTCAATCTTAGCCGACAGTTCGCCGATGGTGTCTTGCATCGCGTCCATCTGATTCTTCATACCGAGCAGCGTCTCCATGATTTTATCGAGCACCTTCATGTTCGAGTAGGCGTGCTGTGAGGCGCAATACTGCCGTTGTGCTGGCAGGCATTGCAGGCAGTTGCCTGGACACTTAAATTGCGGCTGCTGAGTCTGCTGGTTCTGATTTGTCTGTTCCATATTCTTGCTCATTTGAAGTGACTGATAATCTGGTTTTTTACTATAATGTTCTTGTTCCACTGAGGCACTGCCTCGGCAATCTTATTGCCGGTTACAGGAATGCCCAGTGCGCCCATATCGTTGACGAACTGGCCGAGGGCGTGCTGTGCCCGCTGTGCTTCCTGCTCGTCGTTGGCATAAATCTTGATAGTTATGGGATATACATTCATATTTGCCGTGAATTAGTCATTATTCGTTGATGGGCGGCAGCGGTGCGGCTGGTGGCTCTGGCACAGCCGTTGGCGGTATGCCCCGATTTTTGACGATGCCCGATATGAAGTCGTAAGCCTGCGCCAGCGTTCCCTGGTTCTCCTTCACCCAGTCCATGATGCCGTTGATGGTCTGTGCCGTATTCTGCTGCCAGGTCGGTGGCACGGGGTCGTAGTCCGGGAGGTCGGGCATATCGCTCGCAAAGAAATCGTAGAGTTCCTTTGCTTCCTTCAGGTCGCCCTTTGCACAGAAGAGACATTGCAGTTTCAGACTGCTCTTGCTTGTTGCTCTTAATCCTTGATTTACCATCTGCATACGTCGTTTACGTTTACCATAGTTCCATATCATATTGCCGTGAAATTTTGAAAAGGAAGTAGGCAGCGGCAAAACCGCCGCCTACAAGAAACCTTTACGCGCCGCAACCGCAGCCGCTGGCAGGACAAGCACAAGGCTGGGGAGCCGAGTACAGGCTGACGGGAGTCGGGTTCAGCGATGCGCGACCAGTCACGAAGTCGGAGTAGGTCTGCGCCATCACCTGCTGTGTAGCCTGTGAAGCTGCGAGCTCTGCCTGCTGCTGGGCAGTGAGTGTCCCCTGCTGACTGCCGCTCACGGTGTCAGTAATGGTCTGGTTCAGCGTCACGTCGCCAGCGATGCGCTCCTGACGCTCTGCAGCAAACAGGTTGGTCAACTGGTCGAGCTGACGCTGGGTTGCGCCGTTCTGCAGGGCAGCAATCTCCTTGGCGGCGAGAGCAACCTCCTTGGCCTGGTTGGCCTTAGCATTGCCATACATACCACCAAACAGCCATGCGCCAACGCCTACTGCCGTGCCAACAGTGCCAAGAACGAGTCCTGCAACTCCGATACCAGAGGTGTGGTTACGTGCAGTCATGTGATCGAGCTTCACCTGCTCGTAAGGCGACAGACCCTCTTTCGAGTCCATTCCCCTCAACATCATTAGGTCATTCATTTCGAGTGCCATAGTTGTAATGTTTTTGTGTTGTTAATAATTAAGTGAACTGTAGTGGAAATCCTTTTGGATATCCGCTTGCGAAGTTATTCATAATTATCAGGCAACACAAAGAATTACGTCTTATAGCGATGCAACGACTTTACGCATTCTGAAAACATCTTGCAAAGCATTGATTATATTACAGATATACTCTCATTGAGACGCGAATAAATGTCATAAACAGTACGCGGACAAATGCCGTACTTCTTGGCGAGTACGTCTTGAATATACGTCACTTTCTCGCCGCGTTCAAGCATTTCTACATATTCGCGATAGAGTGGAATATACTTTCCATCTTCAGGTCTGATGCCACATTTTTGCAACATTTGAAGCCCGCCTGCACTAAAAATGGTTAATTCTATACGTTTCATTGTCAGATTTTATAAAATTATAATTATCTTTGCGACCTCTTACCTTCCTTAGTGGACATAAAAATCTGTCAGTAACAGCAGAAGGACTATTGTAATCCCGCCGGCTGTCACTGGCAGATTGAATGTATAAGGAAGGTAAGAGAGCTTTATGCAGGGCGGGATTACTTTTTTATTCCTATCCCAGAGGAATTGTTCAGTACGCTACTATTGTATGTTATTAAAAAGCGCCTTGGCTATCCGCTTGGATTCCGCACGCCACTCCTGCAAAACATCAAACTCTTTTTTACGGTCCTCGAAATCGGCGAGGTAGTTCTGCGTGATAGCTTCTACTTGATCTTGCGAGTAGTGAGCACGAATGAGCGTGCTGACCATCGGGCCGTAATCCTTTTCTTCCGTTAGCGGCTCCTTGTGATTATACTCTACTTCTTCACACACATACGTTCCGTCTTCCTTCTTGGTGATGTCGAGGCGAAACACTGTTGTCATCATGCCTGTAGAAATGATTGTCTCTACCGGATTTGGCTCAAAATCATAAATCTGTTTCATAATCTGCTATTATTTTGGTTAAACATGTATCATTCTGTACTGACGTCTCAGTCGGATGCTCTCGTAATGTCCACGCACGACAAAGTAACACCAGAAGGCGTCACCCATACTGTCGATGGTGCTCGTCCTGAAGTCGTAGGTCTGTCTTCGTCGAGTAAAGCCGAGGTAACTATTGACGACCTGCTCGATATGTTCCAGTGTTGTCAGGTCCGGCAAGGCATCGGTAGTCATGCCGTTCAGTATCTCGCGGAAACCGTTGCACTTCTCCGTCATTCTTGATATAGTGCGGTTACTGAGATACTGTCTTGACGGCTTAATCATTGTGCCGACAAACAGCACGCCGTGACTAACGGGCTGCAGATAGCGCTTGTTCTCGTGGAGTGTCAGCAGCAGTTTGTCACGTAGGAACGTCTCGAGCAGCGGAATGCTGTCAACAAGGAAGCGTAGATCGTCGCATACCAACACGAAATCATCCACAAACTGTGCCATGTCGAACCGTTTGCGGCGGAACACAAACTGCACGTATGCCACAAAGAATGACATCAGGAAATTGGCGAATAACTGTGTGGTCAGGTTTCCGATGGGCTCGCCCGTTGACGATGTGAACAGGCTCTTGTTTGGCGCGAGGTTCTTCCACAAGTGTACGGGTGAGTTCAATACGCAGTTCTGTTCGGGGTGGTGCATCACTATGATGCGCGTCACATTAAAGAGAATGTCCCAGTACATTTTCGGTTGTCCTGCCAAACCGTACTTACACCATCCGAAATGTTGCTCGCGGAACTGCCAGCGGCGCATGAAGCGCTCCAGCAGATACCATAACAGCTCCTTGTTGATGGCCATAAAGAAACCTACGATGTCACCACGGAATACCCACGCGGGCTTATGATAGTTGTCGCTAATGCGGCGCATGGCCTCTGACACGTACTCAACAGCCCTGTCGGTACCGAACCCCTTGCGGCAGTTGAAACTTACGTTGCCTTGCTCACGAAAGCGAAGCTCAAACAAGGGCTCCAGGCGCAGGCAAATCCAGTGATGTACGATACGGTCGCGGAAGCAGGCGGCAAAAACTTCGCGCCACTTGGGATAGCGGACAAGAAAACAAGTGGATATGCCTGGCTGGTAGGTGCCTGTCCATAGCTCCCAGGCCAGGCAGGGTATGTCGAAGGCAGCTATCTGCATGTATTCCACTGCCTGCGTCGATGACATCTTATTTCGCAAGCAGTCGTGGTATGCCTTCCAGACAGAGAGAAGAAAGAGAAGAAAAGGAGTTGACACAACATCACCGAATGCTGCGACAGGACGAACAACGTTACTGTTGTACTTGTTGTTGTTGTTCACGTTGCCATTGTTGAAGTTCACGTTCCTCGCGTTGTTGCGGTTGTTCTCCGTAACACTCCAATGGTTACTGCCTTTTTGCGTCTTTGCATCTTCGTAACTGAAGGAGTTTCCTCCCGCAGTAAGACGCCCATTCAGCCGATTATGTAGCGCTCGATAGCTCATGGTTCACACGTTTTACCGTTCATGTCTATCCCCTGGCTTTTGTAATAATCGCGCAGCCGGACTATCTGCGCGGCTATCTTTTGTGCCAAGCTCCTTATACTTTTCTTCTCTTTTTTATCTACCAACCCCAGCTGGTGCAGGATGATGGCGTCATCCTGAATATCCTCTACCATCACCTGTGCATAGCTCATGTTCTCGTACTGCTGCTCTACGTTGCGCCCTATCAGTCCGAGCGCAAGGCTCTGCTTGGCGTTGCTAACCGTAACAAGCATCTCGTCGAAATACTTGGCGTACTTCCGTGGAGCATTACTCATGTGACGGACGATTAGATATTTCAGGTTCGCCACGTCACGGTACACCTGCGTCTGCCGTATCGTGCGGTGCTGCTGTTTCTTTTCTTCACTCTGACGCACCACCTCTTCAGGAATATGTACGCCGGCGGTGGGCTTCTCTGTTACATTCTCTCCCATTGTGCTGTGAGTTTTCCGTTATATTCTGTTATTGTTAATCTCATTTGGCCAATGATGTACGTTTCGCTGACCGTCTGCTGTACGTCTTCTACCTCGGTGCAGTATTCTTTCATTGATTTCTTATTTGTTTCGCTTCGGAGGGTAGCGGCTTCAAGGCCGCTACCCGTAAAAGCAGTGAATATGGACTACGCCCTAAATATGAATGCTGCGACAGGACGAACAACGTTACTGTAGTACTTGCCGTAGTAGCTCACGAGGCCATTGATGAAGTACACGTACCTCGCGAGGTTGCGGTAGTACTCCGTAACACTCCAATGGTTACTGCTGGCACTCAGATTGATGTTTCGCCTACTGTTGCTTCTGTATAACACATTAGAGAATAATGGCAGCTGCGCTTCGTGTGCGACAAATTCACCAGACCGCTCGTTACTATTATTGATAGTCGCCTGCGCTCCGTTGGTACGGGTTTTAGCTCCGGTATCAGGATCCGTAGTGCAGCTACTATTCCACAGGAAGTTGAAGATACGTGCCAGCAGACCGTTACTTGGCAGCATCCACTTTCCGCGACGGTACTGCTCATCAAGTTCCTCCTCTGTGATAGCGTTAGCCGCTACCTCGGCGGGACTCCACAGCGAGCATACACGGACGGGAATGAACATCAGCTCACGATAACGTGCGAGGCCAGTCAGATTGCCACCTGCCGCAGCGTCGGCAGCTTCAATGATCAGCATCATAATGTCTGCAGCAGCCTGACGAGTCAGCGGAATGTCCTCGGCATCAATGTCAATACCTACCCTCATGCCAAGCGCCTCTATCTGACTGTGGATGGTTGGGAAATAGGTATAGACGGCCTTTAAGATGCGGTTGGCATAAGCAAGCAGCGTCGCATTCTCATACTCCGTCGCAAAGTCCATGGCGGCCTCACTCTGTGTTCTCTGCTTATAGCCCGTTCCGTCACCAGCCTGTGCGTAGGTGGTACTTGTTTCCATAGCACCGCTAACAGGCTGATCGTTCGTCTCATCCTGGTATGTGGATGGGGATATATAAAAGTCGGTCGATTTGTTCGGCAGCGGGGTCTCGAACGGGTCGCTGACACCCAGTTCACTGCGGATATGCGCTATCAGCGGATCGGCATTTTCGCCTGTGGCGTCGCTGAATCCAAGCGAAGCGCTCGGATAGATACCCCACGATGTCGTGAATCCCTGGTCGTTGTATGTCGGAACGTTAGCGCTGCCGCGACCTACATAGCTCGCAGGAAGACCGATATTGTGAGTACCTTCTACCCACAACTTAGCGGCGATGATATTATCCTCTTCATCACGTTCCAGCACCTCACGCATCACTACAACGCCAGCCATCTTCTTGGACTGGTCATCTTCGTTATCGAATGTTCCGTCGGTCCACGCAAAGTCACCCACTTCTGGAACGCGATTCCAAAAGCCTACCTTCTTGTCGCATGTCACATCGACACCCGTAGTGGTATGCAGCGTCACACGGACGGTACGCACCTGTCTTGCTGCAAGGCTATTGATGACAATCCATGAAGAGAACTCATCAGGGAACTCGGCAAAGGTATCGGCATCGGGTTCTACAAACTCCCATCGCACATCGGGGATGATGCGACCGTCAGGAGTAGTGACGATAGCGACGTTGTTACCGCTGCTTACCAAAAGTCCAAGTTGTTTCCACCACCTGTTGCCCTCACTGTCAGTCTCAATGTCAGCATTAACAACATATTTCTTTCCTTCAATAGATATGCTGTCGGTCGTAATATTGGTAGTCGGATAATTGACGTACAGCGAATTGTCGGTCGAGCGTATGTCGCCATATCTTGTGATTAACTTCGCCACCTCTTCGTATGACAGTGTAGCAGCCCCGACACCGTTGAACATGACGATGCTGCCCGTGATGTCACATGTGCCGTTATCACCAACACCTATCAACCATTTCATCAGGTTAGCCTGCACTTCCGTCCAGTCGATGTCTGCCAGTCGGATAAGTGTAGTGGTATTCTCGCGGCGCGTGTCGGCAGAGCGCAGGGCGTCACAGAGCACCATCGAACGCACACCCATCAGCAGGGGAACGCCCGTCATCGTCAGCTGCGTCATCACATCGACACCCTGCACGTCGAGCGTGCTCAGTCCCGACTGTCCCGTCAGCGACAGTTGCGTCAGCGTGGCAGGCAGACGAAGCGTTGTTAGTGTCGATGTTTCCGGCAGGCGGATTTGCGAAATCTTGGTATTCCTCGTGTCTATTGTCTCAGCAAGGGTCAGCGATGACAGGTTCAGCGTACCAGTACCAATCACCGCACCTCTCACGTTGAACTCCTTCAGGCGTGTAGCAGAGCCGATAATGATGTTGTTCACACGGAAGGCCGGCAGCTGTGCATCAGTATAGAAAACTGTTGGAACAGCCTCGAACTTCACCAGTCGGCGACCGTTCAGTGTAAAGTTAGCCTGTCCGTTGTTGGCTACCATGTCACCTACGTTGCCCAGCTCGCGGTAGTAGTTCAGTCCGAACACATTCACACCGAGGTCAGAAGCCTGTCCTGGATTGATGTCAAGCACAAAGGTGTCGCCGGGAGCCACACGCTCATGAGGGTCGATGAGGTTGTTCGTCTCACGTCCGCCCGTCGGGTATATCCACTGGTGCGGAACGAGGTTAAAGACGTAGGGAGAGGGAGACGAAGAACCAGGCAGGGCAAACTTCTGCATACCGAACGAGTCGGTAGCCTCGCTCAGTCCTGTCAGTCCGCTGCGTAATCCGGTAGGAGTGAACTCGCCAAAGGCAGCATACGACGCCATATAGACAAGGCGGCGCTTCATAAACTGAAGCTCAGCCTGCAACTGGTCGCCCAACGACTGCTTGATGGGACGTACCGCACGGATGTCCGACAGGAAACCTATCAGTTCGGGGAACTCGTAACGGATGCGTGCTGCCTCATTATACACGGTGGCAGGGAAGTAGCGCTGAATGTTGAACAGATAACGGTTCAATGCCTTCCATACGCCACTCATGGCCGTTGTTTCCTCGTTGTCAAGTCCGCCCGTCAGCGAAGCCATCTCCGATAAGATGGTGTGCATCATGGCCTGCAGCTCTCCTGTCGGCTCATACATCAGCTCACAGAGGTCGAAAAGGACGTTGTAATAGCCCTCGTACAAGATGTTGGCGTTATCCACATCACCTGTCATGGCGATACGCTTGGCATTAGCACCGCCATACGGGTGCATACGGTCAATGTAGTACGGCTTCGACTGCAAGCCGCTGTTGTCCGTTGCCAGCGTCGTGTCAACATCGTCCTGGTGCATCTCGAACAGATGCGTTGACGGGTCGAGTACATAGTAGGTATTTTTTGAACAGTTATCCGTTCCGGCGATAAAGTGGTTCTGGAAGCAGTAGTGGAACTTCAGCGACGACACCTTGAAGTAGTTGCCGATGTTTGCTCGGCAGTCGGCGACGATAGCATCCACGAAAGCCTTGTTGACGATGGCACTCTGGTTGCGCTCGGCCTCCGTCAGCGCGTTCCATGCCGCTGCCGTCATGCTGTAGGTGCGGAGGTCTATCTGGGCGTACTGCGTACCATTCCAAAGTCCAGCATCCACCCACTCACCATCCGCGAAGTCATAACGCTTCAGCAGATAGTCACCTGCAGCACTGCCACCTTCGGAGTGACACCAATACTTGTTGGCGGTGTTCACGCGGCTGCGGGCCAGTTCGATGCGCTCACGCTCTTCCTCTGTGGTTTCGGCGGTGATAGGCCGCTGTGCCCACTCCGCGTCTGTCATGAACTCTGCCAGCGTCCCCTCGTAGTGACGTATGCGGGGAGCATGCAGATACAGGAAGTTCCATGCTGCCTTGATATAGCCTACGATATTAGACTTCGGATAGCCGTCATCGTCCGTCTTGCCAGCGTCGAAGTCGATACACTTCTCAGCATCACCACCTGCTATGCGGTAATAGAAGGCTTCCTCGTCGGGATCATAGTAAACCTTGGCAGGGGTGCCACCGTGCGCTTCATCATCCCAGGGCACACGCATATCCGTCAGCTGCTTGTCGTTATCAGCACCCTCAATCATGCAGAAGTCGGAATGTGCTGACTTCACATAGCCCCACGATGGTTTGTCCATCTTACCTGCTCCCCATGCGGAAGGACCACGGAATACTGCCCGCTGTGCGCCTTCTGCCTGTGTGAAGAACAGGAACGGCTCGGTGCGCTTGGCCACCATTGCGCCATCGACTGCCAGCTGCATGGTGTTCTTACCGCAGATACGTGTATGCAGTTCATTGTAGAGCCAGTTGATGCCAATCAGGTGCGACTGCATGCTGGAGGCATAGTTAATCTTGTTGACAGTTTTCTGTGCCATCGGAATTCCCTCGGCTATCTGTACGCCAACACCACGATACTTGCCATTGCCGTCGATCCAGCCGTCGGGTACGGTGACGGTGGTCGGTGTACCGTGATACGGAAGGGCTGACTCCGTAGGCAGCGGGAAATTCTTACCTAAGTAACCACCCTTCATCATCCATGCACCAACCTCGCCCGTTGGCTGTTTGTCACCGTCCAGCCATTCGTAGTTAGCATCCCACTCAGCCGTGATACTGCTGTGCAACATGGTGATGTCAATGGTGATGATGCCAGTTGCCTTGCCGCAATCCCACTGATCATTGTAGTAGTAGTAAGTCTTGGCTGTTGTACCCTGTGGCTTTTGTGGGACACTCTTTGTTTCTTTGCAAAATGTACCTGAATATTCTGGCAGATAGTTGCCGTCATTGTCATACCGAGCCCACTCAATCCAGCCTGTTTCGTTCTTGTGAACATTGTCGTGATACGGCTCATTTCCATGCCAGATGAGCCAGTTACGACGAAGACCTACTATATTACCATTGCCGGCAATATAGTCGAGACCTATCAGGCCAGTGTTCGGGTCGATAATATCATTTTCGGCCTTAATTCTTCTTTTTTTGTCGCTGTCTGGTATTGTCGAAAGCCAGTCTTGCTTGACATTTTCTGAGTCGAGGGCTACACCCTCGAAGAATCGCATACCATAGATGTCTATGTCGGCACCATTCTGACCAATCTCGAATCCGCCATTACTCATTGAGCCCGTGCAGAACTCTGTAGCCGACGGGGTATATACCAGTTCGCGCTTGATGATGCCATTTATAAAGATGCGAACCAGCGACATAGAGCCGCGACCCTGTGCCTCCTTCTCGGCTGTCACCAGCGCATCGCCGTGCGCATTGGGATAGACAGCGTTGACAATATTGACAGCAATATGTGTACGCTCATCCTCGCTCCAACGGAAATCACTCTCTTCGTCGGCATTCCATGACTCAGTGGTGAAGAAACCCGTCATCGGCAACAGGCGCAGACCGCGCCACACGCCACTCACCTGCTCGGCGAGTTTCAGGATAGGATCATCTTCGTTGGTGATGTTGCGGATAGCCACGTCGAACTCCATCGTCAGCGAAGCGTTTGGTGAACGGTAGAGTAGTGCGAGCGGATTGTAACGAATGAAGAGCTTGCGGCCGGCAGGAATACGCAGGCACGACTCGCCGTTCTCATCCTTGATATAGCCGTCCTCGTTACCTAAGCGGAAGTTCTGCCACTCACTGTCTATGACTGCATTGTTGGCCTTGGCATTGAGAATGGTCATCGGGTTAGCTTCCTCGTTGTTGCGTTGCTTGGGGTTTAGCAGGAACGTGGAGCCTGCTGTAGGCTGGAAGCCGCCCGTGTTATCGACACGCAGGTAGATACTGCCGCTGCCGATAGACTCCAACAAGAAGTCACGCGCCACGCCGTTCACCTCGCGGGTAGCGTGCAGGAACGATGCTAATGTGTCGCCGTCCTGCTCAATCTCCACCGTCAGGTCGAGATAGTAGCGCTGTCCTGGCTGTGGCGTGACGAGCACCGAGGCGTAGCGGTTCTGCTGAGACGATATAATACTGTTAGCAGAGTTAGTCAGAATGAACGTAGTAGGGATGGCAGGACCGTTGTTCACGATGTCACCCTCGCTGTTCTTGGTCGGCGAGTAGATGGCGTAGGCCAGCAAGCGGGTCTGCACGAAGTTTTCCACCTCGCTCTTCATTTCAGAGATGAGCAACTTCGGCTGCATATACACCTCTTCACCTGCCGACGTCCGCACCACCATGATTCGGTTAATCAGATGCTCGCTCTCCAGCTCTCCAGACGTCTCGTCACCTGCCGTCAGCCATGCCTCACAGGTCTTAATGCCGTGCGTCAGCAGTCCGTAGGCTGACATTTCTACCAGCGAGAAGGTAGCCTGCGTCTGTGCGGCAGTGACGGTCTGTGACGTCTCGTAAGTACCCGCTGAGCCCGTTACCTTCAGATGCAGCACTCTGTTAATGTTTCCACGGATATTGTACGCCAGTGATAGCGCCGACGGATCAACCTGCGGCTCATGCCAGGGTGTAGTCATTTCGACGGTCAGCGACACACTATTTACTTGCAATACGATAGGCGTTGTACCCATCACCTTTGCCTGCCCCTCTGTGTCGGTATAGGGGAAGGTAGCACGCAGACGGATATAGTTCAGGTTGCCGTCAACAAGCAATCCCTTCATATTGATAGTCATCGGATAGCCTGTCTGCTCACTGCTGGCCGCCATCGTACTGCTGCGCACCTGTGTCCAGTCCGTGCCGTTGTTGCTACGTTCCACTATCAGCGTACCATTGCCGGACATCGGCTCTTGCGTCGAGGTAGCGGCAATGATATGCGTGGCGTTCAGACGCAGTGGAATATAGAAGTCGTCGCCGTCCTTCATCAGATACTGGATGCTGGTACTGCGATTGGTCGATAGTGTGGCGACATAGCTATCCACGCTCGCCGTAGAGATGGGGATAGTCAGGTCTTTCACTATCAACTCTGCAGCGCCCTCCGGGTCTTCGTCCCACGCCGCCGCGTCTGCCTTGGTAGCAAAGCAGAGCAGATGGATGAAGTTGTTCGCATCAGGATCAGTGGTACGGAAGTCACCAAACTTCGTTCCATATTGCTCCTTCATAAACCGCTCTATCTCGCCTCGGTTCACACCCCACTCATAACCTGGAGGCACTTGCGTGCCATAGACTGTTATTACACTCTCGCCGTTATTCACTCCACCCCAAGGCTGGGTGATATTCGTCAGAAGGTTCTGACCTTCAATGACTATTTTCTTTGTTCTTGCCATATCTATAAACTTTAAACTCTAAACTATCAACTAACCACTACCATCCCTCGGAGTGAAACCATCCTTCCGAGCGGAACCATGCGTCCCATATCTCCTTGACGGCCTGTGCGGCCATCATCAGCCTTCTTCTGAAATTATCCATTGCTATTATGAATTAACAGGAAACTCAGCGGCAATCGCCAAGCCACTTTCTACACTCACCTGGTACGCACTACCTGTCACCCATTCAGGCTCTTCGCCATTCATCCATAGTATGCCGTTAGGCAGCGTCAGCGTAAAACCCTCGTCCGCAATAAACTGCATCATGTAGTGAGCGATACGGCCTGCCGTGCCTGCAGCAAATGCCACTTGCAGCGACGCGACCGCCGTGCTCCAGACATTCATCACGTTAGGGTTGATGGTTACATCCGTCTCTATCTGCTCGACGATAGGTGTGGCAATGTCGCTTGCATTCACAAGGCTTGCCGCCGCCAAGGCAAAAGCACGAAGCCGCGCCTGAAAATAACTGACAGGTACGCCGGCAGAGTTGGCGGCCATAGGAACGCTGGTATCGTTCATGTGCTCGCCGTTGTTTCGGATAAAGTAGTCGTCTGCCACCAGAGGAACAGCACCGCCGTCACCGTTATCTTCCAGCGCTGCACCGTACTCCTCCATATATTCTTTTACGGCCTGTGCTATTGCCTCGTTCGTGATTTCACCGATACGCTCGGCCACATGAGCATCCATATAGTCGCTTATGTACTGCTCCAGTTCTTCAGTAGTCGTTGGAAATTCTGTCATAGTTTATTCTTTTATGTATTTTTTATAGCTCTATTCGTTATATTTGTCGATAATCTTCTGAATGGTACAGATGCCGTCAGGGTTTGTATTGTTGTAGAAGGTCGGATTGTTTTCAGAAGAACTACTACCACCAATTGCTGCAATACACGTTCTGTCTATTCCTGACCGCACACCTTGTACCCAACCTTCATAGAATAACACGAAAGCATATTCGTATCTTTCCATCAAGCCAGCAGGACCAGATTCAGAAAAGCTCGTCTCGTCGAAATAGACAAGATGGAACATAATAGCATTTTCCACTGTCCGTATCGGGTCTATAGGCGGATCGACATTTACTCCTGCCCTATTCGTATTCGATGATACGGTATGCCACTGGTCTCCATCCGGCCATTTACCTTCGTAATTTCCTTCTGCTACTACACAGTAATACCCCTTTGCGGTGGCGTTTGTAGTCAGGTCTGGAACAAATACATTATTGACATTCCTCGTCAGCCAATAGCGACGTAAGCCTGGCATATCGTTATACATTTCGTAGTTTTTGCCATTTGTAGGCTGATATATCTTTACGCCACTGTCGTTGATATAATATCCGCAGTTAAAGAGAAACATCCGCTCATAGACAATTCTTGATGAATAGAAAAACATAAGCGCCATGTTTTCGCTATCCATTTCATATTCAGAATCCTCTCCGATATGGGTTATTTTTTCTCCTGTCGGCGCTTCAAAGCATATAACATTATCTACACTCGTAAACGAATACGGCACTCCTGCGTTTGTGGCACGGATAAAACCAAGATAGTTGAGCACCCACTGTGCCTCTACATCCGTCTGACCTATTTCTCCATTATAGAACACGATAGACGGAATTGTGTATCGGGATTTTGTTGAGGGGTTGCCATCCCATACATTACCATCAGAGTCGCACATCTGCACGGCAATCATCGGAGTGCCGTCACTTGTTCCAAACAACGTCTTATTAGCAATGAGGTTGATAAGCCCTTGCGTAATATCGACACCAGTACGCTGTAAACCCTGAGTAATACTGATGTTTATCTCGTCTGCCGTCTGCTTAATCCTCGATGACACTTCCGTACTGGAAGTTTCAAAAGCAGTTGGAGCAAAGTTCCAGCCGTCAGCAAGTTCAACCTGCGCATGACGGATTTTTGATGCTTCGATAACAATACGATATGTGCCAGCGGTGAGCTCTGTGGTAACATATACTCTTCCTGTGCCGGTGATATTTCTTAGTTCGGGCGTTTGACCCAGTAATATTATTGCCACACGAATAGTCTGCGTTCCCTCGATATAAGCAGATACAGTATATATATGCCGCTTGGTGATAACGATTTCGGGCGACACAATAAGCGTATCTCCTTCAGCGGGAGATATCCACTCACCATTACTGTCGAAATCAGCATCGTCGTCATACTCAAAGATGCCGTCCGCTACGGTTCCACTCTTCCATCCGTTGCCTGTCATTACTCCAGACAGCAGGTTCTTACCATTACTCTGCACTCCTTTTACCTCTGCTATGATGCCGTCGGTGCTCACCATAAACGTAGCAACGTCACGCACGGAGTCTTCCGTTTCGACGTAGAAGTGAGGGGCATAGAAATCGTTGCCTGCTACAGGACTGATTTTTGTCTTGCACTTATTGTCGAGTGACCAGTCGATACTCGTTCCGTCCGTATAGCCAACGCCACGGAACTCCTTGACGGCTGGAGCATCGCCGCCAATCGTCTCGATAGTGACGAAATGTGAAAGGTTCGCGTCCTTCCAGTCACCATAGCACACGATGTGATCGCCGGCAGACACATGGTCGCTACCGCTAAGATAGAGTTGCACACCGTCTTGCCAGGTGTTAGAGAGATCTATATAGTTATGCTTCCGTCCGTCATCAAGGACAGCACTCTTCCCTTGGTAGCTATCCTTATCAACACCCTGTGCAGTAGCGGTAACAGCACGCCAGTAGAGTTTGTTGGTGACGTCTTTCCCGTGCAACCCAGAGTCGGGGGAGTCGTACTTACCCGAATGGTCGCCATTCTCTATCTGTGAGGTGTCGAATGTCTGGCAGCGTGCAAGCATACCCTCTTTCCACGTGTTGATAGTCTGCGTGCTGCCGTCATCAGCCTTCAGCCAGCAGCGATAGAATACCACACGGGAGTAGTCCTCCTGGCTCATCGTTGAGCGCACCCATTTTTTCTTAGAAAGATAGCGTCCGCGAAGGGAGAGCGGTATCAAACGTAGCACCCACGGCACCTTGACATACTCATATCCAAGAAGTCCTACCGTATACTCCTGCTCGCCGGGTGTCAGGATGTAGCCGTAGTAATCTACCTGCTCGATGACACTGGCGGCAGGCGAAAATACATAGTTGCCACCCATCGCCATCAGTTTACGCACCTCCAGTTCGTTCAGCGTCACCTTTCCACGGAAAACGGCATCGTCAACCACCAGCCGTGAGCGACCATTCCCGTAGTTGTCGGTCAGTTGCCAGCCAGTGCCGGTCAGCGAGTCGCCGCCCGAGAAGTTAAGGCTTTGTACCGTCTTAGTCAGAATGCTTTTAGCAACACGGAATATGCCACCGATGACGCCACTCTGCTCGACTTCAAGACCGACTTCCTTTTGAGTGATATTGTCTGCGTCGGGTGTCGTGCCGTTACTACCTGTCACTCTGATATGCTTAGCATTGAGACCTTCCTGGAAAGTAATCTTGGCGGCAGCCGTGTCCTCGTGCGTCTTGCTCAGATACTGGTTCTCCACATAGCCAGGAGTGGCCACCAGCACGTCGCTATCAGTGTAGAGGGTTTCCGATGTGGCGACACCCGTCAGTTCCTTGTAGCCGAGTATCAGGTTGCGGAACGTAGTGCCCGCCTTCATAATGATATTCTTCAGGAACGTCACTTCCTCGCTCGCCTTAGAATATTGATACCAGTCAGACGTGCTGTTATCGTATAAGTCCTCGTCAGTACCCTTCTGTCCGAAGTTTATACGTTGCCGCCACTCACGGTCGGTCGTGCCGTCGGTAGCGGTAATGATACCCTGCAACCATATATAATAGTAATCCAGGCTACCCACCTGCTCATCTGCTGCATTACGACCGTAGATATCTAACTGCTCGCTGGGGAACACTATTATTGCCTGTGTGCTTCCAGACGATGCACGAGGAATAGCCGCATAGACATACTTCTCGGTGTCGGTATTGAAGTACGTCGGACTGATGGTCAGCGGCCACGTCCTGAAGCGGTGTCCGTTATTATAACCCAGTCCGTCAACACCCTCTATGTAACAAAGAACGACGGCTCCGCTGGCCACAGAGCCTTGTGTGCGGTTGGGATTGCCGAGTGCATTCAGGGTAATATTGATAGCGTTCGGTGCTATCCAGTAGTCTTTCGGTTGTGCTATGTAATCCATGCTGATTTCGTTTTGTTGCTACTACAAAATTAAACAATGCCCGGCCAAGTGGACGGACATTGCTTTGTCGGTGCAGTGTATATCTTTTTAAGTGAAAAGTGAAAAGTGAAAAGCGAAAAGTTGTCTTACACCATCCATCTTACATCTTACATCAGACATCAGACATCATCCATCACACATCACCCGTCGTAGCGGGACATGAAGCGGTCGGCTTCCTTCATCTTCGAGCGCAAGCCCTTCTTGCCGCCCGTGTCGTACATGGCGATTTCGGGGGCGATGGGGTTCTGGAGGTAGTAGAGCACCTGTTCCATCAGTGCGTCGCTGCGGTCAAGGCGGTTGATGAGCGCCTGACGCTCGGTGGCGGCGTCGTTTGTGTCGTTATCTCGATATGTCGATATATCGTTATTACGAAGCGCCGCATCAGCATTCCCTCTGTCGAACAGGCGACGACCGCCGTGCTTCTGATAGTTGGCGAGGTAGCGGATGAGTTCGGGCTCGTTCATCATAATGGCCTTGGTGGTTTCGCGGCCAATGACGATTTCGGGACCGTTCTCTGCCACGAGTGCGGGCTGACCCTGCACGGTGGTGGCGATGGGGTGCGTAATGAGTCCGTCCTTCGGTGCAGGCTCGGCAGTGGCGGTATATACCTTGCCGTCCTGACCGATGAACCGCTGCACATTACCCTTATCGTAGGTCAGCATACCGCTGACGAGTTTGGTATTCTTGGTGGCGGCGGTGGATGACGATGTGTCGTTACTGCTTTCGCTGGCCGTCGATAGTGCCGATGTCAGCAAGCCCATCAGGAGCGACGTGATGACGGGGATGAGGGCGATACCCCACCAACCCAAGGTACCGATGGTCTTGGCAGCACCACTGCTGATGCCGAGCATGGTGATGGCTTGTGCCTTGGCGGCTTCGTCGAGCACTTCGGACTTGTTGATGGCGGCCTTTTGTATCTGGTATTGCGCGTACTGACCAACCATCGTCAGCAGCGACTCAGCCATAGCCAGTGCCATGTTCTTCCAAATCTGTTCCCACGTGGATTCCTCCGACTGCATGTTGAATATCATGTCGCCCAACTTCTTACCGATGGTGTTGGCAGCGGTCTCGACGGGCTTGACGAAATTCTGGATGCGCGAGATACGTTTATTAAGGTTTTCCATCACCTTCTGCGAGTAGGCCATTGTCTGATCCTGCATGTCACGCAACTTATCCTGATAGACCTGCTCGGAGATAAGATCTGCCTCACGCTCTTCTTTGGCCTTCTTCCAAATGGCAATCTTCTGTTCCAGTACGGCTTGTTCGTGGATCACCTCCGGGTCGTGGGTGAGGTCGTTGGTCAGTCCCATCATAAAGCCCATCGTCTCGCCCTCGTGCATCGTGTTATACTGGAAGTCGTAGAGCTGGATGTCGCGCAGTTTCTGGTCGTTCTCCTTCTTCTGGTCGGAGTGGTTCCACCACGAGCCGAGGCGCTTGTTCTGCAAGTCGTCGCGCTGTTTCAGCTTGTCGTAGTAGATGCCCTCGTACTGAATCATCAATTCATACATAGCCTGCATCTGCTCCTTATACTTCTCGGGCTGCTCCATCCACTTGTCGTAGTTGGGGAAGATAGCGGCGAACGACTCTTTGTCCGTGCCATTGGTGGTCATGGTGGTCTGCATCAACTGCTTCAACTGGTCGGTGCTCTCTGGATTGACGGCGTAGAGCGAGCTGCCCAGTCCCACCACCTTGTTGGCAAAGCCCTGCACATCGTTGGTGTTGGCAACAATCTCCGTGCCGTCAGCCAGCTGCTGCACCACCTTCTGATAGCCGTCGGTGATGAGTCCCATCTTGACCAACTTGTCGCCGAAGTCGCGCTGTGCCTGTTCCACATACCGATACTGCAACAGTAGCTTGTCAATCTCCGTCTGTACGGCAGCCTGTCGGCGCTGGATGTTCAGCTCGTTCTGGGCGGCGTTCTTCAGCATGGCCTGCGTAAACGAACCGGCATTCAGGTCATACACTGCCTTTGAGCCGTCAAACTTCTGCAGACGACGGGCAGCTTCGGCCACGTCGATAGTCTGCACGGTGTTCATAGCTCGCTGCGAGTTCTGGTCGTCGGGGCGCAGCATATCCTGCCCCATCGTCTTGCGCAGGCTCTCGAAGTCGCTGTCCTTGCCGGCAATGGCACGGCGAGCGTTCATCAACATCAAGTCCTTGCGGTTCTTCACGTAGTTCAGCGCACGGTCGGCTTCCTCGCGTGTCATCTTGCCGTCGGCCACCAGTTGCTCCACGGCACTCTCCTGCAAGCGGTAGAACTCCTCAATGGCATTGATGACAGCGGTAGAGTCCTTTTCAGCTTCTTCCATTTGGTCTTTCAAGTGCTTCTTTTCCTCGCGCTGTGCTTTGGTGAGGGCACGCTCAGCGTCTTTGTCGGGGGCAGGGACAAGTGGCTCAATCGGCTCGTCCTGTTGGGTAGTAAGGTCGTCAATCAGTTTTTGCTCTGGTCCCCACTTCTTGTTGGTGTAGCGTAGAGCATTCTCTGCTGAACGCTCCTGACGCAGATAACTGCTGGCGGCAAGCAAGGCATTAGCGTCTTTCAGATAACGACTGTTGATGATGTTGCCGTAGTTATTGAAACTGGTATTGCCTGCGGCGGCTTGTTTCGATACCTCGTCGATGATCTGCTGCGGCAGGTTGTAATACTGCTTGCCGATGTCGCGCACCATCGTGTCAATCGTCTTATTGCGATTGTCCTGTGCGTAGCCCGTAATCCACGTAGAGCCATACTGACCTTTACCCGCTTCGTTGGCACGCTTCTCGTATTCCTGGCGACGCTCGGCGGCCCACTGCTCACGGGGTGCAACATATTTCTCAATGTCCTTTTCTTTCAGTTGCATTGCCAACTTTGCACGTATAGCCTTGGTGACTTCGTTATATGCCTTGGCTACGTCGAGCGCCGTTGACTTTTCGGTCAGCAGGTTCGACAGGTACGGCTTGAACTTACTATTAAAGGTGTTGATGGTGGCCAGACGTTGCTTGCTGCCAGAATTGGCTTCGTCGATGGCTCGACGGTAGCGGCGCAGTTCTGATTCTGCTTTACCGTATTCTACATTCAGGTCGCCCAAGTCTTTTTTGAAACCCTTCATATAACCAGTGGCTTCCTGCACCTTCTTGTTGAACATACCAAAGGCTTCGATAATCATGAACAGGGCTGTGGCAGCAGCACCTATCCAGTTGGCTTTACCAACAGCAGAAAGAGCCGTCCATGCTGTTTTTATTCCGTTGAGCGATAACGACAGTCCTACGGCTGAAAGGCGTGTCATTTCGAGCGCAGAGCGCAGTGCCACGAACATTCGCCCTGCGCCAAGTACGGCAAGGCCGCTCAACAATGCAGGAAGGAAATAGAGAATACCTTTTAGTAATTCAAGTATGCCGCCGAGTAGGAATTTAACTTCGGCCATAGCAACCTTATTACTTGTCAGCGCTTTCGACACTTCATACCATGCCTTCGTAAACTCCTTAACGGTATCGACACCCTCTGGATTGACAAATGCCTTTTCCCAGATGTTAGCGGCTCGCTCGCTGTAGGCGGCGGCGGTGTCCATTTGGATAGCGTACTCCTGAGCAACGGCAGTACCTTCCTCGAAAGCCTGACGTGACACGGCGAGGTGGGCGTTCAGCATATCGACGCGGTTGGCCATTGTAGCCATCACAGCCACCAGACGGGCACCGTCGGAGCCGAGGTCCTTGAATACACCCGATTGCATCAGGGCATTCATGCCACCCTTCTCGCGCATCTTCTCAAAGATAGTCACGAGGGCTTCGGTCATGTGTCCTGTCTGGTAAAGGTCACTGATAGTACCTTTTTCTATATGCAGTGCATTCTCAATCAAGTTAGGCTGCTTCTGTACGGCGGTGATAAGTTTGTTGAAAGCCGTAGCTGCCACTTCCGGCATTAACGCCATACTGTCGGCAGCAGAGCCAAATGCCAACAAATCCTGCGTACTGATATGAGCGATATTCGCCAAACCCATCAGTCGCTTTGAGAACTCTACAATGTTTGTACCCGTGGCGGTAGAGGTGGATGCCAGCTTGAAGATAGCAGAGCCAGTAGCGTCCATGGCCCGCTCGACACCCATCTTCGGTATCAGCCCCATTACCTCGACCATCTTTGACAGGGCAGTCATCGCGTCGGCACCCATATCCTCGCTCAAAGCATTCTGTACTTTGACGGCAGACTTAGCGAAGGACTCCAGACCTTCGATACCATAATTGCCGAAGCCGAGTTTTGCACCAGTGTACCCGAGTTCCATCAAACCGCCCAGTCCTGTGCGGCTATCTATCTTCGACAGGTTGTTGGCCAATTTGCCAATCTCGTCCATTGTCAATCCCGACACCTTACGGACGTTAGCCATAGAGTCAGAGAACCGCTTGTTGGCCTCGTATGCTTCGTCTAACTTAGATTTCAGCAAGTTAAAGCCCGCAAAGATACCAGCGTAGGCAAAGAGGTTCTTCATGGTCGTACCGAGAGCACCCCAAGCGGACTGGTTTTTCTTGACAGACACTGTGTTTGCATCAATCTGACGCTGTATCTTCTTTAGATCTGCTTCCAACTGCGCACGTCCAGGGTCACGAGCCGACATATTGTCAAGTGCTCGCTTTACCTCGCCGAGTGCTCGCTTCAAGTCTTTGGTTTTTGCGCCTGCCAGGTCTTTCATCACCTGACCATACTTTACCATTTCATCTCGGTTTTTCTGCATTGCCGAGTTGATGGCAGCTATATCATCGCCCCACTGCTTAAAGTTTTTCTTATCCTGTGCGGTCCAGTTCTGCACACCCTTAGCATTCAGTCGGTCACGCTTACGGATAAGGTCATCCAACTGCTTATTTAGGAAATTCATCACGTCTTTCAACGCGGTGGCATTACAGGTAAGGACGAGTTCTGATTTTTTTGATGCCATAGTCTGTATTGTTTTTGTGATGTTTTATAGGATATTGAAACTCCAAGGCTGGCCTTCAAAAGTTTCCAGTATTTTGAAGTCGAGTTTTGCGTCGTAGTACATTTGAACATAGCCCTCCAGACGTGTCAGCAGGTGGTTCAGTTCAGGACGGATGCCCGGACGGTGGGTTTTTCCTGCACGCGGTTGCCACTTATTGATATATCGTTGCTTGAAGTTTACGTTTTTGGCACGGTCAACATCCTCTGCCTTACGGCCTGCGCCTACACCGATGTCCACATACTGCATGTAGTCGTTGAAGCGGAAGCCCATCGTCACCATGCCTGTATCTTCGTCAGCCTCGTAAACCTCACCTTCAAATGACTTCACGCCTTCACCATTGGCATACCATTCGCCACGTTGGCGGCGATATTCATTGACCGTGTGGAATCCTGGATAAATCTCGTAAGGCCAAACACGCTGTGTCTGCATGTTGGCTTTCAACTGCTTCAAGGTTTGTTCCTTGAACATGTTGGTGACATACCGTAGCGGCAACAGTGCCTTTCCGTCTCTTCCGTAACCTGCCATAGTCTAATCTTTGTTTTTGTTGCTACAAAATTATATAAAAGGTGTAGTAACATACGGACAACGGCTTTCGCCGAGGACTGATGTTTTAATGGCCGATGGATGATGTAAGATGTAAGATGTAAGAGGGATGATGTAAGATGTAAGAGGGCTGAAAAAACAATCATGCGCATCACACGGGGTGTGCGATGCGCATCAAAGGGGGTGTGTGATACGGATGGTTACTCTTTCACGTACCTCTCAGGGTTCACACAGAGCAGACGAGGGGTGACTTGCTCGATGGTCAGGCCGCAGAGCTGCCAGCCGTTGAAGACACCGGGGATGGTGCCCCAATGAGCGCCTTCCAACTGGAGGCCGCGCAAGCCTTCGGCGTATTCTGGGTCGCGGGCGGTCTGCTCGATGAACTGCAACACGCCAGCGGGCAAACCGCTGACCGCACTGGCGGGAAGCGATTTGCCGCCCACCATGCCTTTCATCGCCCAGAGCACGGCGAGAAGGTCTTGCACCATGTTGTCGGTAAGGAAGCGGGCCTCGGTGGCGGCGTCCTCGTCGGTGACGTCGGTCTTGCCCTGTGCGTTCTGCTGCTTGACGAGGAAATAGATGGCGTGGCGGTACGTGACGGCCTTGGGGTTCTGCTGTGCCAGTTCGGCTTCGATGTGGGTGGCGTAGGCCATGCAGCAGCCGTTCATCATGTTGTAGTTGCGCACGAAGTACGACTGCGCATCGATCATGCCGATGCGGAAGAAACTTTTTTTTACTCCAGCGGACGAACCGCTGGATGCGCTGTTGTGGCTGAGGGGCGTGTAGAGCTCTGCCCAGCGTTCTAAAATATTATCTAATCTGAACATATCTGTGTTGGTTTTGTTATCGTTTTCGTTATCGTTTTCGTTACATCGGCGAGCCGTTGATGTCCATCTCCAGTCGGAACTGTACCTCCAGGGGCTGTGCCTTCTCGCGGTCTTCGAGCACGGTGGTTTCTTCGGGCACCACGTGACAGGGTAGCCAGATGGTCTGATGGCTGAGGGATGATGTATGAGAGTTGAGCTCTATCCATATCTGCTCGGCCATCAGGAACTCATGGATGTACCACGATGCCCACGCTTCGTCAAGTGGACCGCTGGTCAGCGCCCACGTCTCGCGGTCGTTGCTCTTGCGCACCACGCTGCGCGAGAATTTCTTCAGTGTTTCCTGACGGGCTACGGCGTGCTTGGCAGTGGTGATATTCGTCTCGCGCTTTACCAGGCTCTGCACGCATAGCGATTCCATGCAGCCCAGTCCGTTAATGAAGCGCAGCTGATAGCCACGTTCGGCAGGAAGCGGCACGGCATAGATGTTGTGGCCGCCAATGGTGGCTGCGCCCTCGGCTTGCGGGGTGTAGGTGAGCGAGCGTGGTCCGTTGTCGGGTGCGCCACTGACGAACCTTGGGTCGGCACCCTCGCTCATGTAGTCGGTGTCGAGGATAGAGCGTAGGAACTGGTCTGGATAGATGAACTCGCAGCCTGTAAAGACTATCTCAGGGCTGCTGGTGGGCTTGCGCGACATCTGCAGCGTGTCGAGGTATTCCACACCCTCGCTCTCGATAGCGTTCGTGCGCTCCAAGTCGGTCCATGCGCCCATGAAGGCATAGCCGTAGAACTGCTGCTGGTCAACGGACGCTGACGGCCACTGCACCACATCCTGTTCGGGATATATGGTGCCGTCGATCATCCACTCGTCCCATGCCTCGATGCGGAACTGGATGTAGGGGTAGTGCTCTGGCGGTGTGGCGGCATACGCATACTTGTCGGCCACGGCTTGCAGAGCCGACGAGATGTCGAACAGCGACGGCTGCGTAGTAGTCACGCCGTTCGCCGTCTTGGTCTCTACGGGTGTGGAGAAGTCGAAGGTGGTGTAGTCCTCGTCGGTCTCTAATTTGGCATAGACGCGAACGATGATGCGGTGAAACGTGCGATTGTCGCCGTATGCAGCCGGTACTACCCGATAGACTATCGGACTGCCGATGAGCGGCGAACCGCTGATGAGTGATATTGCTTGTGCCATAGTTTAAGTGATAAGTGATAAGTGAAAAGTGAAAAATGAAAAGTGAAAAGTGATAAGTGAAAAGTAAAAAGTGAAAAGTGAAAAATTTGCTACCGCTGTTTATTATAATGAATAGAACTCCAGTTCAGCCTCGCTGACGCCCGTGGCCTTCTCAATGTTATACTTAATGGCGTTAATCCATCCCACCTTGCCGTCGATGACGAACTTATCCGACCAGTGGTTACGGATGTCGAGCAACTGCGCCATCGTCGCCAGCACCTTTACCTTGTACGGCTTGCGGTGTAGCAGGAAGTAGGCATGAGGATGCAGGAAGGTGTCGTACAGTCCACGGTTCATCACCTCCTTGTCGGCAATGATAATCGGTGCGTCAGCCCACGACGGTTGCTGCCATGAGCGTATTTGCAGCGAGAAGTGTTCTCCGCCCAAGCCCTCGTCCTGTCCGTTGTAGTCGAAAGGCTCGCCCTTCTGCGTCAGGCAGTCGCTATAGACGGCATAGGTGCCTACCGTGTGACGCCACTTGTCGTTGCCAAAACCATCGTAATTTTGTTGGTAGTTCTCGATGCCGGCATTGTTGCCGCCGCCGCGCATGATGCCGATGGTCAGACCCCAGTCCAAGTCCTGCAGCGGCGAGTTGCCCGTGTCGGTCTGTGTGGGGTCGTAGCTCTCTCGTAGTTTCAGTGTCTCGCTCAGTGCCAGAGTAACATCATCGTCAAAGGCGCAAGTGGCGTTGTCCGGTATCTTAATACCCTGAATACTGCTCTCGATGCGCTGCTCGCTGAGTTCGCGCTCCATATCCACGTCCAGATACGGAGCCAGTATCGGGGCCACAGCGCCTACGGTGTCGTTGTTGTAGTCGCGGGCGTTGATGATGTTCTGCGACAGCGGCTTGAACTCACTGATAAGCTCCCGCACGTAGTCCTTGTTCTTCTCCGAGCAGTCACCCTCTTCTATGCCCTTCCACTGCGCTACTTGAAACAACACAGGGTGCATGGAGTAGGTGTCGGTAGCGTCGGCGTCAATCTTGATGCGGTAGCAGTCGCCCGTCTGGCGGTCGATATACACCCTGCGGTTGTCGTTGGTGATGATGTCCTGCTCCGTCACCAGCTGCTGATAGGTCTTGTCGGTCACGGTACGGTCTTTGGGGAAGTCGATGTAGTCGAACTCCGTATCGTAGTCCTTGATGCCGTAGCGCACGTTTTTCTGTTGATCCTTGCTGTCGCTCTCGGCACTATACCCTACACGCACTCCCGTTATCTTCTCGTTGACGGGTGTCATCGACAGCACCTTGCCATTGAACGAGCGCAGCACCTGTTCCTTATAGATATTACGCAGCAGGCGGGCGGTGACGATGCGCTTCTCAGGGTCGTACAGGAAGCGGATGCCGAACGATGCCTCCAGCGACTTGATGACACTGCTCACCGAGGCGTCGGGGAAGCAGTCGCTGTTGGCAATCATGTCCACCACCTCCGTCTCCACGTCGAGGTTAGTATGGATATGGCGCACATAGTGAGCATCGTCGTCTGCATTATAGCGCATATAATGAAACACCCACGAGCCGTCGTAAGGTTGCCCATAGGGTATCTCGTAACTTTCATCCAGCTCCGAAAAGCCCTGCTCTCTCGGAAGCCATCCTGATCCGTCGTCGTCGTACTTTTCCCTACCCCGCTTGGCGTGACCGGCATGAATGGTAAGCCCCAGCTTGCCGCCGCAGTCGCGCGAGTCGAGCCACTTCTGTATGTCGCCGTTCCTTAACTTCCTGTTCGTGCTCACCTCGTCGTAACGACACAGCGTGGTGTAGAAGAACACGCGCTTCAGGTCTTCCACCGCCAGCAGCTCGTCCTTGTTGAATATCACGCCCAACTGCTCGAACAGACAGTCCAGAAAGAACAGCACGTAGAAGCACACACCACTCTGCTGACGGGCTGCCGGCAGACACCAATACTGGCCGTAGTCCTCGGGGTCGCTACCCTTGCTGTTACCTCTCACCGTACCGCCGTCGCCGTCGTTGTGGGCGTAGGCCGCACGGACGTTACAGAACGGCGACGTGGGATAAGGCTCGGTGACGTTCGTGAAGTCCTCGGTAATCATCGGCGCACCCGTCTCGCGCCAGCGCACCGCCTCAGGAAAACCTTGCGTCCTGCCGTAGATAGAGAAACCCAGCGCCTGCGGCGACTCCAGTGTATGCTCAAACTGGTCGTTACGACTTGCCCACAACACCGTCTGGTCTTTGAAGTCGCCGTCGAGGTAGTGGTTACGCAGTTCCTCAAAAAGAATACTGCCCGTCACCTTCATACGTCCCAACTTCTCGCCTATCACGATATGCTTCTCGCTGATATCCACGTCGCGGCACTCCATATCGCCTATCAGCTCCGAGAAACTTTGCTGCTGGGCGTCGATGTTGAACTCGAAGGTGTCCTTGATTTCCGAGCCGTCCTGCGTGATGACCTGTCCGCTGTTCAGTGGCAGTCCGTCGGCAAAGATACGGGCATCAGCGTGCTCCAAGTCCATTGCCCGCATATTACTGTCGCGGTGGGCAATGTTCTTCAGCACCTCGCGGTTGCCCCCTACGGGTATCTGCATCGGGTACGAGAAGAACGTCACGTCGTTGAACAACGGATTCTTCTCTTCCGCACTCAGCGAAGAGTCCTCGGGTATCACCAGGCTCTTGCCGTTTACTTGAATGTCTAAGTGGCTGTGCATATCTTTTTACTTTTTCATTTTCAGTTTTTCCATTTCCGCTGCCTCGTCGGCCATCATCTCCAGCTGTTGCAGGATGGTGCCATAGGTAGCGTTGTTCACGTCCTGCTCGGAGAGGCCGCCGATGTATTTCTGTATCGTGGCGGTCACGCGGTTGTAAAAGTCCCACGGGGTGTCCTGCTGCTGCGGGCGGCGTTTGCCCTTGCCCACGGGCTGCTGCTTGAATACCTTGGGGAACTTCTTCGCAAGCATCGACATGAGCGACGACCACCAGAAGAGGATGACCTGCCATTTTACGGGGTCGAAATCATTGAACATTGAACATTGAACATTGAACATTGAAGATTGAGCATTGAACATTGAACATTGAACATTGAACATTGAACGTTGAACATTGAACATTTTTTTGCTGCCGCCGCCATCATTCACAGCTGCTGTCCCCTGCGATTTTTCGCAGGGTTTGAACAGGATAGCCAGGAACTCCCGCTGTGCCTGCGCCGCCGCCTCCTGATTCTTCATTCTTAATTCTTCATTCTTCATTTTCACTATGGCATTGCTATGCCGCATATACGCCTGCATCCAGTCGGTCAGCAGGCGGTACTCGTTCCAGGTGTAGCCGTCGAGCAGTGGCGGGGGACCTTGAACTTTAATGTTCAATGTTCCATGTTCAATGTTCAATGAATTATACGGGAACTGGAAGATCGTCTTATCCGCCTTCTCGTCGTCTATCCACGCCAGCCGCTCGGTCAGTGCCACCAGCTGCCCCATGGTGATAGGCCACGGCTCCTTGTCCTGCGGGCGCTTTACGAGCCAAGTGCTTTCGTCGTCCTTCGATATATCGTTATGTCGATATGTCGATATATCGTTAATGGAAAGGGCGACGTTCAGCTTCACCCTACTCCAGTCGAAGGGGTGGTATCTATCTACTCGCTGCTGCTCCTGAATGATGGCGGCGGCGATGGCTTCCAGCTCCTCCGTGGTGCAGCGGTTCCAGCCCGTAGGCAGATGCAGGTCGATTTGTCGTGTCGATTTCTGTCCAAACATATCTATTCGTGTCTTGTTGGGTACAAAATTAAAAAGAGTGCCCGCAACTACGCGGACACTCCTTTTCTTGTTTCGGGGCGCTTCGCAAGAGGCGACCCCTACATCAGCCATCAGCCCTCAGCCCTCAGCCCTCAAAATGGCAGGTCATCGTTCTCCTCCTGTGCTGGGAACGGCTGGCCGTCCTGCGGAGTCCAGCCTTGTGCGCCCTGTGCGGCGGTGGCGGTGGCGGGGGCTGCTGCGGCGGGCGCGGCTGACTGGCGCTGGTGGCAGTACATGCTTCCCAGTCGGCAGCGCACGGCGTCGTACATGGCGTTGCGCAGGTCGGTGTTGCGCTCGGGGTCTTCGAGGTCGGCGCCCGTCCATTCGGGGTGCTCGCTCAGGAGTCGCTTGCGGGCGGCTTCGAGGGCTCGCTGGCGGAACTCGGGCGAGAACGACACTTCCATCTGGTGCGAGGGTGGCATGTAGCCTTCCATGCTGTCGCCCGACTGCTGCTTGCGCTGTATGCAGGCTTGCCGGAACTTGTCGTTGGTCTCGGCCATGAAGACGCGGGCGTTGGCGTACCTGCCGTCCTGCGACAGCTGGATGTCGTTGTAGTTTACTGGGATGCACACGTAGGCGATCTGCGGTCGCTGTGCGTCGAGGTTGGTGAACACTTTGGCTCCCTTGAAGCCAAGTAGATTGATGTTGCCTGAAAAGTTTGCCATAATCGTTACTTTTTTGTTTTGTGAATAAATAAATTGAATTTGTTATATATTATACTCTATCAGTATCTTTGGACAGTTACCGTGCCCTGCGGAATGGGTGGGTGCAATGCCGTATGGCGATACGACCACTCCATCTTGCGAGGACGAAACCTTACCCGTCAGGATGATATTCGATAAGCACGACTGTCTTTGGATAGTGTGCGAGCGAGAGGATATCCTCTGGCAGTTGCATACCGTCGTAGCGGGTGTTGAGCGTACAGGCGCAGCCGCCTGTCGTGGTATTGACAGGTAACAAGTAACCCGTCGAGCCTGCTTGCGCTCGGCAGTCTGAAAGCGAGCTTTCGACTGCTCTCGCTGAATCGCAGCCTTGAACCGGCAGGAAGTCCCCCCCCCCTCAAATGCTTGGCCGTAGCCGATGTGGTGCGCGATAGTTTAATAGCCTTCATACTCTACTAATAAATGATAGTCAGCCTTATCAGCCATAATGCAACGTGCTACGCCCCATAGAGGCTTTTTCTTCACATATTGCGAAGAGCAACAGTATATTCCTCCGTAATATTTTTTATTCGTCATATTCTATGAATACGCATTGTGATGTTTCACCCGACATGAGCGCTGATGCCACGAGGCCGTCGTCCTTGACGCGGGCACGGCGCAGCTGGCTGGAAGGATAAGCCACATCGAACACGCCACCGCTGACACACTCGATGTAGCCCTGCTCCGTGGCTTGTCGAACTTGCAGCACGAACTGCCCCCCCCTCAAAGCGGTGGAGAGAAACGGTCGCCCGTCGGTTGGATAATGCTTGACGTTACTCATAGGTCATAATCTACAATAACATAATGCTCATGGCCTGCTATGATACAGGGCATGACCCCCCCCAGCGTAGCCGTTGACAAGTTCGGGCACACCGCCTTTCCGCTCGTTCATTTGGTAGAAGCGGATAGAGCCATCGGGCATCCACTTCCCTGCAATGTTGTCGCATCGGCGAACTTTCTTTTCTTTACTCATATTCTATCAATACATACGGTGTGGTGTTATACATTCCAGTCTGCGAATCCTTGCCAATACCCCCCCCCTGCAAACGAGGTTATGGCGTTACAGTAGTGGCGCAGATGATACTTTGATACGTCACCTTTTCCACTGCCGAGCCGTGTCCATCCAATAAACTTAAACTCCTTCATACTCAATCAATACACAATGAGGACATTTATAATCCGTACTCCGCAGGGCAGGACTGATTTGCCCCCCCCCATATTTTGCCCTCACACTCCAAAGCGTGAGAGAACGGATGTACGCCAACTAAATATCTCGCTCTATCCATACCAGATTATCTTTTTGTACTGATGTGATGGTGTTTGTGGCTTGCGACGATCCGAGTTCAATGACCTGATGGAACGGTCTTTGCCCCCCCCTGCCACGACTTGCTGAGATACGGACAGGGAAGCGGTCTTCGTTGGGCATCGTTTCTTTAATCAATATCATACTCTACCTTTATGTAGTTCTCGATGTTTGCACTGGCGGTGATGGTAGGCATGTAGTCCGACACAAACTCCTCCAGTTGTTTGGCTTGAAACGGGTTGGTGCCCGTCTCTCGTCGGATGGCCTTTGCCCATTCCGTCCGCACTCGCCGAACAGGGACTTGCCGCAATATGGGGGTAACGCTACTCATACTCTATCAATACCAAGGGTTGCAAATTGCCACCGCCTTGATAGCCGTACACCGTTGGTGCAATGCCATAGGGCGAGTAGAGCCTTCTGCGCTGCGGGTTGTTTCTGCCTGCACCTTCAGTAAGGTTGCCTATTTGCAATATCCTGTTATATTTCATACTCTATCAATATTTTCCAGCCGTTCCTTGGTGCTGATGTTCCAATTTGCCTTGTAACGGTGCCAATGACACCATCGCGTCGGGGGGGGGTAGAATTGTAATCGTCGTAGGGCTTAACACTCTTTATATTCATATTCAACTATCAATAGGTTGTCCTTCTGTACGCCAGTGATGGTGTTGCTGCAGCCATCGGTAGCAGGCAGGTAGTTGCGGTCCGAGAAGTGGCAGTACCCCCCCTGTCACCGTAGATACGGCGTACTGCACGGGCGTGCTCTGTCCGCACGCCCCGCAGCACAGCACTACTTTCCACTACGAATCTTGGCGATTTCTTCATCGGAGAGTTTGTGGTCCGTTACCGTATAGTGTATATCGTTACTGTCAGTCGATTCATTCACTGTGAGGAACTTGATTACCGAGTCGGGCTTCAGGAAGAAACGCTCATCGACATTATCCTCCAGCACATCGGCAATGCACTTGTCGAGCGGGAAAGGACGGGGAAACTCATACTGCGTGCCACCGAGCAGGTCGGCACGAATGGAGACCATATACACCCGCTCGCGGTTCTGTGGCACACCATAATGCTTGGCGTTCAGGATGCCCGGCACGGTCTTCTTGTCGCGCTTGTCGGTGCCCCAGACCGTCGGGAACGATGGCGCGAGGAAGTTCACGTAGCCGTAGCTCTCCAGCAGGCTGCACCACTCGCGGAAGTCGGGCATGTTCACGCTGTTGATAAGCGCCCGCACATTCTCCTGCAATAGCACCTTCGGTCGCAGATGCTCTACCGCCATCTCGGTGCTCCACAGCACGGCGCTGCGAGTGCCACTACCTTTCTTGATACCCTCTCGCTTGCCAGCCTGTGAGATGGACTGACACGGAGTACTATATGTCAGCAGGTCGATACCTGCATCGGCGAGGTCGCTCCAGTCGGCCTTGGTCATGTCGCCACGGTTCAAATCCTTGTATTGTGGGAACAGCAGATTATGGGCCACCACGGCGGGCTGCTCTTCCAGTGGCCGGCTGCTCTCGGGGTCGAACTCGCTCCATGCCTTCAGTTCCCATCGGAAGTCCGGATAGCGCTGTTGCAGCATATCCATAGCGATTGCCTGCGAGTCGTAGCCGCTGCAAAGTGTTACCAACTTCAGCGGCTCTTTCTTCCAGTTTCGGGTCAGCCGGAACTGCGGCTGGGCGAACAGGTCGGTCTGCTCCTGCGGCAGTCGGCGGCCCGTCGGGTACATCAGTTCCTCGTAGATATACATCAGCACGTCGCAGACGATGGAGTTACCCGCCAGCTTGTAATGCGACGAGTTGGCAATAATCTGCACGTCACCGTAACGCTGCTCCTGGCTGGCAGCGATGATGCGCTGGTAGTTCATATCGTAGTTCTCACGCATCAGGGCCACCTCCTCTTCGCTCATTTCAGGCTCTTCACACTCCCCTCCCTCAGCAGGGAGGTGCATGGGGGTGGGTCTGTCGGGGTCTTCACACTCCCCTCCCTCGCCCAGGGAGGGGTCGGGGGTGGGTCTTCTTAGACTCTCGATAGCCTCGCGATATGCTTCATCGACCTCGCGGCGCGTGGCACTCGGCTCCAGTCCGAACACAGCCAGTTCGGCATCTACGCCCACCCATGCCATATATGGTTTCTTTTCGGTTTTCATCAGCGTGTCGATCTGCTGCGGCGGCACGCCCATCAGTGAATAGCACTTGCGTGGAGTGAGTTTACGGATGTCGAAATAGCGCACTGGGTGCGTCGGGTCCTTCTTGCCTTGCAAGTCAGGATGCCCATCTGGATAAACTTTTGCAATCATTCTTTTATCTTGTTTTAAAGTTCTATTTCTTTGCATAGCCAAATCTGATTACTGGCATGAATCCTTGTGGTCACTGGGAACGGGTAGCATCCGTCGATGGTGTCGTACACAAAGTGGCGATAGTCGAACAAACACCCCCCCCCTCAAACCGCACGCCTCTATCATATAGGGCAATGCTTCGGCCATACTCGGTGTATGGTCTCGCAGGTTCGCTGGCTTCGGTATGCGCTTATAGTTCATATTCTATCAATACTGCCGTTGCTCCTCTGGTGGTCTGCAGCAGGAAATTCGCCACGCTGCTTTTGTAATACTGTGACTTGATGGTGCGGCATACCCCCCCCTGTGGATTCAATAGCATTGTTTTACAATTCATGTTCTATCAGTATTTTCGGCTTGTCCGTATCGTGTCCGTTACCCCCCCTGCAAGGCAGAGTGCGGGTCCGCGTGGGCTTACCACTATGCCATTCTGACTCGGGCTGTACCTGCCAAGGATGATGGGTTTATCGACATAACTCATACGGCGGTAGCTAATCGTTTCTTTAGTACGCTTGCCTAAGCAAGAAATTTTTCACTTTTCACTTTTCACTTTTCACTTCCCATGGTGGTTGCTCTGCTTTGCGGACCACTCCAGGTTTCTACAGATGTTATTCTCGCGGTCCCCGTCAATGTGCAGCACATAGGGCAAGTTGTCAGGGTTGGGCACGAATGCCTCGGCCACCAGGCGGTGAACCTTGAATGTCTTGCCACGTAGCCGTACACGACGATAACCCTTGCCATTATACTGCGCAATCTCGTGCTCGCGATACCCGTCGCCTCGCGATGAGAGCACCTTGCCATCCCGCGTAATGAAATAAGTCGTTCCTCCAAACTTGAAGAACGCCCTACGGTCACTATCAGGGCTGTCTAAGTAAAATTCCTTGCCCTCGCTGCAAGCATCCTGTATTTCTTCCATATCGCCCTTTTGGAATTTGTTCATATCGCCTATTGTTTTTTTGATGTTTTTTGAGAATTTTTGACCACGGATTACACGGATTGAACGGATTTACACCTCTGGGAACAAATTGCGATTGCGTTGTCACAGCCTTTTCAGCATTGTGCCGCGATGCTTATAGAGATGGCGGACGAGGGTATCGACCGCGTGCCACTCTGCATTGTTAATCTGCATGATGGAGTGATCTTCGCAGTCGGTTGTCCTCGGTCTGCCTGCGAATATGAAAGCGGCGGCATCGTTGAATGCAGTGCCGTAGTCCATCATCGTGGCGATGAGCACGAAGATGAGTGCCCGCTTGTTCCGCATGATGCTGTTACGCATACGCTTCTTTTCCTTGCGGGGAAGTCGGCCTTGTCCGCGCATCAACTTTTGCAGGCTTTCCGTGTTTCCTTGTTATTTTCCAGCTTCAGCGTACCCGTGATGCAGTACCCCTTGCCGCCGTTGTTGCCCCATGTGCTTTCGCTGGCATAGCTTTCTCCGTCGCCTAAGTCGATTGCCACGCTGTACAGTTCAATGGGATGCAAGTGCTCGGGGTTCATGTCGCCAGCAGGCGCAATGTATAGCTTGCCAAGTCCGGCAGGTATCAGTTCTTCTCCCATGCGTCAGCCCTCCTTGTATTGTTCCAATTTCTCGATGTTGAGCGTGTTCTCTACTACCTTGTCGAATATTTTGCCGTAGCCCATCTGCTCGAAACCCTTGCGTATTTCGTCAACAGTTCGGCTGACGCTGTACTTCATTGCATACTCGATGCCTGCCTGACAGCCGCATTTCCATGCCGAAACATAGATGGCAATCAGCACGATGATAGCCATTATCGTCAGTATAACTATAAGTATTGTGTTCATATCGCCTATTAAAAAATCTTGTTGTCGTTCTAAAAAAAAGAGCGGGGTGCGGATGGCGCTACCCATCTCGCGGCATTCCCTCGGGGTGTCAGCCGTAGCGTTGTCGCTGACGATGGTAAGGTGGGGAATGTTGGTCCGCTGCGGACATACCGCGCAGCCCCGCTTGTCCCTTGGTGGTGACGTCTTACATCAGACATCAGCCATCAGACATCAGACATTAGCCTTCGTCCGAGCCTCCGCCGGTGTTGCCGCCGCCGGTGTTGCCGCCCTCGTCAAGATCAGTCGTGGTGTTCTCGCCACCGTTCTCCTGTTCCTTCTTCTCGTCCTCGGCGCTTGCCCATGCCAGCTTGGCACCCTTGATGGCAGCGTCAATCTCGTCGCTCGGACGGTAGTTCACCTTCAGCGTCAGGTCGCTCTTCTGCAAGTCCTCCGCCTTCTCAGCCCACTTGCCGCTCACGGCAGGGTAGATAGCGCCGATGGGACCCAGGTCCACAATCTTGCCGTTCTTCAACTCACGGGCAGCGGCCTGCAGAATCAGCTTGCCGGCAGCCTCCAGCTCAGCCACGTTCATCGTGGTGTTCAGTCCTGCCAGTTCGCAGATGTCTGCAAACGACTGCTTACCATTGGTGATGGCGCGGGCGGCAAAGCCTTTGGCCTGCGTCTTGGGGTTCTGTGCGTTCACCTTACGCACTTTCATGGTCATTTGTGCCATTTTCTTTTGGTTTTAAAAATTAAAAATATGTTACATTTTGCCTTATGGCCATTTTCAGGGAGTGCAAGCACTCTTTCCAGATTGTGCAAGCACTTTTTGGAAAAAGTGCAAGCACTCTTGTTTTTTCATTTCGTAGGCAAATTTACGAATTTTGCATCAGTCCTTGCGGACATTGTTTGCCGGTACGAAGGTAATACATCGCGCTGGCGAAAGTGGGACAGACTTTTTCAGATGGCTGATGTCTGAGGAGTGAGGGCTGACCACGGATTTCACGGATTTTACGGATTTACTCAGGTCGCCAAGGCTCATAATCGAACTTGCTGCCGTTTTTCCCTTCAACGACTGATTTGCCGGGCTTGCTCGTACAGATATACAGATGCCCGTTAAGTTCCAATGTCACCGAGCGCATTGATTCGCTCACCTTGATAGCCCGCTGAGCTTCCCTTATGTTGCTCAAGTCGAATGAACTCCTGTGCTTCTGATTGCAATAGAATATCTCCATCGCATATTTCACGCTGAACTTCGACGTGTAACTGTCCACCCATTCCCTTTCGCCGTTCTCCTTGATTTCGTAGATGTGGTGAAAAGCGTTAGGGTCATACGGTGGCATGGATTTCGCTCTCTCTGTGTTCACCACTTGCTTTGTTGGCTTTGGTGGTGTTCTGAATAATTCAAGTTGCTGTGGCATATTGTTTCGTTTTGTGGAGCCTCTGGGTGGTATCGCACCACCGCTCTTGCGAAGATTTTCAAACCGTAGGCCGTTGCTGGTTCCCGTGGGGCTTTCTTTTTGGCCTGACTAACAATCCATGCGCCGTTGCTCTATTCTGCGACGCTTTCAGAGGCATCCTTGTTTTACTTTTTATGGGTTCGGTTGTACTCGTTAGAGTATTGGCTCCGCTGCTTGTCTGACATTCTCATGATAGCATGAACATGGCGGTGCTTGTCTATCTCGCTGAGCGTATGCCGAATGTCGGTTATTGGCACTGTTGCCAATACATCGGGTGGTAGGGTTAGGTGTTCCATAGCCGTTTCGTTCAGTCTATAAAGCCGTGCAGTTGTCTCGCCCAAATGCGGGTGTCGGTGTCGCAGTCAGGACAGACATAGTGAAAATCGTAGTCCTGTCCGTCGTTGTTCATCCCGTTCAATCGCATCTTCTTACCACATACTGCACAGGTGACGTTGGAAGGGTCAAACTTTACTTCGCCCTGCTTTGTCACCAACTTCTCGGGCACAATGTCAATCTCTATCTTCATATATCAGTCCTCCTTTATCCAAATGTATAACTTCCAGAACTGATAAATCGTTCCTTCCTTAGTCTTGCACTTGCCGTAGGTTGTGTATGTCTTGCAACAACCCAATACGAACCTACCAAAATCAATGCTATAACCTTCTGCCATAGTTTCGTCTCCTACATATTGTGAAGTCCTATAATCAAATGCTTCTTGTTGTTGTTCTTACCAAACAATCCGCTGATATTGTTTGCCCAGCACGATGTTTCAAACTTAAACTTGCGCCAGTTGAAATATACAAACTGACAATTTCCTTTTTCGTCAAATCTTACAATTTTCATAATTCCTTTTGATAATTTTATTCGTTTAATTCGTGAAATTAGTGGTTCGTTTTCCAATCCCCCGCAGGGGCGGTCGCCCTGCGGGGTCGGTGGCTGTGTGGGCTTACTCGTTGGGGTCCACCAGCACCCAGTCCTCGGAGAGCATGTCCACCTGTGTGGCATTCCAGCCGTTCACTATCGTGCCGTCGGCGGCCTTCATGCAGATGTACTGGTCGAAGAACCGCTCACCCTCGGCGTTGGGGTGTGCCTTGACCCACTCCTTGAAGTTGTAGGGCAGCGACTTCACCGTGTCGATGATAAACCCGTCCTTCAGCGAGTCCCACGGACGCATGAAGAGGAACATGCCCTTGCCGTTCCAGCCCTTGCGACGCACCAGAAAGCCGTGCTTCAGCGAGCCGATGGCCTGCCCAAAGGTGCCCTCGCAGCCCTCCTGCAACTGCTCCATCGACTGTGCCCCTGACACAAAGCACGTCTCCATGTCACCATGGGTAAAGCTGTCCACAGCCTTGCCCTCACTCTCTTTTTGTTTCTCCACCAGGCCGAGATACCTCTCAGCCAATTCATCAAAGTTTTGCATTGTCGTTTGAATTTTGATTGTTAATACTATGCCTTGCGGCGTGAATTAGTCTTGCTTTGGCAATCCTGGCAGTTGCTCCAATGCGTCAAGCACAAGGTAGTGGTTATTGCCACCGATGCACGATGACGTGAAGTAATGCCCCTTTGACGTTCTTATCAGGTAGATGTCGCGGTCGGCACCGCCTGCCGCTCCAGCAGGCTCTGGCATCCATTTCGGCATAGTCTCTTGCAACTCACGGCGCACTTCCTCCCTGAGAACTTCCTTGTCGGTCAGCCGCTCTTCAATGAGGATATGGTCGCTTTTGACAGACTCCATCTGCTGCACGGAAACGATGTCGGTGTCGTAGATGCCTTTCTGATACAACACCTCGACTGCGCTCTTGAAACCGTCGGCTATCACCAGGAATGGATAGTCGCTCTTGTTTGTCTTGATAGTAAATGCTTGCATTGTCAGTCCTCCATATCAATATGTCCGATAACCTTGCAGCCTTCAAACACACTCTGCGACTGCACGTTGGTGACACAGTACGGCTGGCCGTCCTTCTTGATTTTGCGAATCTGAATCCAGTCGCCCCATCGGGCGTCGATGCCGCACACCATCATGTCGCCGTAGCGGTCGGTATGCACCACATCGCCCTTCTTCACGCCGTACTTCTCGCAGAAGTCGGCAAACATGCGCTCCATGCCCTCGTTGGCCAGCACTCTGCGCTGCTCCTTCAATGCGGCAATCTTTCCGTCGATCACCTCAATGTCCTTTTTAATTTCTGATAGTTGTCTCATTGTCGTATTCCTTTTTAACCACTAATTATTTTTTTTGAACACAGATTACACGGATTTAACGGATTACCACCGTCTGCGGCCAAAGTAGCAATAACGGCATCGGTTACAGTTGCGCTTCTCTGACTTGATGCGACACTCATAGCCGTAGGCATAGTCAAGACCAAACCCTTTGCGGTCGGTCTTGCGGCAATATTTGCAGTCTGTAATAATGTCGCTCTTACCAAGTGCGACGTGAATACCCATGTAGCAATCCATAATCCGTGAAATCCGTGTAATCCGTGGTCGTTAAAACTTACTCCTCGACTTCATTGCCTTTGCTGTACTCGAACACGTCCACCAGCTGTGTCTCGCCGACGTTGGCTTGCACATAGTCAATCATTGTGCCCTTCATCACCGTGTCGATGTTGTCGAGCGCATTGTGCAGCGAGCAAGCCTGCACCAGATACGTCACGTTGGTACGCTTCTTTTTCTCCGTCCGCTCGTCGATGGTGATAAACTGTAGCTTCGCCTTGTACCAGCGGGTGTCAGCATTGTTCGGATTCCAGTCCATCGGCTTGTTGTACTGCTCCATAGCGGCCTCCCTGCCCTTGTTCATGGCACGGCTCAGCTTCTCCGTCTCGTGCGACAGGATCTTCTCGCCGTCCTGCATGAAGAACACTTCCTTGTAGGCCGCCTTCTTCACGTCCGTCACCTCAAACTCGCCGCTGATGTACTGCGACATCTCTTCGATGATGCGCTGCTCCGCCTCTGCAAACGACAGGGCGTCAACCACGTACTGCTCCACGACCTGCTTCTGCAGCCCGTCCTCCATCACCTTCTCATACTTGATTTTGCACTCAAACCATTGTGCTGTTCTTGATCTCATAATAATTACTTTTTAATGTTGATATAAATCCCTGCATTATAGCCGCCCCTTATCAAGGGGCTCTAAATCTCATAATCGCAAATGTTTTTAATTGGTTATTACTATTGTCTGGTCTCTTCTAAATACTTTGCCAAATTGTCAACGAATGTCGGCGGTGTCTCTTGCGGGACGTATGGCTGTTTGCTTACCCCGACTATCAACGATGCCGTAAATATCAACATGTTGTTGTCACGATCCTCATGCCTGCGGACATCTATCAGTTTCTTTTCTGCGATTTCGTGCAGTAGGCTATTTTCTACGTCACGACGGATGTATTTCTCCATATCGTCTATTCCCTCGATTGGTACATCCAACACGCAAATCTTCCTGCGGTACTCCATGCGCCTGATTTCAAAGTCCTCGCACTTCATTTCGCCCTGCGCATCGGTAACGGCTATCGTCTCTCGTAGCCTTTTCACAATGTCGCTGATGCTTTCGGCGTAGTTGTGGCAGCGGTAGTCCCTGCTCATGTCGTTCTGAATATCCTCCAACACGTCTGCCAGATACAGTATCTTGGCATACTTCATTTGGTCAATCATTCCCATATCGCCTTAGTTCTTTTTATGTTTCTTACTCGTTTTCTTCTCAGGTGTCAGCACGTGGGTCGGTGCTGGTATATTACTGGGAGCTCTACGCTGCTTCTCGTAGAGGGCGGTCATGCCCATCACTCGCGCCACGGCACGCTCTGCCCTTGCGCCGTCGGACGTGTGCCACCCGTCCAGCAAATAGATGCACTGACACGTGGCCGACATCCACAACAGCTGAATCCAGAGACAGAGGCGGTAGTGGCCGTGCTGAGCCAGCCACACGCAAAGGCGCATCTTCAGCGGATTGCAAGTGCGGTAGCCTTGCGCCTGCAACTTGGCTTCCGCCAGCATGAAGTGGTTGATAGCCACGCCCAGCGGTCGGCTGCTGATAGGGCCTGAAATATAAATCTTATCACATTTCATAATTGCTTTTTCTTTTTTGAACACGGATGGCACGGATTTCACGGATTCTTTTGGGCGCCCTTGTGGGCTTAAAATCTTCCAAAAATCTTTGTTCAAAATCCTTCAAGGTACATTGCGATTTTCAAAATAGATTTTGTTTGGATTTTGAGGAGCAACAAGCGACGACCTTTGTTCTTCTTTGGGCGGGCTATAATCCGTGTCAATCCGCGTAATCCGTGGTCGTTAAAAACTTACTGATTTACCAACATCGGCATCTGCAGGAGCGTCTTGCCTTGCAGCGTGGGCGACTCGTTCTTCAGCAGGATGGCACGGCTGGGGTCGGAGAGGAACAACTGGATGCTGTCTTCGTCGAGCAGGTCGAGCAGGTCGAGGGTGCTGCTGATCTTGATGCCTATCTTGAAATCGGCAGGCAGGAAGGCGTCGTTCTGCTGGATGGGCACACGCTCAGAGCCCTCGCGGGAGAACTCGTAGTCATCGGCAGCCACCACGAAGGCGTCGGTCGCGAAAGAGAGGGTAGCCATGTTGCTCGATGTGTTGGCCGACAGACCGACACGGCGCAGAGCCATGCGCAGGGTGTCACGACTCATAGATACCTTATAAGGATTGTCCTTGGGGATGACGGCCTCGTAGTTGGGGTAGTTGCCCTCGATGCAGCGGGTGATGAGTGTCACGCCGTCGGTAGAGAACTGCATGCGCTGCGAGTCGGCAGTGACAGTGATGCGCTCGCTCTTGTCGAGGGCACTGACAACGCTCGACATAGCCTGCTTGGGCAACAGCAGACGGGTGCTGCCATCGGCGGGGAAGCCTACCTGCTGCATGTAGCCTGGCGTTTCGAGCACCTGCTTATACATAGTATGACCGTCGGAGGCTACGACTACGATGCTGTCAATGAAGCAGTCGAGACACACCGAGTTCATCACGGGACGCAACTCGTCGTCAGCAGAACAGGTCTTGGCACTGCGCACGGCGGTGAGCAGTGGGGCGGCATCGGTCTGGAAGCGACACTTCTCGGCTTCCACTGCGGGAGGCACGGGGAACTCGTCGGCGGCATCGTAAGGCAGCGACGTCTTGCCTTCCTGATAGTCAATCTTCATCTTGCGCACATCGTCCTTCTCCTCCAACTGCACCAGACAGCGGCGGGCGGCGGGCAGCAGGGCGAACATCTCACGCAGGGCGGCAAAGGGCAGACAGACGGGCTGCCAGTGCTCCTTGGGGTCTTCCTTCAGCATGTGAACACAAGCCTCGATCTGAATGCCGTCGTCCACCTTGCGGCGCTCGGCACACTCCACGGTCAGATACTGATCGCCATTGGAGGCAGAGAGGTAGAACTTGCCAGTAGCCTTGTCCCAGTCCAGCTTCACGTTGGCGAGGATAGGCATTGTGGGTTTCGAGGGCACGCAGCCCTTCACCATGTCGAGGACTTTCTTGAAGCCCTGCACGTCGATAGAAATCTCGTTTGTTCTCATTGTTTTGAAAATGTTTAATAAGTGAATATTTGGGTTGTTTTATTTATTTTTGAACACGGATGGCACGGATGGAACGGATTGTTCTTTTTCGACCACGAATTACACGAATTTCACGAATTAAAGTATTCCCTGCATCGGAAGCCCTTGCGGGGACTGAAATTATGGAAATCGTCGGCGAAGTACAGCCAACGCTTGTTTGCCCAATGCGCCATATCCTTTTGCCACTGTGGAATGTTCTGCTTAGTGGTTGTAAAGTCTAACTGAGGTTGGGCCTGACAGACTACCAGCGTCCGATACTTGGGGTCGCGCCAATGGTTGATGCGCTCAAAGCATTCGTTGATATCGCCGTATATCATCGTGTAGAGCAACACCTCGTCATTGAAGCCGTAGGTGCGCAACTTATCTATCACGACGTCACATTCCTCGACCTGCTTGGGAGTGTCGCAGCCGAAGCGGATGGCCTTTATCCATTTCATAGATGCCAGCATCTTCGCCATATCATCGTCCACCAGCCTTGCATCAAGACCTTGGTTGAAATCTACGCGGTAGCCGTTCTTGATGATTTTTACAAACTGCTCTTCGGCATAGTCGCGCAGGGCAAGGATATTGTTGTCCATCAGTATGAGCCGTGAACGTCCGTCAACGGCAATATCCTCTACGTCTTGATAGGGATAGACGCTGCCCTCTTTCTTCGGCACGATACACCAAGGGCACTTGCGGATGCAACCCCTTGTAAGGAACCCGTAAGCGGTCTTGCTGTCGATGTACGGATAGAGCGAGTAGTCTGGCACTATCTTCTCTGCCTGTTCTGGCAGTCGGCTCTTGATGTCGTAGCCAGTACCGCCCCGCACAATCTCCTTTGCGTTCGGTATGACCGTGTTGTAGTCGGGAGTATGTGTGAATACCTTTGCCATATACACCCGGTCGTACTCGCCAAAGATGCCGTACCACTCCACCGTGTCGCCCATCGACTTGTGGTAAGCCGACAGCTTCATCAGTGCGAGGTTCGGGAAGTTATGCCCGTCAACGTCTATCAGTCCTATTGTCATAATCCGTGTAATCCGTGTAATCTGTTGTCGTAAAAACCAATTCGTTCAATTCGTGAAATTCGTAGTCCTTAACGGCGATGTTGCGGATGCACGTTCTTCGGGTCACGCTCGAACAGTTTGCCGTCGGTGCAGTGGGCTATCGAGGGCGCTGCCTCGGTGCTGGTGATATACTGCAGATAGTGGATGCACTGGACACGGCTGGGGCAGTGCTCGCCCCGACACAATTTATTCGCCTTTACCATTGTCATTGTCTCCTTTCCTTGTCATTTGTGGGTCGATGTACTTGCGGAGCGCCTTGTCGGTCTCCAGCAGTTCCTTGACGCCGTGGAACACGCGCCGCTCGGGCAGCGGCATGGCCATCAGCACATTCTTCAGGTGCAGCAGGTCTTCATTGCCGACCTCGATAATCACCTTGTCCTCGTGAGGGTCTTTTCCGAAATGAATCATAGTCTTAATGTTTTTTATTTAATTCGTAAATCGTCTCCTTCAAAATACACGCGCACGGTGTTGCCCACCAGCCGCGAGAAGGTGCGCTGGTCGCAACGGGCAGGATAGACGATGCCGTCCTCCTCACCACCGAAGAGCTGCGCATGGGTCAGGTTGGTGGAGCATATCAAGAGCTTGTCGCGGTCGTTGCAGAGGTCAACAAGCTCAGAGAAGTAGTTGTGCGTCTCACCATACACCTTCGCAATCGGCTCGGTACCCACGTCGTCGATGCAGATAATCTTGCCACGTACTATCTCGTCCCAGCGGCTCTTCAACTCCTTCGCCTGAAAGTAGCTATATACGGGGTGGAACCAGTAGTCGGCCTGGGCATCGTGTATCTGGATGTAGTTCTTGAACACCAGTGGCAGGATGTCGCGAGTGATGATGGTTTTTCCACGTCCGCAGTCGCCGATACACATCAGTCCCTTGCCCTGGTTGTCGCTGAGCCAGTCGGCCACCTGGTCGTACTCCGGCAACCACTGCGCCGTAGGACCGATGGCATAGGCCAGTCCACGCATCAGCAGCACGTCGGCATCCTGCAGCGTCCAGCGCACCTTAGCATCACCCTTGAAACCGCCACCCTTGCGCTGCTGACGGATCACGTCGGCCATCATCGCCGTGCGGTCACGCTTCGCCTTGGCGGCATCGGTGGCAGCGTGCTGTGCGGCGGCTATCTGCTGCAATGCCTTGCGGGTTTCGTCGTCAATATGGTTCTGTAAGTTTGCCATAGTCCTCTTTATATGCGTATATTCGTATTACCATTTATTCTTATACTTACCCTTCGCCGTGGGGGTGGCACCTACGGGGTCGCCAGGCTTGGGCTGCGCCTGTACCCTACCCTGCGCCACAGGACGGTCGCCATGCTCCTTGCGGTAGTTCTCGAAAGTACGCATACGAGCCCGCCAGTCCATCATCGGCTTACCGTCCTTCAGTCGCCACCCGCTCTGCTCGCAGGCATCGAGGAAGCTCTCTGCCGTGACATACACGAAAGGCTTGCCCTGCTGTGCCCGCTCGTCCATATAAGCCTGAATATCCTCCAATGTCGGGGGATTGTCAGCCACCACAGAAGGTCGTTTGCGGGCATTTTGGGGCTCGCTGACGGGTTTTTGTGGCGCAGATGTAGAATTTACCGCCTCGGAATCAAAAACGCCGTTAGCGCCCTCGTTTTGGTGTTTAGGGTTATCTTTATCCGTTTTTGGATTTTTGCACGGCATTCTGCACGAATTGTCGTCGGCGGTCGCGTCCCCCTGCACCCCCTTATTACCTTTACTATTACTATTATTACTCATATTCTCAACGCTCAAAGCGCGCGTAGCGGGCGCGTGAGAAACGTGTACTTTTTCCTGCACTTTTTTTGTACCTGAATCGGTACGTTTTTCTGCACCATTATTTGCACCGTTATTTTGTGTAAAATCATCGTCACCTTTAAGCGCCATAGACCCGCTCGTCGGGTCGTCGAGAATGGTGCCAATAGGGTCGCCGTCATTGTCCAAATCAGGCAGTTCAAAACCGTTGTCCTTAAACATACGCGGTTGTATCAGCATGTCACCCTCGACGGTCACGATACCATACTTATAAAGCTCCTGCAGACCAGCCAGGATAGCGGCCTGTTTCCACGGCAAATCGTTCTTCGACAGCATGGCGGCAAAATACTGCAAACGCTCGTATTTATCGTGGGTTGCAAGGCATTGCTGCGTCTTAGAGCGCTTCCATGTGGGGTGCAGTTCCCAGTCGCTGATACGGTAGGCACCAGGGGTGGGCGGCTCGTTCAGTCGGCAGAGTAAAAAGAGGTACACTCCAGCCGCCGATTCCGACAAGGCACGGCATCGTGGCGACGATAATATGTCGCGGGTGAACAGCTGGATATAAGGGTTACGTTTTCGTCCCATATTACATTATATTTTGATACTATTATTGATGATTATTCTGTGCAAGATTCCGTGCAGAATGCCGTGCAAAATCGGCGATAGATTTGCGTTTAGGTTTGTGGATAGGTTTGCACATAGTTTGATGCGTAGTTTCGTGCATAGTTTGTGTATTTCTACGTGCAATACTACGCACGCTTTTCAGCACAAAAGTCGTGCATTTCTGCGTGCAGGATTGGGGATAACCCACCGATTGCACCCCACATGAGGGCACAAAGCGTAGTTTTTCGTTGAGAGTATAAATCATTGTCATATCGCCTATTTGTTGTGAGCAAAGGTAGGAAAAGTTGTTTTTAGTAAGCGGACAAAAATCGTCAGGCGTTGAGCCAGCGGTTGTAGTCGGTGAACACCGTGACGCGGCAATGAAACAGGCGCTCCATGCGGTCTTTGAGCAGCGGCGCCCACTCGTCGGCACCGAGAATATGGAGGTCGGGGCGGTCGATGGTGAGCACCAGCGAACTGCTGCAGCGCCCGTTCAGGCGCGAGGCTATCGGCTCCCACGTCAGGGTGTAGCCCTTGCAGAGTATTCCGCACCAACTGTCCACCACCCTGCCGACCATCACCCGTGCTGCGCCGTGCAGTTCGATGGTGAGCAACGGTGTCTCCTCGCCCTTCGGTCCATAGTCCGTGCGCCACGTCTGAATGACCGCCACCTGCCGCACAGGTATGCGCAGCCCGCGCTTCTTCAGACTGGGAAAGTCCTTGTATCGTGATCCTGCGTGTTTCATCGCTCTATTACTCCTTGACACCTAACTCCTCCAAATCTTCCTCGGAGGCATACTTCTTTGCCGTTTCCAGGTTCATTTCGATAGCGTGTTTGCCAATACGGTTCAGTAGTTCGCAGTCGTTCAACTTGCGGGCCAGCACGTCAGCCGCCAGTCGCAGGTTGTCATCGCTGTTCAAGTCGATATAGTCTGCAGGGTCGTCGGTTTTGACATACAGGTCGCATACCTGCTCCCACGAATATAATGGGTCGGTGTAGCGGCCTGCTACGAACAGCGGCGTGTAGTCAACGCCAAACTTTCGTTTCATATCGTCCATCAGCGCATCGAACTGACCAACGGCCAACTCGCCACAGATACGTCCGCACTCCAGTTTGGCCTTCAACTCGGTGTTCGTCTGCTTGTGTTTGTCGAGCGCCATCTTCACTGCCATATAGATATTAAAGATGTGCTTGCGATATTCATCCTCAGTGCCGTCCAGGTAGTCGAGCCACAACTTCAGGCGGTCGCCGAAGTTAGAGTTGTGGATAGACTCGTAGTGCTCCTGCCGACGGAACGTCTCGTTGCAGAGCTGCTTGGTCTTCTGTTTGTAAAGTCCTGCATGCTTGATAGCGTCGATGCCGTCACTGATAGCCAGTCGCGCCACTTCGTTGGCAACGCCGATCATCGTATTCACCAGCGAGTTCGCACGGTCAAAGCCCTTCATATAGAGTTCCTGTGTCATGTGCGGGTTTTCAGCCAGTATCTGATTGCTATGCCGGCGCACATAGTATAATGGATTTGCTGCCATAGTGTCTTATACCTTTTTATTATATATAGGGTTTAGTGTTCGAGGTCTGCGATGCGCTTTTGTATGCACTTCGCTGCTGACGAAAGGTATTGTTCCCAGTGGTACACACGAACGATTCTGTTGTCCTTTATCAGACCAACCATTGTCAATAGTTCTATTGCCTTGGCGATATCGCTGTGATACCCCTCGCAGATTTCCTTTACAGAATGCCCCGTAATCATGCGCACCGACGACATCGTATAAGGCCGTGCAACATCGGTACACGTCTCGCCGCTACAATTCGTCGTATAGTCCTCGATGTAGAAGATGGCCTTCTTTAGGTCCTCAATCTCTTTCTCGGCATCTTCCATGCCCATTTCCTGCTTCTTGCCAGCCCGCCACAGATATTTGATAGCATTGGCGATGTCGCAGACATAGTGACGGATGATGTCGATGCACTCAATCCCATTGGGATGACTGTTATAATGCTTTGGGTGATTTACATGTTCCATATTAAAAATCCTCTCTTAATAAATAATCCTTCAATGGCGTCAGCAGATGCTTTGCCGTTTTCAACTTGTCTTCGGGGATGTCGCAGTCCTCGATGCTGTAAAGCAGGATGTATGACTGCGGCACGCCGAGTGCCTCCTGTAACCGCTTCATGGTCCCCGTTGGCGGCTGCGAGCGGTCTTTCTCTATGGCCACGAGGGCATTCTGTGACATGCCGCAGCGCTCAGCCAGTTCCTTCTGTGTCATTTTCCGCGCCTTGCGGATAGTGACGATTGCTTGTCCGATGTTCATAATTCCTTATTCTTCTATTATTGGTTCGTAAGTACAGATTTTCACACCAGCTCCTTTACCATTTTCCTGATATTCTTCACATACCCCCGCGTCATTTCGATGAAGTTGACCTCCGGGTTCTTCGAGAGGGCGCAGATGAGCAGCGGGTTATGCACCACGGCAATGATCTGCGTGTGCGGCTTGTGGAAGTCGAGCACGGCCTTGATATGCCCGATGTTCTCGATGTCGAGGTTCCTGTCGGGCTCGTCCATCAGGATAGTCCACTCGTCGCCCTCGACGATGTGGTCGGCAACGTAATCCGTATATGGCTTGTAGTTGTCCTTGAACCGCGTGTAGTCGAACGTCAGCCGTGCGCCCTTGCTGAACATCCTGGCGAAGAGCGCGTTCAGTGCCACGATGACACCCTCGCCCGTTGACGACTCCCGCTGCCCGAGGAACTCGCTGATGGAGTGGTCGTTCTCGAATATCTCGTCGTTGTGCTGCCTCTCCCCCGCATGGCACAGGCGGAACGTGTTGCGCCTATAGTCGGCATACACGTCGGCACCGGCATACATGTGCTTGTCGTCGCCAAGGCCGAAGCAGACGGCGTTGATGTTGCTGTTGAACATACCCGCCGAGCACTCCGACAGGTCCACCAGCAGATATTTCCTTATCAGGTTCATCAGCGTGGTCTTGCCGCAGCCGTTCTTGCCGACGATGATGTTCACGCCAGGCTTGAACTCATACGTCTTGCCGTTCTTGAACGCCCCGAGTCCGCTCAGATACTCGATGGGTGTATCTTCGTTGTTGTTGATTACCACCTTTGTGATCATACTGTCAGTCCTCCTGCTTATCCATTATTTCGTTCTCACACATTCGTCCACCGATGCGGTCGGCTGGTGGCAGGCAATACTCACAAGCCAGACAGTAACATACCGTCGGTTCGATGCCTTTCTTCTTGCAATAGCTCATAGCTCGTTGTCGTTTTGTTTGTTACCCTCAATGACTGGTTCGTGAGTGTCGCCGTCGTACTTGCGGCCATCCCCGCACACGATGTTGTCGTCATCGTCATAATGCCAGCAGTCGGGACAGTATTGCCGCCCGTCAATATCAAGCCATTCGCTCGATGTAGCCTCCGACAGCATAATGCCGCCGTCGGGATCGTCCGTGTAACACGTGAATCCGTCGCCATTGACGAAATGCTCACCGCAGCTATCGCATACGATGATAATGGTTTCTACTTTCTTCTTCATTGTCGTATTCCTTTTATTACATTGCAAACGAGATGAAGTGGCTTGCGCCGTAGATGGCTCCGATGGTGATGATGATCATCTTCAGCCAGTAGAACACCCATGCACCGAAGCCTACCCAGTCGGGATAGTCGTTGAGCTTGATGCCTGTGCGCTTGATGTTGCACTTGACGAGCCAGATAGTCACCGACTGCCATACTGACTGCATGGACGACAGCAGCAGGTAGAGCAATGCCGTACCGCCCAGCACATAGAACTCCGCATACTTCGAGCCGCCAATGAGCTGACCCGCCAGCAGTGCAATCATCGCCCATGCCAGCTGCTCGGCACGGTCGCCCGACGTCTTGCTGCGTTCCTGATACTCATCGTAGGCCGCCTGCTCGGTGAGTGGCTGGTCGGCATCGTCCTCGCGTTCAAGGATGGTCTGACGGGCTTCCTCCGTCGCTGAGTCAACCAGTTCGAGGTTGCTCTCCTGCACAATCCATATCTCAGTACCAAACCTTATTTCGTAGTTCATACCGAAGGGGTCAATGTTCATCACATAGCCCTTGCGCCCTGCCAGCTCTTTCGGCTGCTTGGCCCACACATGGTCGCCCTTCTTAAACTTTGGCTCTACTGCGCCCACCGATAAAGATGCAGGTACCGCATCAGGACGCTGGTTGTCTTTGTTTTGTTCTGTCATAATCGTATTCCTTTAAAGTTATTTATTCCTGTGCCTTGCCTGCTTCTGCTGGCGGCGCTTGGCTTTCTTCTTCTTGGCATAGTCCTTGGGGTCTTGACGACCTCCAATGTGCTTATGACCTTTGCCGATGTTTGCGCCTCCGTAATAGGGTGAAGGCTCCTGCCAAATGGTTTCGGGCAGCTTCGGCATTTCGGGCATCGGTGTATATACGACTGCCTCCTGCAGAATCCTGTCCATTTCGTCACGCTCTACCGGGACGAGGATGCAGTGCGCCTCCTCCTGCTTCTCACGGATGACGGCGGGGTCAAGTTTGTCGTACTGCTCACGAAGTATGAACACCTTGGGCAGTTCCTGCGTCCTTACGTCAACGGCAATGAGGTCGGACGCACCTGCGAAGGCTCGCCGACAACGTATGCCGACGTGTCCCATCGGTATACGTCTGCGATTTCTAAGTCCTGGTGGGCATGGAGCACACTCTTTCGGTGCGTACAGTGGTTCTTTCAGTGGTTCGCATTGTTTCATTGTGTCAGTCCTCCTTAGTTGGTATATGCAGTCCGTCTTTTGCAAGTTCACCGTTAATGGCCTGCATCAGCTTTCTCCTATCAGCCTCACACTCGTCCACCTTTGGCCTCTCTTCAATCGTCACCGTCGTAAACACGAACGTAATGCCACTAATGTGGCAAAGTCCGTCCACGATGTTCACGTCCTTGAAATATTCGCTTAGTTTTCCGATAATCTCGTCACGCTCATACTTGCGCTTGTCGAGCATAAAAGTCGCAGTGTCGTTATCGTTCTCAACGAGCTGTGATATGTTATCTTTCTGACCCGTATTCGTCTCAAACATTCCCTTGATGGCCTCGATAGCCTCTCGTCTTGTCATTTGTTCCATAATCGTTATTTCCTTTTTACATTCAACACTTTAAGAATCTGCAGGCACTTGTCGTATGTGATGCCCTTATAGTTGTCAAGCACATAGCCTTCTCCTGTCATACCTTTATCTCCTTGTCGATATTGTTTCGTTTCAGTAGTTTATTCATCTCCTCTACAGTGCAGGCATAGCCCAAGAGCGACGGCGCGAAAATCATCCACTTATCATTGAAGTAGTCGAAGCAGGCACGGATGCGCACTGTCCCCTGCTGATAGTCCAGCTTGTGCGTAATCGTCAGCGATTCCGTCTCCAGACTATACACAAATCCGTTACGCTCCAGTATCTTACATGTCAGTTCTGATTTCATTGTCGTATTCCTTTTAATTATTTTACTTCTTTCGATGATTTCTCGCTATCTCTAAGGTCCGCTGTATGCGCTGCAGTCCCTCTATGAGTTTCGGCTTGTCGGCATCCATACGTTGCCTTATCTCGCGGGCAGAGCGGTTGCCGTCAGCACCGCTGATGAGTTGCATATTGTCGAGCGAGCAATTTTGGCGTACTTACAATCCGTACTTTTTTCTGATGCGTTCCATTTGTATCAAGTCCTTTTCTCGCTCTTCAGCCTCCTGCTTCTCGCGTTGCTCGGCAAGATAATCCATCCGGTCGCGCACTTGGTCTTTCAGCGACTTACGGAAACTGATTTCAAGCACCTCATACTCTTCACCGTCGGAATACCCTTTTACGAACTGCACGGCATCGTCGGTATGGGTCACGCTGCACCAGTCGAAGAACCTATCAGGATATTTGGCGTAATGTTCTTCACATTTCTTAATCATGCACTCCCAGCCCTTCACCATCCGAAGTTCACTGAGCAGTTCCCGTGCCTCGCGGTCGATCCTCTCGCCCATCTCAGCCATCATCTTCTTGTAACGTGCATAGTCTTTGACGTCAGCACTTAATTTGTCTTGAATTGTGTACATAGTTGCTTAATTTTAATAATTCGTTTTGAATTTATCCCAGTCCGACAGACGCAGGCCGCCAAGCATCTGATTGCGCCACTCTTTGTAGCTCGTCATCGTTGAATCTCTCTTCCACTCCACCGCATTGCGTTTGGCAAGCACCACCTGCCCTGGCTTGTAGAGATTGGCTATCGGCAGTTCGTCGATGTGGACGTATTCCACAATCTTCCACAGCCTCTGCCGGGCTAACTGCTCAATAGCATCGAGACTGTCGGTAGAGCGGCAGTAGAACACCACCTCCGTTCCCGCAGGCCAGTCGGGTAGTTGGAGAGCATTCTTTACGTCTTCCTCGCTGAAGAGGCGTGAAATTTCGTCGTGGTTCATAAGCCAAGTATCGTTAAGTCTCTTGATTTATCTACCGCTATCAATTCTTTGCAAGACTCCTTCCTGCCAGCCATGACATGACACGATTTGGTGACATACCTGCCAGTCTTTCGGCAAACAAAATCCTTTGACTGATATTCGGGAAGAGTAATCACCATTTTGTGCTTTCTTGTCCTACGCCACGACATTACAATCACCACCCGTGGCGTTCGACCTGCATTGCGGCAGCGATAGTCCTCTATCAGCCAATATGCATGCTTTGCAACAAATCGCCGAGCAGCCTTAATACTGCCGAAACACAGTTGCTCGTTGCTCACAAAATTTCCGTTGCGGTCTTGGCAGTTTGCCTGCGACCTGCGCTCCACGCGGCGGTTGCGGATAAGCCCCTGCACCTGGTAGCAATCTCTTTCACTTGGTCCGTACCACAGCGTGTAGTCGAACTTTCCCATTTCCTTGTTGGCTTGCTTACAGCTTTTCTGCTTCCATTTCATAATCGTATTCCTTTTAAGTTATTTATACTATGCCTTGCGGCGGTTTGTTAGTCCTTAGTTCGCGTTTCCAGAGTTCTGTTCTATCAGGTGATCCATTTTCACATCACGGACGCTGTTGCCGTACTGCGCTTCCATACCGTCGTACTTCTCGGCACATTCCTTGATAATCTCCCGGATGACGGGATAGCGCATCACTGCAAAGAGAATCCGCGCCGAAATCTCGTTGGTCTTGCCGCTGATGACAAAATGGTTGCCCTGATTGCCGATGAACATAAACGAGGCACCGCTGCCCTGCAGGGTGTCGAGCCGCTACTGAACGTCGTCGAACACTTGCTTGATTTCTTTCTCATTCATAATCGCCTGTTTCTAAGTGTCAAATATACCTTGCCGTCTGATAGCCACGGACGCAGACGGAGTTGTCGCGCTGGTTGATGGTGATGCCCGTCTTCCAGGGACACATATTGTTCGCATCGTCCTCTTTGCACCCAGCCTTGATAAGCAATCCGAAAAGTGACGGCGACGGGTGGTAGTCAACGTCAGGTTCATCACGGTATTCCGTTCCGCTCTCATCCCTCCAACGGCATCCGCCACGGTAATGGTCAGCCATCAGCGAGCGGAACATGTCTGTCACATCCTTGCCGTAGCCGCTGCTTGCCTTGTCCTTGGCCAGCGTGCCGAGTACCATTGCCAGTCCGCCTGCGTCCGACTGGTCGCCGTTGTTCTGAACGTGGTTGCCGAAAATCATCCTCGCCCACTCGTCGGCTGCCGTCTGACAGGCTTCGTCGAAGGTTCGCACCTGTCCGTGCTGGGCGATGAACTCCGTCTCGAAGGTTTCCTGCCACTTCTTGAAAGGTGCGTCCACGCCCTTCCAGGTGTTGCCCCAGAAATATGCTTCGTAGGCCACGCGCTCTGGGTCATCGTCCTTCAGCCCGCGCTGATACGGCCACAGTTCATGCGCCTTGTGGTAAATTTTGTCGCTGGCTTCGGCATAGAACCGTTCCTCCGTCATGGCCTTGGTGATACACTCCGCGATATCCTCGCGCTTGATTTTCTCGCACTCAGGAAAAGCCTGAATCAATTCTTCTGTTGTCATATTGCTCTTAATTCGTTTAATTCGTTCAATCCGTTCAATTCGTGGTTCAGAAGAGAATAGGTAATCTGGCAAAATGTTCGTTTTCTGGTGTCTTGAACTCAGCATCCCATTTCCGACCGATGACCTGCCAATTATCTGACAGATGTACTTCGCCACGTATCTTTTCCCATTCCTGCCATTGGTCATCAAATACATAGAGACGATTGGATAGTTTTGGGTTGCTCATGTATTCAGCCCAATAGCGTTGCTTATGGAGCGCTTGCAGCGTGTGCCACTCGTATTCGTTCTTTGGCGATACGTTCAGTCCGTCTATACTGTTAATGAGTTTTAGCCAATGGTCAAGGCTGAAACTCCAAAACCCATAGCCACTGCTGTAGATGTATAGTTTCTGAATGTTCGGGTACTGCGTGCGAATGCCTCGGCATAGGTGTATCAAGTCCCAAGAATCCATCATAAACGGCTCGCCACCTGTAAGACATACAGTGTGTGCTGTCTTCAGCTGGTCGCCCGTGATTGTTGGCAAATTGTCGAGATCAAACAGACGATTGCAACATAATGGGCATTTGTGCGCACATTCTCGTTTTATCAGTATGTGATAAATTTCTTCTTTCATAGTTCCTAATCCGTTTAATCCGTATAATCCGTGTTCGTTACTCTATCCCAAACTTCTCCTTGCGTATCTCGGTTAGCTTGTCGATGAGCTGCTGGCGCAATTCTGGTGTGGCGGTCTTCACGTAGCGGTCAACAATGTCCTCCACCTTCAGCGATGCGTCCTTCACGTCCTCCGCCATGCGAGCCATCAGTTCAGCCGCCTTGTCCTCGGCGGTATACTCAAACACGTCCACCAGCTGCGTCTCGCCGACGTTGGCCTGCACATAGTCAATCATCGTACCCTTCATCACCGTGTCAATGTTGTCGAGCGCATTGTGCAGCGAGCAAGCCTGCACCAGGTACGTCACGTTGGTACGCTTCTCCTTCTCCGTCTTCTCGTCGAAGGTGATAAACTGGAGCTTCGCCTTGTACCAGCGGTCGCTCGCCGCATTGTCATCGTCGAAGAACACCTCCTTGTAGGCCGCCTTCTTCACGTCCGTCACTTCAAACTCGCCGCTGATGTACTGCGACATCTCCTCGATGATGCGCTGCTCTGCCTCTGCAAACGACAGGGCATCGACTACATACTGTTCCACGACCTGCTTCTGCAGCCCGTCCTCCATCACCTTCTCATACTTGATTTTGCACTCAAACCATTGTGCTGATTTACTTCTCATAATCGTACTTTTATTTGTTAATACTTTCTTCCGGTTTCATAAAACATATCCAATGCGTATTGGCCCGTTTACCACTGATGTGTCCGAAGACGGGCTTCTCGTCTGTTAGTTTCAGTACCTCTGAGACTTTGATGTCAGTCTCATTCCACTTGAAGATAAGGAAGCCTCCGGGCGACAGCACACGAAAGCATTCAGCAAACCCCTTGCGCAGGATATCCTGCCATCCGTGAGCGGGTGGCCATCCGTACTTTACCATCTGCCAGTTCTCGGCCTCTTTCTTTAACCCCGTATATTTTAAGTGTGGCGGATCAAACACTACCATACGAAACGTATTGTCAGCATAGGGCATCGACGTGAAGTCTGCCTGCACGTCTGGACTGATAGCAAAGGGTCTGAGTTTACCCCTGTCTTTCAACTTCGTCTCGAAGCAACGAATATCCTGGAACAATACACGCGGATCATTCTTGTCGAAGTAAAACATTTTTCCGCCACAGCAGGCATCAAGAATTGGTTTATCCATAATTCAGTCCTCCTTTGTTTTTACGCAGTCGCGCAGTATCTGCTCGGTGATAACTCCACCATTGGCACGGCTGGAGGCATCGAGTTTCTCCACGTCGAATTCTTCAGCCGAGAACTTGAACTGAATCCAGTTCGGCTCATACTCGCGATAGTCGAGCCACGTCTTCGGCTCGTCGGTGTCGAGGATGTAGCGCACCATGCGCAGCAGTCGCAAGCCCGCTGCCTTTGACGCGATAAAGCCCGACACGTCGAAGGTGGATGCACCACGGCTCTTCCAATACTCGCCGACAGGTGGCCGCTCGTCCTTGGGGTCGAATGTGATGACGTCGGAACGGAAGAACTCGATGCCGACCTTCGCGCCGCCGCTGCCCCAAGAGAGGAAGCCGCTGAATGGGCGGTATTCCTTTCGCTCCGTAGAGTCCATGATTATAAACTCGACCTCCGACGGGTCTTTGTGGTTCATTTCGCAGTTGTGTACCCAGTTCTCGATCCACTGCTGCAATCTGTCGAGGGTGATTTTCTTTTGTTCTTTCATTGTCGCCTTATTATTTGATTTCCTTATGGTCGTAGTCCGTCCACTTGCGCCCGTCCTGGGTCACGATATTGTCGTCATCGTCGTGTTCCCAGCACTCGTCGCAGTAGTGCCGTCCCTCGCACTCTATCCAGTTGCATTCGTCGAGTATCTGCGTCGTGAGCGCGTCCTTGTCGTCCCACCATGTCTCGTCGTCAATCAGCCGCCCGCAAGCGTCGCACTTGATGTTATGGAATTGTCGGTCAACTATCATTGCGTCAATCCTCCTTAGTATTCAATCGTAAATTCGCGGTCTTTCTCATTCTTAGCCTTACCTGTGAAGCCGTGTGGCAGCGAGTCGCCTGCCAGCAACACGTAGCAGTCTTTCTCTTTGTCATGGAACGGCTGCACCCATACAGAGCGGCTTTCGTACATGGTATGGATGCCGTGCTTCTTCAGCGGTGCGTCGGTAACACACTTATTACTCACCTCCTCGATAAACCGCTCGTACAGACGTTTGCCAGCTACATAACGCTTCTGCGGCTTGAAAAAGTTATCGTCACGCTTGTCGCGTCGCATCACCTTTTCATCAACCTTATCCCAGTCTTCTTTCTTAAACCGCACCAGCGACGGAAGGAATGTCGCAATATCACCCCATGCCCATCTGTAGCCGATGCTTTCAGGTTCAACACCAGTAGCCTCCTTTATAATACGCATACCGTCTGCAAGGTTCTTGTCCATCTGCTCGGCCATCTCTTTTATTGTCTGCTCCAACTCGGAGTCTTTCTTTGCAACTAACTTTATCATATCGCCTTTGATTATTTCATATTACTTCAATACCAGTCTGAGCGCAAACAGCGCATCGCCTTTACTTACCCCCCCAATACGGAGTCATAGACGCGCTCCAGGGTGCGGGGGTTGACATCCTTTATGCGGTTCAGTTCTGGCACCGTTAGCTTATGCCCTGCCAGCGTCGCAATCTTAAACACCATCGCCGTGCGGCTCAGTCCATTACCGAGAAATTTATTCGCCATAGTCTTTATACCTTTTATATATAGTTATACATTACATTCTCTACCCGTGCAGCTTCATGCCGTAGCGGTCACATCGTTCCGTCATCAGGAATGGTCAGCCGCTCCACCTTCGTTATCTGGCTCTCGTCGCAGCGGCGGTCCCAGTCTATACGATACTCGTCTTGCCACTTGTAGGCGCGGATTATGAATGGCTGCAGCGGCATCGGATATCTGCGCATCTTTGATGGTTTCGGTGTACTGATGACGCTCGCCTTCGGAGTTGTCCGTAGTATTCGCTCAAGAGTGTTGCAATCAGGATAACGCATCGTCACGGCATACTGGTTCTCGGTGTCGAAGCGTGCCAGCACCTGACGGAAGTACATCCACGGGGTCTCGTCGATGATGTACGCCATAGGCTTGCCGTCGGCATCCTCGCGGTCGATGGTGTAGCCCTTCAGAGGTTTCCAATCTCCCTCGCCATGCGCATTGGCGAGGTCAAAGCCGCTCCACCCGTCGGGTCGCCACCAGCTGCCCAGGTCGCGACGCATGATGAGCCACAGGTTTCTTCGCTCCTGCTCTGAGCACTGCGGCCACACCTTGTTAACCATATCCTCATACACGTTCCAGCGCAGATGGCTCCCCGCCATGCCGCCCTGCATCCACCACAGCACCTCGCGCCAGTCCAAATTCAGTGTAATCATATCTCAAATATTTATACCTTTTATATATAGTTATACATCACATTCTCTACCCGTGCAGCTTCATGCCGTAGCGGTCGCGCATCAGCTTGTGCGCCCATTCGGGAATCTGTATGTCGGTGACGTTGTTGCGCATGCACTCTGCCATGTGCTGCTCCAGCTGCTTGACGTAGTGTTGCGTGGTGAGCACGAAGGTCTCGTCGGGTACCTCGCCGCCCTGTATGTGGAAGCGACGCTGGATGTACTTCACGTCGTTGACGAACTTCTGGTTGAGCACCATTTCCTCCTCGCCGCCTCCGTGGACGTACATGATGGCCATGATGCGTGCCGATGTATCGGTGGTGATGGCGGGTATGCCCACCTGTTCGCAGGCTTCCAGCCAGTCGCGCTGTAACTGAGTTGCTTGATTTCTATTCATTGTTCCATCCTAATACGTTGTGAATGTAATCTACGCTCTTCCGATAGTTCTGTGATGCGATGAACTGGTCGTGTCGGCGGCGCTTGGCTATCTCTGCCTCGGTCTGCCGTTGCCTGCGTTCGGCCTTGCCGTCGCGCCTGGCTTTCTCGGCCATATAGATGTTGTTGCGCAGCGTGGGGTCGTCGATGATTTCGTTCAGCAGTCGGGTGTTGTGCTTCAAGAGCCAGTCCTTGACCACGTTCTGCGCCAGCCAGCCCTCGTGCTCCATGAGTGCGGCTATCAGCTGTTTGCCGTCCACTCGCAGTATGTGGCGTTTCTCGTCATCCATGCCAACCACGTCGTTAATCTTCAGATGCAGTTCCATATCACTCTTTCAGTTTGGGGTATCGCTCTTCAATCTGCCGCTTCAGGAAGTGAAACGTATTGCCGCGCTGACGGGTGTAGTCGCAGGCCATCTGATAGAGGTCGGGCACGTGCTGCTCCGCAATGCGGACGGTGCCGACGTAGGGGTCGTGAAATTCTACTACCATACTTCAATCTCTCCTTTCTGAATTTTCTCCATAGTCATATCTGTCATGTAAGTCAATACCCAGTTCGTCGGCCTTCGCCTGCATCAGCCGGATGTTCAGGAACGGATTGCAATGCACCTCCTTGTGACACTTGTGGCAGAGCAGTATCATATTGCGGTCGTCGGTGATTAAGTCCTGAAAGCGGGCGATGGGCAGCACGTGGTGCAGTTCCATCACGTCGAAGTCGAACTTCCGTCCGCAGTGTGGGCATCGACCGTCGTGCTCTTTGTAGAGACGTTGCTTGTCCTGCCAAATCAGTTTTCTGTCGTATCTCTGTAGGCTGTAACCGCAGGCGTGACGCTTCTTCACGCAGCAGTTGCTGACGGTGAAGTACAGTCCCAGCACTTTGAACGTCTTCTTGAACGTCCCCTCGGTCTTGACCTTTCGGAAATACTGATTGGAGGGGGTAGGATTTATTGTTGTTTGCATATCGCCAATGATTTGTTTAATTCGTGTAATCAGCGGTTCTTTATCACCACCTTTCCCGACTTAATATCCTCGCGATGTCCGTTGATAGCTTCCTGCAAGGCACCCTTGTTCTCCATGTCGGCAGCAGCCACGGCCATCAACACCGCTCTGGTTATTGCCATTTCCGCAGGAGTGGCACGCTGCTCGCCCACATGGTTCAGCACACACAGCAGCGTACTGGCCAGCACATCACCGTCGCCTATAAAGGCCGATGCAGCAGCCGACGAGTCGTTAGCCCCATAGAGCATCGCCACCGTGTCGTTCACACCATTGCAAGTTGCCATCGCCTTGTTCAGCGTCGTCAACACTTTTCGTTCTTCGTTCATATTTGTCATCATCTTTTTTTGTTAAATTGCCAAAATTTCACGAATACCTCCACGGGTTCTTTGCCTATACACTCCGTTATAACATCCGTGTAGTTAGCAGGCATACCAGCGGAATACTCCAGGTTATTCTTACCGTCAGCCTTGAATGTCAATACGACGGTATTTACACCAAACGGCAACTCACCAGCATCCGTCGATGGCTTCGTATCAGCCAGTCGATACCCCTCATTCCCAAGGGCGTTTATTTCCTCGCCCGTTAGTTCTATAAATCTCTTCATATTTGTTTAAATTTAAAATTCCTCGGCATTCCCGCGAGGTCGGGATAGTATCTTCAATGCCTTGCTCATAATCTATAATATTTATTTCTTTCCATATTTTTGCTTTAATGTCTTAACATCAGGGTGTTCCTTATATCTCTTTCTTAGCGCAGTCCAAGCGTTCCATATTTCGGAATTGTCACGTTCGAGCGGGAGGCGTCCTTCCTTTAAACAGAAGTCAGTCACTATACCTATACGCCTGCTGAAATTGCCCCTTGTACTGTAACACTCTTTCAGTTCGTTCATTTCCTGTCGGTCATTATATTTGCGGACAAGTATTACCCATTTGTTGTAGATATTGCGGTTATCGCTACGACGTGGAAGTCTGTTGCATTCCTTGCAGAATGCGACAATCGGTTCCAACAAATCTTCATAAGATAATGGTTTGTTGCCGTATTGGGCAGTCAGTCGTTTAACTTCTGGCTTATCCCTGTATAATCGCATAATGTTAATCCAGTTGCGACGCTCCGCCTTGTCGTCCTTTAGACATGGCACCCTGCCGTTCTTTTCGCAAAAAGCCGTCAGCATTTTAATACGCTTCTCGTAGCCGGAATATCGGCTGTATTGACTGATCAGCGACTGCACATCGTCCGTGTCTTTATAGTCTTTCAGTAGGGCTACCCAGTTAAGGTATTCTGTTTTGTCATCTTTTCTTCCTGGTACTCGCATGTGACTTTCGCAGAATGCTTTTGCTTGCTCTACTCGTTCTACAAAAGGGGTTACTTTGTAATCTGACGGAACCAACTTCTCTATCAAGTCTTTTACCCCCAATGTATAATCCTTCACCTCGAACTTGCGGGGTTCGCGTTCCTCGCGTTCGGCCTGTGGTATCTCTATCGCATCAAACTCGTCGAGCAGACCCTTGATGGCCGTCGTGGTGGTGATGTTGTCCACCATGTCGAGCACCAGCGGCTTCTCGGTATTGGCGGCGGTCAGGCAGCGCCCCATCTGCTGCATGTAGATGATACGGCTGCTGGTGGTGCGCAGCATCAGCACGGCATTGACGTTGGGCACGTGGATGCCCTCGTTGAGCATATTCACCGAGAACATCAGCTTCACGCCCTTGCTGTCGGTATCATCCTCGAAGCGGTCCATCTGCTCACGCTGCTCGCGGTCGGTCAGGTCGCTGTGCATAATACAGGTGCTGACCACCGTAAAGCCTGCCTCGCGGAACCAGCCCATCACCTCGTCGCGCATCTGACCCAGACTCTCGATGTTGCCGCAGAACACGATGACACGTCGGGCGTCGCGGTCAAGGTGCTTTTTCAGGATGGACGGCATACCATACGACAGCTCCCAGCGCAGTTTCGCGTTGCTTAGCCGGAAGATGCGCTCGCGCTTCTCCTTGTCGCTCAGACTGCGGCTGCGCTCAATGCGCTCCTGTGCCTCGCTGACGGTCTTGTCCCAGCGGAACAGACCACTGACATAGCGAGGGATAGGCAGGATGTTCTGATTCCATGCCTCGGCAATGGTGATATGCGAGGCAATATTGCCGTGGAAAAGCTCGTCGGCCATATTGCGCTCGTTGTCGAGGTAGCGGATATGCGTGGCGGTAGTACCGAACACCTTGGCCGCCGTGTTCAACTCCAGCAAACGGTCAACGGCAGCGCCCCATTCCTGCGCACCGGCTCGGTGGAACTCATCGAGACAAATCAGGTCGTAGTCCGTGTGCGGGTTCTCTGTCAGGTTCAGCGTCTGATAGGTCATATACTCCACACCCCGCTTGCGCCACTTCAGCACGCTATGCACCTGGTCGAGCACAAACGTGTTCGGTCCGAGTATCAGCACCCGCTTGAAGCTCTCGCTGACGGCAGCTATCAGGTACGACTTGCCCGTGCCAGTCGGATGAACTACGCAGGTGCGGTCTGCGGTCTCGAACGCCCGCATCACCTTCTGGTAGGCCGTCTTATTGTGTGGTAGTAAAATGGTTCGCATATCGCCTATATTTGTTCAAGTTTAAAAGTTCGTTTTAAGTTTTTAAAGCCTTTTACCACTCATAGCCGAATGGGCGCCAGTCCGTCGGCTCTGGAACCTCCCGTCTCTTGCGTTTCCGTTTCTTCGGTTTCTTCACCTCCGGTATGTCGGGTACGTCGTCAGGCGAAAAGCGTATGGTGGTGTCGGGCTCTATCATATACCTTTATATATAGTCATGGTCCGACTTGTTAGTCATCGTTTTTAGGCGTATCGAACTAATCAGCGTCTTGATATCTGCCATCGAGTAGAGCACAGATGCGTTCTGCGCCTCACTCGTCTTCACTGGTGTCAGCAGACCACCGTCCACCCACCGCTGTAGCATCGCCGCCTTGAAGCCCAACTTCTGCAAGTAGCGCTTCGCCTCGCCCTGTTTGATATAGTCCGCACTTGGATCACACGAGCGCACATACTTCTGCACTCCCGCATCCACCGCATCCGTCATCAGCGACAATAGGTCTTTCAGTTCGATGTTCATACTACCCTACTTGACACGTTTAAAGGCAATGGTTGTGTCAATATTCGGCACCACCGTTTCGTAATCATCGCCGAGCAGCTGACGCAAGTCTTGTTCAAACAACCGCCGCAGGTCGTAATGGTCATACTTCATCACAGCCTGCGAAGCTACTCGCGCCGACTCCTTAGCCCGCTCGTCTGGCAATGTATAGATGCGCACATCGCCCACTTTCATCTCCTGCCATTCGGCTCTTCCGACTTTCTCTACAATCATTTAAATTATTATAAAAGATTACTTACACCGACACAAAATCGGGAGAAAAGCCGTATCTTTGCGGATGGATATTTTGTGGTGCAAAGTGGCGCAAATGCTTTATAGAATGGGCTTTCGCGTCAACGGCTATTCTTTTACCCGATTCGTTCGTAGTTTACTTACTTACTTACGGATTGCAAAGATACACATAAATGTTCATAAGCGTTCGGAAACGTTCGGAATTTTAGCATAAATTAACGGATAAACTTAGAACGATATGGGAAGACGAACAGAACTAAAAGACAAGACGCGCAACAACATCTTTGCAGCCGCCATCGATGAAATCAGACGCAGAGAGGGAAAGCTCACACAGCTCGACCTCGCAAAGCGGATGGGTGTCAACAAAGACACAATCACCAACATCCTGCGATACAGGACAGCAGTCACCGACGACATTATCACCCGCCTGCAGAACGCCAGCGGTCGCATCTTCAACCTACAATGGCTCCGTGGCGAGAGCGACATCATGCTTTCAGGACAAGACAACGAAGGTTCGGAAACATTCAGAAACAACACACCGTCAGGCGTTCCGACCTACTCCAGCATGACCAACTCCATCATCGCCGCCAAGGACGAAGCCATCGAGTCGCTGAAGCGTGAGGTCGCCGCCAAGGACGAAGCCATCGAGTCGCAGAAGCGTGAGGTCGCCGCCAAGGACGAAGCCATCGAGTCGCAGAAGCGTGAAAGTGCCTCCAAGGATGTACTTATCGAAAGCCTCCAGCAGCAGGTGGCCGACCTCCGTGCTGCCCTCGCTGAACAGCAGAAAAAAGACTCCTTTGGCAACTATCCATTTACTCCTGGAGTTGCTGACAATGGCGAAAGAGTATCAAAGGAAAAGTAAACAACAACGGAAATCTGACAGAAAACAGAAAACAATTCTGACAAGAACTTCCGCCATATTTCCGCCAAACGAGAAAACGAAAAGAAATGAATACATAGCAAATAAACACGTTCTGCGTATTTCGCTTGCAGAGATTGTGGTTCTGAATGCCGACGGTTCGAGTCCGTCCGGGCACCCAAGCCGAAAATCCCTGCAAATAAGCGTTTGCAGGGGTTTTTCGTCAAAAGGCGGATAGTCCGTTTTTGGACGGATTTTCCGCTTTTGAGCCGATAAATTTCCGTCAGATTTCCGCGAGATTTCCGTCAAGTAGGCAAGACGAGGTAAGATGGGGTAAGATTAAACGACGGACGGCGGGCGCAGGACCTATAATATATATAAAGGTATGGCAACAATAACGATTGAGATAGGAAAGAGGAACAAGAAACGGCTGCACCCGGTGTCGTTTCTGATTTGTGAGGGACGGACGAAGAAGCGCATCCCAACGGGCATCACCGCTACCGACTCGGAACTGACGACCAACGGTAAGCGCATTCGTGAGCCGGAGAAGGCAAAGATGATTGAGCAGAAGCGGCGTGAGTTGCAGGAACGGCTCGATGCACTGCAATTGGATGCACTGGGCACGGCGACGATGGACGCCACAGAGATAGCGGAGCGTATCGTGACAAAGGAGGAGGTGGCGGACTTCTTCACCTTTGCCGAGGACTGGCTGCGGCGCAACGACATAAAGGGGGCTAAGAACTACGTGACGATGCTGAACTCACTGGAGAGTTACCTGGGTAAGCGTCGGCTGCCGTTCAAGATGATTACCTATAAGTTGCTGGAGGACTATGAGCAGCACCTGAAAGACAAGCCCCGTGCGCAATCGCTCTACCTCGGACTGATGCGCCACCTGTTCCGTGAGGCCATGCGCCGATATAACACCGACTACGAGACGGTCATCCAGAACGACCCGTTCCTGCGCTATCGTGTACCAAAGCAGCAGATGAAGAAGGGTGTGCGGGCACTGACGCTGAAGCAGCTGATGGCAATATACCGCTACAAGGGTGAGCCGTACAGTCGTGCGCAACTGGCCCGCGACTGCTTCATCCTCTCGTTCTGTCTGATGGGTATGAACTCCGTGGATATGTACTCAGCGAAGACGCTGACACACGGTGTACTGAAGTACAACCGCACAAAGACGAAAGATCGCCGCAGTGACGATGCCTACATCGAGGTTAAGGTGCATCCCGTCATCGGGCGGCTCATCAAGAAATACCGCGCCGCCGACCGCGTGTTCACCTTCCATCGCCGCTATGGATCGCCGGAGGACTTCAACCGCGCCATCAATGTAGGTCTGAAAACCGTCGGCGAGGCGGTGGGCATCGACGGTCTGCAGTTCTACCAGGCTCGCCACACCTTCGCCACGTTGTCACGCAACCTGATGCACTTCTCGAAAGGCGATGTCGATGAAGCACTCAACCACGTCGGCAGTTACGACGTGGCTGATATCTATATCCAGAAAGATTTTTCGGTGATTAACGACAACAACTTCAAGTTGCTGGACCGCGTGTTCGGAATTACAAAAACGGACTGAACGGATGAAACGAATTTAGAATAGCGTAAGTTGTGCTTGCTCGCCCTTGATACGCTTTACCGCCTTGTCGTAGTATTCCTTGTTCAACTCGAAGCCGATGTACTTCCGTCCGCTCTGCATACAAGCGATTGCCGTTGTGCCACTGCCCATGTAAGGGTCAAGAACTACCCCCCCCAGTTGGGTTGAGTTCTCTATAAGCGTCTTGATGATAGGCACAGGCTTTGGTGTAGGATGCCCGAAAGCCTTCTTGTCGGCAGTATTCGTCTGAGTGATGAAATACTTGCGCTTGGTCTCATACGTGCCGTAGAGGTTGGCGCCATTCCGCATGAATACGATGTACTCCGTATCGCTCAGATACTTGTTGTTGCAGGTTGGCACAGGGTTCGTCTTGTGCCACGTCAGCAGGTCGTACTTCAACTTGTGGCTGAGTGCAAAGCCCAGCAACTGCGGCAACTGGTCTTTCGAGCAGAAGATATACATGTTAGGATGCTTGCAGACACGCAGACATTCCTCCAACACTTCGTTGCTCACACCGCTTTGCAGGTGGTCGATGCCTTGATGATAGTCTCGGCCTTTCTTGCCGAAAGCACTACCGCCTTTTTCGTTGTGCTGCTGCAACTCGTATGGCGGGTCTGCAACGATGAGCGACACCGTGCCACTCTCAATTTGCCGCAATCCCTGCAGGCAGTCCATATTGTATATCTCGTTTACGTTCATGGCTCAAAGTCTGGGATAATCATAAACTGGTCGATGTGGTTCAGTGGGCAGTGGTCGTATTCCGAATGGCTGCTGATAATTTCGTCATCGGTCTCGCTGATGCTTCCGACAGCGGGTTCGTATATCTCTCCGCTATACAGCAATACAGGGATTCCTCGTGGTGCCTTATCAAAGTCGGAACACCATTCGCCTGCTTTCGGCCATTCGCAAGTAGCATTGATGCGTTCCTGTACCTCTTCATCGGTTACTTCTGATTTGTCGAACTCGAAGCAATCGTCATTATCCATAATGCTTACGGCCTTTGTAGTTTCTCCATCACCGATAATCTTATATCGTCCTCGTAGTGTATCAACTGTTCTTTTCATAAATTCGTGTCTATTCGTGTTCGTTAAAAACCTAATCCGTATAATCTGTGTAATCCGTGGTCTAAAACATCTTTCGCAGCAATGGGCTCCACCATTTCCATGTTATGATGAGCAGTGCAAGGATAGCCGCCATGAGCAGGTAGTCTTTCAGTGTCTGCCACCAGCGTTTATACCACGGAAGTTCGCCAAAGGCGGCAGAACCGCTTTGCGCATGACTATCCGTGCTGTCAGCCTGTTCCCAATGCGTCTGGTACCGCTCGAACCGCTGCTGCCAGATGTCGTTGACGGAATCAAGTGCCGTGCTCAACCTCATTTTAAATTCACGGCTTAGGCGCTGTTCGGTTTGTTGCTGCATGCGCGACATGGACCGCTCCGTGGTGCGCTGCTCCTGACGCATTTCTCGGCCAAGGCTGTCCGTCCAGGTGGTGATGGTCTCGGTGACTTTTTCTTTTTGGTCCTCGTTGCTGAACAACGAGGCACTGTACTCTTCCATGCGCTGCCGCCATAACGAGTCCATTTGGGCGTGCCAACTGCTTAGTCGGCGGTCTATTTGAGCCTGGATAGCCAGCGTGTCGGCCTGCACATAGTGGTGGTGATGGTTCTCAATGGCTTTCGTGGTGGTGCATCCTGTGAATAGTGAGATAACGGTACAGGCGACCAGTGCGATGGCTAATACACAAAAGAAACTAATCACTTGCAGCACGCAGAACCTGATGCGGTCCTCGAAGGTCATATCCTTCATCATGTCATCATCTGGTTGCTGCATCATGTGGAATGGGTTGTAAAAATTGTCAAACATAATAGAATTGTTTTAATAAGTTTATCGCAAAGGTACGGCAATATTCATAAACGAACGGACATCAACCGCCGCTTCGTCTCAGTCTGTACGTCGCATCGCCACCGAAGTGTTTTTTGACGATAGCCGCAAAAGCAGCACTTGTCTTGCCATTGGTCAGCCGCTCTGCCAGTCCTGGTTCTTTGCGGTCGTAGGCAAATGTCACCTCTCCGTCCTGATAATCCACGAACCACACGTCGGCACCCGACAGTCCCAGCTGCGTCTTGAAGTCGGCGTAGCACTGTTGCCACGCCTGCTGCGCCTGTTCTTTGGTGAGGTTGGGCTGCGTAATACCAGCCTCTGAACCGCTGCCCGACGCTGAAGCATCGGGAACGAAACGAAGAGATGACTGAGAAGCTAATGCTGAAGCATTGGGAACGGAATTGCCTGGTACGGTTACTGCATTGGCGAAGAGGTCACCCTCGACGGGTTGCTGCGCATTGTCGCCGATACGCTTCACCAGGAACTCCACGAAGTCAGGATCGCCACGTCGTCGGTCGCCCTGGTAGATAGGCTCGTAGGTAAACGTCAGGTCAGCATGGCCGTCTGCGGCCATCTTGTCGAGGTCGCCCTTCACAGCATCCAGTACCTTCGTCTTGAAATGTGCGAACTTCTGGTAAGGCACCACCCACTCGCCCGTCTTGTCGTCACGGAACGGCTCCATGCCGATAGCCCGCTTAATCTCAGGCACCGACAGGCGCACGACGTTGCGATGCTCCATGAGTAACTTGAAGTACAGCGGCGGTGTAGAGCGTTTCGTGGCATAACGTGCAATCTGTTTGGGATGACTGATATAGCCCTGCGCCATGTCGAACGCATACTGCGCCACATTGTTATTGATCTCCACCTCGATATAACCATAGTGCTCAGGCACACGAAACTGCTTGAACACCGGCGAGAAGATCGTGCCGCCCGTCTTGCGCCCCTCGTTATCCAGTTCGGCATGCTCCACCACCACGTTCATTTCGGCGATAGCCTCGCGCACCGTCTGGTAGTTCTGTGCCTTGATGCCCATATCCGCCAGGTAGATGCGGAACGGCGGTATGCCATGCTCCAGCACATACTTCGTGAAGAGCGGACGCACGGCGGCCCCACTGTGATGCAGTCCCAGTTCAAAGAACGTCTTCATATACTCCTGCAGGTGAGCGCTGACCATCAGCAGCGAGTCCTGTTGCAGCAGTGTGCGCTTAGCACCCAGTTTGATATACGAGTTTGGCGTTTTTATCAGCGTCAGTTCATCCATTATTGCAAAAACCTCTAATTTTGTTCACTTAAACCTCTATGTTTGGCAACCCAGAGTTATATGTTTGGCAACCTCAATCGCTCGAAAGCCCTATGAACAGGCGATTTCTCACAGTCCCTATAATACGATACGATACCTATGATTTTTCTATAATAAATAAAGAGTATTATATTGTATAGTAATATGTAGGTGTCCAACTTTATAACTTTTTCCACCTCGGATGGCGAAAACTTGGTGTCCAACTATATAACTTTTTCCACTTTCTGCTTCCCCTCCTGCACGTCGAGCCACAGTTCAATGGCCTGTGCCACCAGTGCGGCAATGTTCTCACGGCGCGTCAGCTTGATGTCGTTCAGTCGGCGGTACATCGACATGGGGATGTAGGTCTGCACGCCCTTGGTGGGCTCCTGCTCCGATGGTTCTTTTGGTTGCTGTGGCACAGCAACAGACTCGACACTCGCGGGCGAACCGCTCGGCACACTGGCTGCGCCCTGTCCGCTTACTATCTCCTGGAACCCGTCGCTGATGCGCTGCTCCGTGTCCTTTACTAAGGTCTCCTGCATTTCCTGCAGGTTCCAACCGTTACTTTTCTTTACCATAACTATATAAATTAAGAATTAAGAATGAAGAATGAAGAATGAGCTATCCGAAAAGTTCTTTTGCCAGGCTCTCATACGCATTGGCCACGGGGCTCCACTGCTTATACTCATAGATGTCCTGTTTCTTCGTCTGCGCCTCATTTACACGCACCGATCTTGGGATAATCGTCGTAGTGATATTGTCACCATACGCCTGCTCCAGATAGGCGATGAACGACTTCGAGATATTGGGGCGTGCGTCCACCATGACAGGCAGTATGCCGCGCAGTTCCAGTTGCGGGTTCAGTTCCCGCTTCACTCGTTCCATTTCCACGATGACAGGGGCAAGGCCGCTGACGCTCAGTCCTTCCATCTGCACGGGTATCAATAGTCCCGATGCCACCGCCATAGCGTTGTAGGTACACATGCTTAATGCCGGAGGACAGTCTATCAGCACGTAGTCGAAGTATTCAGGGATGCTCGTGATGCCCTCGCCGCTGCAATCCTCCACCGAGCCTATAATTAACTTACGCAGCACCATGTACGGCTGCATCTGCTCCTGCAGCTTCGGTTCAATCTTTTGGAGCATCGGCGACGATGGAACGAAGTAGATGCCCCGGTCGCTCTTATAGATAGGCAGATGGCCGTTCTCTACCGCCATAGCGTCGGTTATGGTCGGCTGACCATCACGGCTCTTGTTCCAGCCATACAGCTTCGACAAGTCGCCCTGCGGGTCAAGGTCGATGACCAGTATGCGCCAGTCCTTATGCTCGCGCTTCATCGCCACTGCCAGGCTCTGCACGGTGGTGGTCTTCCCCACTCCGCCCTTGTTGTTGACTATCGCCAACACTTCTTTCAGTCTTGTTTCCATAACGCTTTTCACTTTTAGTTAACACCCTCTCGCATCTTTCGCGCATGCTCCAGATGCTCTCTCAAATCATACTCATTCTTGGCCAGCACCATGCCGATAGGCAGCGTCGCAAGGAATGCTGAAGACGGCTTATGCTCGCTATCGCCACAAGTCTCGTCGAGCACTACCAGAATATGACACAAGCCTTTCGACAAACCAGTCATCATTTTTGCCGTGACATGTTCTTCGTCCTGATGCTTCCTTCCCCACGAAGCCACTGCATCGCGTATCAGGTGTTCCAGTTCGTCCATACTCTTGGTGGCCTCTTTGAAATCTTCGTAGAGAGCCGCCTTCTCCTCGTCAGACATCTTGTCTATACGCTCCATTGCCTCTTCTAAACTTGTTTTCTTCTTCATAACTTTAAATATTTTTGTTTGCTTATTTGTTTGCCTTATCTCAATCAATCAACGTTGATTTCTTGATTTCAAGAATTGTTTATTTCAAGAGCCCGCCCGTGGCGAGACCAATTAGTCCCAGTGGAATGAGCAGCCCAGTCTCGTAAATCACGAACAACGCCACCGTAGCCGCTGCCACCATGCCGATTGCCTTCATCGTGGCAGATGGCTGATGGCGGTCGATGTCTGATGGCTGATGGTCGATGGATGATGGCTGATGGTCGATGGATAATGTCTGATGGCTAATGTCTGATGGCTGACGCTCCACACGCGGCTTGCGAGGCTTGCGCTGCCGACGAGGACGGGGCTGGTCGATGGCTGATGTATGATGGCTGATGTCTGATGGTTTAGAGTTCTTTGCTGAGCAAAGCGGCAGAGCCGAGCGCACGGTTACAGGCTCATTATTCGTGTAATTCGTAGTTTCTGCTATAACCTCCGGCTCATTATCTGTGGAATCTGCGCAATCTGCGGTCTCTATAACATCAGCCATCAGCCCTCTTACATCAGCCATCAGTTGCCACCTTCCGCTCTCCAGTCCGGGGAACAGCGAGCTGCCTACGGCTATCCGTCCGTCCTCCGTCATGTTCGCCTCGTGGCAGATCTCGCGGTCCGTTCCGTGGAACGTCATCGTCATCTGTCCGTCACTCTCCACCGTCAGCAGGCTGTAGATCGTCCCCTGCGCGTTATGCTTCATCTGATACGTCTGTGTCATAGTCTGTATATATATTATAATGTATATTCGTATAATTCTTTCAGTCGCTGTCGCTTTGTGAAAGCGCTAAAGCGATTACGTAAAATTCGTAGTCCTACCCCAGCATGTAAATCTCGAAGACGAAAGCCAGCAGCATCAGGAAAATCATCACGTCTGATAACGTAATCTCGCTCACCTCTTGCTTGATGGGTTGCAACACATAAACATTGATTGCTTTCCATGCTGCTTTCCATCCACGTTGAATGATTGCTTTCAACGCATCAACATTGATTGATACATTGACATCAATATTGATTGCTCTGTTTGTTGATTGAATTGTTGCTTCCATTGTTGTATGCTTTATTGGTTTGTTGATTGCAATGTTTGTTGATTTATTGATTTCTTGAAAAACGAGGGGCAGGGGGTCCTGCCCACTCGTCGGCAGTTCGTGTAAGGAACGGAAGGTAAGAATTTTGTTTATTCGTTGCTGACCGTAGCAAACGGCTTCAGCAGTTTCAGGTAGGTACGGACGGCCTGCAGGAACACGGTGATGGTTTCAGTGTCCACCTCGCAGCGCGAGCCGCCGATTGCAGCCTGCTGCTTAGCCAGTTCCATGAGTGCCACAATCTCCGTCTGGGCGTCCACCATCTGTTCCAGATGCTCTTCGTAGGGGTAGCCCGCTGTGAAGTTCTCCACGATAGCATTTACTGCCTCATTCATTCTTTGCTGGTTCTCCAGCGTCTTCTTCATGTTGTTCATATACTTTGTTGTTTTATTGTTTGATTGAAATGTTGATTTGTTGTATTATTGATTTCTTGATTGCAAGGGCAAAGGTAGTAAATATTTGGTAACTTACAAAGAAAAGAAGTAAATAAATACTATTTCTTAACAAGAATTAACCAAATAAGTAAGATTTTAGGGCAAAAAGTAGTATATAAAGAATATTTTTCGTACCTTTGCAAACGAAACAATCGTAAATATATACTATCAAAATATGGAAGAACAGAACATTACTATACGCACCATTATAGAGAAGCGCATTGCCGAAAGCGGTAAGACCAAGCGCGAAGTAACCGAACTGGCTGGCATCAATAGTGGCAATCTAAATAAGATGCTTGACTCACCGTCATGGCCTACATTGGAGCGCATTGCTCAGGCATTAGGCATCACCGTCAGCGAACTGGTGGCCGACAATCCCGCCAGCCACATCGAGCCCCAGCAGAAGTGTCCGTACTGCGGCCATAATCTGAATATCAAGGTCGAGTAGTTGCATCCATTCTTTCCAATCCTTGCAACTTTAGCAAGAACTTGCAAGTATTATCACAAAAAAGCGAGAACCACCGAGGCTCCCGCTCTTAATCCGTTGCTGAAAAAACTATCCGTGGTTCAGAAGTCCGGCTCGAACGTCAGTACCGTTTCGTCACCCGTGGAGTCCACCGTGAAGCGTCCGCTGGCGATAACATCCATACCGATAATGAAGTCTGGCACCCGATAGCCCAAGTTCTTCAGACTGCCGTCAGGGTCGATGTCAACCACTTTCAGGCTTATGTGTGGTAATACAATGTCGCCGATGCGGATTGTCGCCAAAGTCGAACCTTGCAATATTGTCTGCATGACGGTCATCGGTTGCAACTCGTCGTCCGTCGGAGGCTGTGCCACGATGCCCAGTCTGTCGGCAAAGTGCTTTGCTATTGACGACTGTGTGGCTCCAGTGTCCCAGATGCCGATACCCTGCTCCGTCCGCTCACCCCATGGCAGCGAGACAGTCACCTCGGCTTCTACTGTCAGCTTTGGCACTACTTCTCCGTAGTGCTTTTCGTAGTACGCAGTTTTACGTTGAGCAGTGCCATGCTCACTGCGAAGTTCCGCCGAGCCTTCTCCTTGCCTATCCGCTGTTCCCAGTTGACGGGCTTTACTACTATTGCTCTTTGACATTTCTCTTCGATGTTTAAATCCTTCTTCATATCTTTACCTGTGTTATTGTTTCACCGACAAAGATACGAAAACCGTGCTGCTTAATAAGGACAAAGTTCACTCCTTTGCTGCCTTGATTAGCTCGTCCACGAACTCTGATTTATTCTCCTGCCGCGCCAGTATCTCCACGCTTTCCTCGCTCAGTTTCAGCGTCACGGCCTTCTTTCCTAATGCCTTGCGCCCGCTGCCCTCGCGTCTGCCGCCACGGCCACTCTTCTTGATTTCTTTTACATTTTCTTTTTCCATAATATCCCTGCTTTATAGCCGCCCTTATCAAGGGGCTCAAAATCCATATTCTCGCCCTTTCTATAATTACCGATGATTGTTATATCTCCCTAATCATCTTTGCAACGTCCAATGTTCTTTTGACGGTGCAAGAACAAATCTCGCACTTTGACTTCTGGTTAATAAGCGTCAGGCTGATGTACGAATACTTTCGCTTGTCATCGTAGCCGTTGATTCTGACAGTCATCGGATTGCCATCTATTACCACGTCGATGTCATTGCCGTTCTTTTCGTTCACGATGACCTCGCCGTATTCAGGATGCGCCACTTCCTCCTGCAGAACCATGTCCCTCACCAAATAACCGATGGCACATGCCCCGTCATTTCCAATATTCTCTATAACATTCATATCGCCTAATCTCTGATTATTCCTATAAACTATAACTAACACGCATCGCTCAGCAGAATCAACTTACGGGCGGTCACGTCCAGCAGTCTGGCAACAGCCTCCTGAGTGGTCGGTTTCTTTTGATATTCCTTCATCTTCTTCAGGTAGTTGTCCAGAATATCCTTTGCTTTTTCCGTCTGACTTTCGGCGATGCCGTAATAATCAATCACATCCTTCAGATAGGTCTTTTGCTCGCCGTCCTTCACCTTGTCGATGCACGTAGCGAAAAAGCCTATCAGTAGGTCGCGTGGAGACATACCGTCATCCTCGCGTCCGTGTCCACGTCGGCCACCACGTTCAGCGTGCGCTCGCCGTCCTCGTCGCTCTCTATCGCGTCGTAGTCGAATCCAACACTCACCACACCTACACGAGTAGTCATGCAGTAGTCCATAATCTCCTTCTTTGCCAATGCCAGCACTACATTAAGTGCCATTCCTTCAATCTTTGCCATAATATCGCCTCCTATAATTATTTGTTCGTATAATGATTGATTATTTTATTACGGAAGTCCTCGTTGTTATTAGCAGTCACCTCCGTGTCGTCAAACAGCTCGGCTCTGATTCCTTTCAGGATATAGTCGCCTTCTGTGTGGTAGTCCGTCTGAAACTCAAAGTTCCACTCGATGCTTGCCGAAGCAGCAGGATCATCATCCTCACCAGCACCGTCTGCCCATTTGTCAATGTTGCAGCAGGTGTTACCCTCTCTCACGTCGTGGTCGAAGTCGTGGCACGAGCGAGTATCAAAACCAGTCGTCATATCGTTGAAAGCCTCCATGATAGCCTCCTGGTCGTTCTGCGCCTTCAAGTCGTATTCCATGCCGTTGCTGGCATCAACACATGTGTACTTCATATTATCGCCCTTTCTATAATTACTGATTATTTATTACCAACGTACAATCTTAGTATCGTAGCACTGTTCGATAGCACTGATTAGCTCGTCCAGCGTGCTCTCGCAGTACACGTCATTCGCACCATTGCCCAGACGCACCACCTTGTTCATCTCTTCCAGCGTCTTGTCGTACTCGTCCACGATGTCATACCTGTTGCCGAATACGTCCAACAAATAGAACTGGTTGTTCTTCTTTCCGAAACCATTGCCAGGATATTGGCAAAGCATGAATTTTCTGTTCTTTTTCATATTGTTTAAGTTTAAAAGTTTTTTATCCGTTTTATCTGTGTGATCAGTGTTCGTTCTTAATCACATTGCAAAATTACGAAATCTTTTTGAAAACGGCAATACTTTTCCAAAGAAAAATGCAATACGTTTTCAAACTTTAACACTTTGAAAGCCACAATACGCTTTCTATTAACATTTGAAAACATATTACTGCTATCAATGCGCTATTATATATATAAAAAAGGTGCAGCGAACTTCACAGTCAGCTGCACCAAACAGAAAAATCAGAAAACTAACTAATTACTAACGGGAGTTACAGTATCGGTGGCGTCCAGCAGGCAGCGGAGCCCGATGTCTGAGGACTGATGTCTGATGGTTGATGGCAACAGCAGCCTGATTCGGGCTCCGTGGCCGTCGCTGGTGCTGGCGGGATGAGTGTTTTTAACATTTCTGATGTTGTCGCCAGCATACGCACGCCGTCGTCATGGGCTTGTACCTTTTGTTCCTTGGCGTACTTCAAGACCGAGGTACGACCGACAAGCAGTGCTACCATGACCTTGCGCAAGCGGTGGGCCAGTCGGGTGAGCATCTGCTCGGTGAACGAGGCAACAGGAATACCACCTATCGGTTCGTCACCTCCAGGCAGCTTGCTGTCACGAATGAAGTCGATGACCACCTTCAACAGGTCTTCGCCGATGCTGTTGGCGATAATCTCTTCCTGGATGAAGCGGAGGTCGGGCAGCAGTTGGATGAACTTCTCGCGGCTGTCGTAGATGTTCAGATACGACTGCAGCACCTCGCACGAGGGGATGAGCAGGGCGGCGGCGAGGTAGTAGTAGCGGCTCTCCTTCCAGAGGGTGACGATCTCGCTGCGCTCGTCTTCGATGTCTGATGTCTGAGGGCTGATGGCTGATGTATCGTCTTCGATGTCTGATGTCTGATGTAAGATGTCTGATGTATCGTCTTCGACGTCTGATGTCTGAGGGCTGATGTCTGATGTATCATCGGCGGCTGCGCCTTGCTCATTGCACCACTGTTCCAGCTGTCGGAGCAGTTGGTTGAGGGCAGCGTGTGCCTCCTTGTTGCAGGTATCACGGTATAGGTCGATGGTCTTGCCGTTCTTGTCTGGTGCGGGGTAGTCGTCGGCGATACTCATGTTGATGCCTGCATTATTCACACTGATGGCCTGCATGCCGATAGCACGGCCAAGGGCGTCGAAGGCTACGCAGCGCTGGGCGAGCAGTAGTAGGCGGCTCCAGTAGCCTGTCTGGTAGTCGGCGACGCTGCTGCGCTTGGTGGGGTTCTCGTCGTACCACTGGCATAGTTTACTATACAAAGGGGTACCGAGCTTGTCTTCAAGGAAGTCATGCTCACTATTGTCTATGAAGCCTACGAGTCCGTCGATGCTGTCGAGGGCGTGGGCGGGGCTGGCGAGGCGAAGCTCTTGGATGTTTGTGATAAGCATAGCTTTTATTTACTATTTATCTATTTACTATTTACTATTTATGTACTATTTGACTATTTTGCGATTTGGCGGCTGGTGTAAATTTCTAAATGATAAAATTGTAAATCAATCGTAAATCGTCAATCGTCAAATTGTAAATTCTATGTCGGCTGTTCGGCATTGGTGATGCCGGTCTTGCTGTTGTCCAGGGTAGTAAGCACTTCGCGCGGTATCTCGAACTCCAGATGCGGGTCGAGGTTGTTGAAGGACTTCATCAGGTAGAGGGGCATGAGCATGAGCTGCTGCATGGGCGACATCTGCACCTGTTTCAGCAGGAAGCGCTCGCGGAGGTCGGTGCCGCCGCTGCTTGCCACGTCGCCAGGTGAGTTGCCCACTAAGCGGCTGTCCAGTCCGAAGGCAAAGAACACGATACTCGATATCTCTGCCAACTCCTTCTGGTTAGCTTCGGCAGTCTGCTTGTTGTTCGCCTCAATCTCCACGATCTTCCATGACTCGTACACCTTGCCGTCGGTACCAAGGAAGGTGTATGCCACCAGCGGCTTGCCCGTGTTGTCGCGGTCTTCGAGGAACGAGTTAATCTGGTCGCGCAGGGTGTTGAACACCTTCAGCTTGTCTTCGGGCGTGTCGGCCTTGCTCTGAAAGTAAAGGCGCTCCATGTATTCATTGTTCAAATACAAAATGCGCCCGATGACGTTCGAGTTCTTGCGGCGCTTGTTGCGATCGCTAATCATCGTCATCAGGTACTCGTAGATGTCGCCGCTGAAGATAGATTGCCATGCCGGTACGGGGTAGTACGGACGTCCTGCCGAGGGATAGGCAATAGGTATGATGAAGCGTGTGGGGCGCTTGCGAATACTGCCGTTGGCCTTACGGGTCTCACGCACGATACGCTCCAGGTCGGTCAGCGGTGACTGCGGGTCGAGGGCGGGGATGGCTATCATCTCGAGAGCGTCCTCAGCCTTGTTGCTGGCAGAGGCGGGGAACACGCGGGAATCGAGGAAGCGGTTCGATACATAGACGTAGTTGATGCGCCCGTTCTGGTCCTTACGCTCCAGGCGGCAGATGTGTGCCGAACGGTAGCGGATGCCCGTCACCTGCGGCATCCACATCGACGTGGGCACGTTCTTACCGTCAGCGTCGAGCGTGCGCTGGTTGAGTGTGATTTCGGGGAAGCATAGGTTCTGTTCCTGCATATCCTCGGTCAGCGAGAGGTAGGTCAGCGCGAGGTTGTTACGAGCGGCAAAGTTGGTCAGGAAGTCGTTCGTGGCCTGCCACGAGGTGTATTCCTTTTCGAGGGTGGCGATTTGGTCTTGAATGTCCTTCTTCAGTTCTTCGCCTGATTGAACATTGAACATTGAACATTGACCATTATCCATTGAGGATTGAACATTGTTCGATGATTCATGTTCAATGGTTGACAGCTCCCGTTTCAAGTCCCTTATCCAGCCCTTGATCAGCACACCGGCATCCTTGAAGGCGATGCGCTTCTCGGTGATGTTGCCACCGACGTACTGCACATAAGCATAGACGAATCGGGGACCCTTGCCGGCACACAGGTCGGTGTTGAAGCGGTGGGCGCTGGCAGTATAGGGCGATGCCTCACGCAATAGCGACACCACGTTAGGGTTGCGGTTGCCTGCACCCCACTCCATGTAGCCTAGTCCCGGCGTACCGATGTTGTCGGGCGTCGGTTGTTCTACACCACTGCTGAGGTGCAGCGTAGGATATTGGTAACTGGCGCTCTTCGGTTGACCAGGCTCCTGACACGTCAGCTTGGCGTGGATATAATCTTCCCACAATCCAAACTCACTGCCGCTGCTGTTGCTGCGGTGTCCGAAGTCGTTGGGCATCGGCACAGGAAAGTAGCCCTGGCTCTTCAACCCGTCGGTGACAGAGCGGAGCGCGTCGGCGCTCTTCACCTTAACGAGGTTGCGATGCTGCTGCAAGTTCTTTTTCTTTGTCATTGTCGTTTTTATGTTGATTTGACAAGACAAAGGTACGACTACTCGCCGTTAACACTCGGACAACTTACATCCTACATCATACATCAGACATCATACATCACCCATCCTACATCATACATCCTACATCATACATCATACATCCCTACTTCTTCAGCAGGTCACTAATCACATGCCTGCGGTTCTGTCCGTCCGCACGGAACGACACATGCACCCAGTAAGTACCCTTTGCGTTATGCTCCCAGATACACTGGTCGAAGTCGCAGTGGTCGATGATCCACTCCATCCACTTGCGGCCCTTCTTCTTGTCGCCGTCGATGCACAAATCCACCGCCTCGCCTTTCATGTGCTGCGAGTTCCACACGCCGCCCACCGCCTTGTTCAGCGCAGGGCATCGGTAGCCGCTACCAATCTTGATAGGCTCCTGCATTGCGTCGCGCAGCGGCTGCAGCACGTGATGCACCAGCGCACACAGCGCACACACCTCGGCGTTTGTTGGCACGTTCTTAATGCCCTTCTGCTTCGCTGTCTGGCTCGCCGTCAGCTCCTCCAGCGTAAAGTTCTTGCTAATCCTTGCCATAGTCCTAATTGAAAATTGAACATTGAACATTGAACATTGAAAATTATACATCAGCCTTCAGCCTTCAGACATCATACATCATACATCCTACATCATACATCTTACATCAGCCATCAGCCTTCAGCCTTCAGACATCTTTAGTGCGTCACTACACGTACTCCGTCCACCTCCATGATAAGATAGTCCCTTATCCACCGGCACTGCTTCGACTCTACCCACATACAAAGGCGTTGCCGTTTACGGACATTGACACGGAGCGTCACAACGTTTCCCGTCAGTATTTCCCCTTTTCCGCTAATGGCTTTTAGGAAGAACGGAACCCTCTCGACTCCCTTTGCGTCTTTTGGCGGATTAAAGGTAGTAATGCGGATTCCGCTCTCATGGATGTAAGAGAACTTTTCGCATAGGTTCCTTAGCTGTGTCCAACTTACTACTGGTTGTTGTCTCGGCATTGTCTTTATTCTTTGGGCGGGCTTGTCAGCCCTTGAAATTATATTTAGAATTATTATTTAGAATTTTATTTAGAATAATTTTAAACTTAATTTTAAAAATCAATTTTAAACTTAATTTCGAGGAGCCTGCGACGACCCCGACATCATACATCCTACATCATACATCATACATCTTAAAACTCCGCAGTATCATACGGTGCCACTGGCGTAACCCCGGTTCGACTTACGGACTTTCGTTGCTTAAGGCAAAAAACAGCTTCTCTGTGGAGTTCACCACGGATATATATTGGTTAAGAGGTAAGATGTAAGATGTAAGAGGTAAGATGTAAGATGTAAGAGGTAAGATGTAAGAGTGAAACATCAGACATCAGCCATCAGCCCTCATACATCAAACATCAAACATCATACATCAGCCATCAGACATCATCCCTCAGCCCTCATCCATCATACATCAAACATCATACATCAGACATCAGACATCATTTATCCTTCGTCCGAGCCGCCGCCGGTGTTGCCTCCGGTTTGGTCAATGTTGCCGGTGCTGCCAGTGTTGCCGGTGTCTGCAGGGTCGTTGGGGTCTTCCACCACGTCGTCGGATTCGTCGATGATAGCACCCGTCTTCGGATCCACCTTCTCCCACTCTACACTGTTTGCGAACTCAAAGGCAAATGCCTTGTTGACTCTTACGCCCACTCTGCTGTTACCCATGTTCGAGCGCAGCATCTTGGCCGTGGCTACTGTCACCTCGCCCGTCTTCTCGTCCTTCGTGTCCTTCACGCTGGCCTTCAGCATTGGTTCGATGGTCAGGAAGTCCTCGCCCAAGTCCACCTTGAAGCCTTTCAGTAGGTTCTTCTTTACCACCTTCATGTAGAGTTTTACCGCCGAGCGGATGGTGTCCTCTTCTACGGTAGTGTTCTCACTGGCCTCTCTACAAGCCTGGTCAAAGCCAAGCGTGCCGTTAGGCATAGTCTGGGCAAAGAACGAGTGGGTTCCAACTTTCGAGTTCTCGCGAGCCCAATACTTAATTTTGATTTTGTGTCCCATAACACTTCAAAATTTAAAGTTTAACAATAAAATAATTATAGAGGTTAAAAACCGTCTGCCTTTTACGTCTTCGATGTTTTGCCTTTTACACCTTCGATGTTTTGCCTTTTACACCTTCGATGTTCTGTCTTTTCATCTTGACAGCACAAAGGTACAAAATCTTGAAAAACCACACGGACATAAAAAAGGCTCTGATTTCTCAGAACCTCTATAAAGCACTAATCTCGCACACCATCTATAACGGACAGCAGACCGTCACTCTATCTGGATGTACTTCTTCACCTCGCCCGTCCGTGGGTCGGTGATGATGATGTCGGGCTGTCGGTCAGCGTATGGTGAATCGAACAGCTCCACGATATCGCAGCCTACCGCATCGGCTATGCGCTGCAGAACCTCTACTGATGGGTTGCGGTTCATGTGTACCGACAGGTTCACGTTGGTCATACCCATTCTCTTGGCCACCTCTTTGGCCGTCAGCCCGTGACGGGCGAAACACGCTTTAATGTTCAATGCCATAATCTATCGCCTTTCTTTTTAAAGTTTCACTAATTTGTCGGCAAAGTTACGAAAAACTTTTGAGATATTAAACATATCGTTTTAATTTTCGCTGATTTCGCACCATTTCTATAACGTACTGCGTTTCTGCTCCACCACCACGTCCTCATAGCGTACAAAGTCCTCCGGTGCATACTGATGACCTTTCTGCCGGCTCACCACCACCACCAACCTGGGGTGTCGGTACTCCGCCACATCGTCCTCTGTGAAGCCGTACTTCTGGCAGTGATTTCGCAGGTGGTCTATATACTGCTCGTCCGACTGCCACCGTGCAGCCAACATCCCCGCCATCACCCGCAGGTTGCCACGCAGCACAATGCCCTCAAAGCTCACAATGGGACAGTCCTCGACCGCCCTGCCATCGTAGCCGTGAGCCATGCGTCCGCACTCCTGCTGCGCCCGACGATCCTCTGCATAATCCTTTCGAGCCATAGTCTTGCCCGACATCATGTCACATGGATAGCCATCGTTCTCCCGATAGTGCAGCATAGGCACATGACTTGCGCTCACCGCACCACTCTCCACCAGCGCGTAGTGCGCCCCAATGGTCGTTCCGTCCTTGAACCGCAACTGCACCCCTCGTCCGTGCCGTGTGGCGGTAGGCTGCTTGCTCCACCGCCCCCAAGCCACGCTCAGGTCTTGCACCTTGTCCTGCATCTTCGCACCCATCATCCTGCGACCTTTCTTGTAAGCCTTGTCGCAAGCCGTGTTGCCCTCGCCATGATAGGGGTGCTTGTCCTCCGTTCCGTCCCAAAAGGCACTCCATAGCGACTCTTTCGTCTGCCACTCGTCAGTCATCAAAAACTCATCATGTACCATGCCGATGTAGTTTCTTACATCGAACCAAAATCTGTTCTGTGTCATATTTCCGTGATTTACATTATAGTCTATAAAACTTCCAATTCCATCTGTATGCTATAATAACGTACCACCGTGCCGATTTATTGTAATGTACTCCAGTCGATAGCGTTGGCGATACGCAGTTGTTGCTGTGGTGTCAGTTGCTCAATGGCAGTCCACTCCTGTCCGTTCTGCACCCACACCTCAATGCCCCAAGCGTTGCAGCCTATCTTCGTCACCCACCACTCCTGCGGTTTCCATCCATACTTCTTGCAGTTCTCTGTCATCACCTTCAGATAGATGCCTTGATAACCATGCTTGTCTTTCAGCATAGCCGTGCGCTTTCTGCCCTGCACCATGCGGTTGAACACTTCGTTCAGCTTACGACCATAGTTGGTCTTGATTGCTACCATGTTTGCCATAATACTCTAATATTTCCGATTGTCTATAATATACGTTTACTCCTCACTCTCTTCGGGAAGATGCAGACCGCCAAACTGCGCCCAAGTGTCCGGTATCTCCACGATGCAGTCGTCCGTCCAATCCTCTTGTCCTGGCTCTATATCGTAGCACGTCACCTTGCGCTCATCGCAGTCTATCAAATAGCCATACTCGCAGTCGCCATGCTGACAGATAGCCACATCGTAGCCCATATCCCGATGCACATCCTTTGGCTCACTCCACGACTTGCTCGTCAGCACCTCGCCCCTCACCATATCCGTTGCTATGCGTTCAGCCTCCCATATTGGTTTGTCGGTGTTGTAGCCATCGTTTCTGTTGCGCAGGAACTCCACGATGTCTGCCCCAATGCCTTCGGGATATCCGTCTGAATGGTGATACAACTTGATTTCGTAGGGTGTCAGTATGCCCTTGTCGCAATCCTCGTCTGTGTTATAGAAACTCTGCTTGATCTTAATCGTTGCTCTTGTACTCATAATTCTTTCTCCTTTTATCGTTAAGTTAAACTTCTAATATTTCTCACTCGCTATAATATGTTACTTACTTTGATACTTCTCCAGTTCCCAAGCCGATGGTTTACGACCACGGCGGAAACAATCGTCATAGACCTTAACCAGTTTTCCTTTGCGGAACACTCTGACTACATATTTCTCGGCTATATATTGCCGTGCCAATGCTTCCACCTCTTGCATTGTGTTGCAGTCATCCTTGTCATCGTCACCAATTCCACGTTGCCATGTCACTAAATGATATTTCTTTTCCATAATCTTAATATTTTTGAGGTTCTATAATGTTACTTACTCATAATCACTTCATAGTTTGCGCCATCATAGTTTGGTAGTCCGTAAATCGTTGCCGATTCACGTCTCATGTACGATGCAAACACAGCCCTCCATTCGTGGCTCTCATAGAAATTCTCGCCCGTGTCGAACACTTCATCGACACACTCAAATATGAAATTGAGGTACTTACGTTTCTTTGCCATAACACTAATCTCCCATACATTCTATAATGTTATGATTCCACGATGTCCTCCTGCTCTAAGCAGTAGTAGAAGAAGATGCGCTTTGCCATTACCTCTGCTGCATCCGCAGGCATACGCTCCCAATCCTTTTGCGACACACCATGATAGTCCTCGTCACCGTCATCAAAAGCCATATTGCCCACATTGATAAACTCCTCACACTCCGTCAGCACCTCATCGTAAGTCATTGGGCGCAGTTCGTCATACACATCATTCTCATCGTTATCCTCTGACACATAGAAATTGTCCGCAGGATCAACCCAATTCAGCACAATGCGGTTGCGCTTGTCAGTCAAGTGCCACTCATAGTATGCATGCTCAAACCAACACTTAGGGTTAAGAGCCTTGCTGATAGCCTTACCCAGCTTTGCGGTCAAGAATCCGTCCTCTCGCTTGTTTAGGAAATCACTGAAAGGCTGCATGATAAATCCGACACACTTATCGTTATCGTCTCTGATTTCCATCCAATAGTTCTTGTAGTCTTTGGTATGATACTCCACCACATCAAACACACCCTGCTTTGCCTTGATACAATTTATTCTATACATAGTCCTTTTATCGTTAAGTTAAACTTCTAATATTTCTCACTCGCTATAACAATGGGGTTATACGTTCTCAAACTCCGCAGGGGTGTACTCGTCTGTGCCGTCCTCACCCTCGTTTACCACGATGTCGCTCACACCACCGATAAAGTCCGCCATAGTCACCTTATCGTCAAACATAGCACGTTGGATCATGTCAGCATGAAACATATTGTGCCTTGTCTGCAAGTACCACGAAATCTTCTCTACCACCTCGTTACTCACACCATCGTTCTCCTGCTCTTTGGTGAATACCGATACCTCCTCCCACCAAAAGTCCTCTGCACCGATATTGCTTGCATGACCTTTGGCTAACTCGCCAATGCAGTAGTCCACATCCTCGTCAGAGGGATTCCAATTATCATCGTTGATAAACTCGATGATAGTTTTTTTCAGCAGAGCTTTCAACTCGTCAGTACCCTTACCGATAATGCTCTCGTTCAACACATCGTTGCCAACCGACAACACATCATACTCCTCATGCTCATTCAGAGCCTTATTCTTCAAAATGCTTACAATAATCTTCTTCATAATCTTATAGTTTAATATGTTTGACTTCTAATTCTATAATCTCACTATAACAATAGTCCTACTTCAATTCTTTTTCCATATACTTCACCTTTGCAATGTCACCATTCTTAAAGTAGGTCACATAACCCTGCTCACCCACAAGCTCACCGCCATCGTCAAGTCCGTCATGCTCTGGAGCTGCATCAATAGCCTTAGTGGAGTATTCATCCACCCTTGCCTTTGCCTGCTGCTCGTCAGCATACAACTCTGTATAGGAATCCAAATAGTTCTCGTCAGCCTTATACTCCACGATAGAAACCACCCATACCTTTTGGGGTTCTGCATCCTGCTTGATGTTGTCATAGTCCACAAAGTACAACCAATCTTGATCGCTCACCTCCTCATCGTTGAAAGCACATGAGAACTCGTCAAGATAGTACATCTGTACTTGCGCTTGATCATCGTCTTTCTCCCAAAGCTGCCAAAGTTCCTGCTCCGACATCTTACTCAACTCTGCACGATTGAATGTGCCACTATTGAAAACCAAAACTCTAATATCCATAATCTTATCTCCTATAATTTTTCTGATTTATTACTAATTCTATAATCTCGCTATAACAATGGGGTTTACTTGTTCAACTCCACTTCGTGTACCTCAATGCGCACCTGCTCACCATGTCCGCACCAACTGATACGGCACTCATCGTCCTCATCTTCCAATATCTCATAGTCACGTTCCTGCTCTTTCAGTTCCGCAATCTCATTGTCTCGCCATGCTTTCAGTTTCGCTTTCGCTGCATCCTTTGTAGCATACAGAGCAACCTCTGAATAACCATTAGCCTTGTACTCCGAATCCGACAAACCAACATAAGTCACGCAGTACATCTTTGGTTTCTCGTCAGCCTTGCCCTCTTTCAGCGAATCAGCCAATGCCCTTGCGTGTGCCCAACACTCATAGATATGCCCTCGCACCTCGTTCTCAAAGTCTGCCGATACATACCACTTGATTTCCTTTGTAGCCTTAATCTCTGTACCGATAGCCCAATAACACTCACCATCGTACTCCAACACAATCTGCAAACCACCCTGCATCAGTTCCGCATTAGCCAACTCCAACACATCGTCAAAGTCATGCAGCTTGACCTCAATCTTCGCATCCTCATAGATTGCTTGTGGGTCACTATCCTCTGTGCTTGCATACTCGCACACATAACCCTCGCTGATAGCCTTGCCATGCTCGTCCTTGCGGATGTTCACCTCAAAGTAGCCATTGAAATCGTCCTCTTCGCTTTCGATGAAGATCAATGCCTGCTCCTCATCCCGATAGTTGCGGTCAAACTCTGTGCGCATCGTCTCATATTTGTAACCTCTTGCGGTTGTAAACTCAATATTGATAATCATAACTTGTTTCCTTTCTCTGATTTCGTTAATACTCTATAATGTCTATAATATGGGGTTATTCCTGGAATTACCAATTCTCACCACAATTCTCGATGTCATGTATCTGTATGCCGTTCTCAATGGTGTGGGTGTGCGATAGTGCATCGCCAATCACCTTTGCAGCCACATACTCATTACGTTCATCCCGATCACTCATTCTTCCGTCATGCTCAAATGTAATGCGGATAGTGATTACCAACTCGTCTGATTGCATATTGTTCTGTGCCATAATCTTATTCTGAATTAAATTGTTATTACTCTGATTTCCTATAATATCTATAATGTAGGGGTTCTTACATCCAACAATCAATGTCTGCATCGGTGAGGGGACTGTCTGCCAACTCTTGCTTTGCCAACTTCACCGCATCCTCATACGATGCAGCCTGCACCTCAATCACTCTGCTTGCAACCACCTTGATCTCAAACTTGCGCACAGACTGATTTCTCACATACTCTATAATGCGGTCAAGCTCTGTATCTCTGAAGAACCTCTCACTATTGGTGTACTCATCGCCATCCCAAATATCATCAATCAGCAATTCGCCATTCTCATTGAGAGACAATCCCATCAGTCTTGTGTTCTCACACTCATACATTTCCTCACTCGCATCATAACCACAGAAAGTAAAGTTGCCATCAAAGTTGATCACACCGCCATTGTTGCGTACTATTGTGCGCAATTCCTCTAATTGCTTTAGTCGGGTGCCAATAATCCGTCTTACCTCTTTGTAGATGTCATTCAGACAATCAGTCATCAGATTGTGGGTAATCTCTGTTTGAGAGAGAGTAGTTTCGTCACCACCATCACACTCAACATCTGCTACCAATTCACCACTCTTAACCAATCGTACCATCTTCAGATACATAACGGGGAAACATCTGCCAACATCATACTTATTGGTAATCATCATGTCGCCAAACTCACATCCTGCTCTACCACTATTGCGCAATTCGTTGATAATGTCATTCACCACCTCTGTACGCAAATCCATAATCTGATTTTCAACACTCTTATTCATTTCTCTTATCCACTCTTATCACATTGTGGTATCGGTTCTAATTGTGATTTATTACTAATTCTATAATATGTCTATAATGTAGTTACTCACCAATCACTCTGTTAAGAATTACCCTCTGAATGGCAATACGCACATCAGAATCATTGTAGTGTGGGTAATCGCTGCATTCCTTAACATCCTGCACCACCGCATCCACCATTGCCATATTCATACTCTCAATGTCGGATGCACACATCAGCGTACAGAAACTCTGCATCACCTCATTGCGTATCTGTTTGCGCAATACCTTTTCCACCTCTGCATCATCACCGGCTGCATCATCATCAGCAAACTCTACTACCCTCACTCTGTTGGCATTCTCACATTCCTCTTTGCTTGCGAAACTATCAGTAGGGAAATTGCAGGGTTCTGCAAAGTACCAACCTCTCTTGATCTCAAAGTACACCTTATTGGGTATCTCACAAGCAACCGCATTTGCTTTCACACCATCCCAAACATACCGATACAGACTAACCACATCACATTGGTACAAACTCTTTACCGCACGTTTGCCAACCTCATCCTCTGTCATACCAAAGCAATCTGCCAACCATGTCATAAACGGAAACTCACCCAAAATCTTGTGAGCTTTGCAGCATTCCTCTCTGTTACCGAAATCGTTTGGGGTAAGCCAAAAATCCTTTCTAAAGGTTTTCCAATCATTTGAATCAAACTGCACCCTGCCAACTCCTGCAATCTTTGCATGATAGACAAAGTTGATACCCTTATCTCTGAATGATTCTACATTCTTCAGAGTTACCTCAAGTTTCTCAAACATCATTGCCCTCAATGCACCCTCATACTCAATGTAGATTGGTTCATTCCATCCTGCCATTGTGATTTGGAAATCTGCATCGTACTTACCTATCTGTTTTGCCATAATTCGTTTCCTTTCTATTCTTTTTAATTGTTACTAATATCTCTAATATCCTATAATATCTATAATGATACACTACATCTGCATCAGCCGGATAGTGGTTAGTACATTCACCATTGTTATTGCAGCCTGCTTTGCACTCTTACCCTCATACAGAGAGTGATTGCATTTGCCATTGTAAGCATACACCGAATATCTACCATCACATTCGTACCCCTCACAATTCATGTTGATCTCACCTCTTTCGTGCATCTGTGCAATCTCCAATCCTGCAATCCGCATCAGATTGTACCATTGTTGATCGGTTTGTTCTTCACCCTCTTGTCGGATAATTGCCAAAAGGATTTCCGCATCAGTAGGATCACTCTCTATCATCCCACTATCCAAATAGCAATAGATAGAGTTATCCAATGCGGTTGCATCCGCATCCTCTATTGAGTAATCCTCTGTACTCTCTGCCAATACCTTTGAGAGATTGCTATCTGCTATCCTCTCCATACCATAACCATCAAGAATCGGTGACAAATCCACCTCTCTGATTGGGTACTCAATGCCATTGTATGTTTCAAAATACTTTTCCATAATTCTGTGATAATTTATTGGTTCTATAAATAATGTTCAATGTTCAATGCTCAATGTTCAATGTTCAATCAGAAACACACTCTCTCTGCACTCTGTGAGTTATTGCGGAAAAGGTAGTATGCACCATTCGTTTGTGATTGCGGTTTCGGTTTCTGCTGCATCCCACTCTGATACACCAAACATCTTTTCCTGCTGCACCACATCACAAAGGGTTTCTTGTGATCTACCTTACCCAACATCTCACACATCTGCATCACATAATACTTTTGAGCTTTGCGGTTCTCACCTACTACCTCTTTGGCAATAGACTGAAACTCTCTGTAAATATCGTTTTTCTTCATATTTATAAACCCACTCTTATATACACATTGTGGGATCGGTTCTAATTCCTATCTGTAATCGTCTGTAATCGCTTAATTTCTCACTTACCCTATAATTATCCAATGGCTACTATTTCCCCTGCCAAATCGTCTGCATCTGCATCCTTATCGTGATTGTACTTTCTCAACGTATCTTGTATATCGTGATACATTTCCGACAACTCACTCTCTGCATCATCCTTTTTGCGGAAAACGTATGAAGCATGAAAATCACTCATACAATCTTTGATAATCTCAAAAGAGAGTGAGGGGTTCTGATTGAGATAGTTGCTCATTATGTCGTAGTCCTCATCGTAGTACCCATCAGAGTAATATTCTTCCCACTCATCACGAAAACCACCAAATCTGCCACATCTGCCATATCTGCCATAACTGCCAAATCCGTAATCGTCATATCCTGCACCATCAAAGGGGTACACATCTGTGAGGGTATCTATAATGTGAGATACGAAATTCATGCAATTTTCCAATTCTGCTATAACACAGATTTCGTGATCGGTGTGCGCATCGTAGTAACCGCAGGAAAGATTTAGGCATGAGATACCTACACCCCTCTCTGTGAGAGTACCCACATCCGTAATACTGCCATGATCAATCTTATAACCAAACTCTTTGTAACCGATTGCATCTATAAACTCTTTACTGCACACATCACCGCAATACATTGAGGTGATTAAATCACTCTTACCTTTTCTATCGGGTTCTATAATGTATCGGCAATCGGAAAAGAACTGCAAATCTACCCTGCTACTGCCAATACAACCGCATTCCTCACCTACAAAGAAAGCAACTTTGATTGCATCATACTTACGCAGCATTTCCAAACAGATATAGATACCATTCTTATCGTCTGCACCCAATCCCTGCTGCTTGTGGTTCTTTGGTGAGTAACCCATTACATCACCCATCACCTCTACTATCTGAAAATCCTTTGAGTGGAATTGTTGCACTTGATCCATGTGCGCAGCCATACACGGATAGGTTTCACTCTTACCCTTTGTTATGAGTAGGTTTCCTGCTGCATCCTGCACTATCTCTGTTGCACCGCAATCCTTTGCAACCTTTTTCAGATACTTACGCATCTTTTTCTCATTACCACTCATTGAATGGATAGCGTACAATGTATATAATAATGTCTTATTCATAATTCTGTGATATTTCTAATTGTCAATAATGTCTATAATGTATCTCTCTCTGATATGGGTATTATTCTGCATCCTTTGATACCTTTTCATTGGGCATTCTCTTATCTCTATCAATGTTATTGCAATACCAATTACCTTTGTAGTTCACAAAGTTACTCATACGCAAATTACTACGTCTTGTAAGTCCATTGATACGTCTGTGAGTAGCGTAATCCCAAAACAGAACTCTAACAAAGGTATAGTATGCGCAATCGTACCACTCACCATCGTAATCGTCATACTTACAATCGTTTTCCTCTCTGTAATCGTCCTCTGCTAATTCTTGACAAGTTTCATCGCAATACCATTCCTCTGTGAGATTGCTATAATATCCATTATCCTTAACTAAATACTCACCACATCTGTCACATTGTACAATACCATTATCTTCGGGACTTTCTGCATTATTTCCTGCATAGTACCACTCACCATCAATTTCAATGCAATCACCCTCATAGCAGGTTTCCTCATAATATCTGCTACCATTCCAAACATTTGCGCTTACAACTTGACTGCCATAGAAATAATCATCTCTTGTATCTACATAGTACGCATCGTCCTCATAGATATATTCTTCATTCCATTCACTCCAACAATCATGCTCATGATCGTCCTCTCTCTCTCCATTGGTTACGGATAAGTTCTCATAATCTCCGCTATTGTAGGCAATCTGCTCATCCTCATCGTAGAACTTGAAACTGTCTTGATACGAAACTACATCATAGTGATATAAATCGCAGTCTATATGGAGATTTAGATTGGGTAGTGTATTTCCGTGAATATCTACAAATGCTTTTGGAGAATGGCAATCTGCACCCACTTTCTTGTAACCATCAATATGCTTACCCTCAATCAATCGCATTACTAACATACGTTTCAGACTATCATCACCACCACTTGCGTATTGTCTTTCTGCTAATCTCAAGTGATTTCCTGCACCATCTATAACATCAGTATAGATAATACAACGTGCAACAATATCGCCATCCTCATTCTCTAAATACGCAGCTTTTGCCGAAACACTATCTCTGTAAAAAGTCCAATAACCATCATCCACCATACAACTGCCGAAATCCCCTGCACATCTGTCACTATCGTAAATTTCCTCAAAATTGGAATTGACGTATAATGTATATTGATCATGTGTGATATGTTCTGCTGCATACGCTTTCCATCTCTCCGCAAATTCCTCACATACCCATATCTTAATCTGTTCGGGTAGTGTGGCATTAAGATTGGGGTTTTCCTCAATCAGATTGCGCAAGAACTTTCCTGCCCTCATTTTGAACACTCTACCCCTCTCCGTATTGATGTAGCGGATTGATCGGGTATCTCCATCCTCACAGATACCATCAAAATCGTCTAATTCATATCGCACACTATAAACATCAATACCATTCAATATAATGCGGTTTCGTGCATCGTCATTGTGTTTGCTTTCCGATTGTAGCCATTCCAATACACTACTATAAAGAGTAGTCATATCATTGCATCCGTAGTAATTGATGTAACTTTCCTCTTTCTGTGAGTGAGTAGCCATATAGTGCAATATGTTCTTACTCTTATAAAGAGATAGCAGGATTTTGTTTCTCCGTGATTTCTCACCATTACCATGCTCATTCACACCAAACAGATTTGAAAACTCTGTGTAATTGCTAAACGCATTATTCATGTACAACATAATTCTGATACCCCTATTATATCCCATTGGGGTTTCGGTTCTATAATCTGTAATTTCTGTGATATTCTATAATGTCTATAATATGCGGTTATGCTGCACCCCTCTCAATTCTGTATGCTGCAATATTACCCATATTGTCCTGCATCCTCAAAGATGTTGCGGTTGAATCCTGCACCACATAACCCAAATGCAACCAATCCAATTCCTCATCCCACATCCATTGCTTTGCAGCTTTGAGGGTACGAAAACTATTCACTTTGTAAAATTTCTCTGTATATCGGTTGTAACTCATCAGAGTGTATTTAATGCCATTCTTTGCCATAATTCTGTGATATTTTGTCGGTTCTATAATCTGTAATTTCCTGCACTCATTATAATATGCGGTTATGCTGCATCCTGCATCTTATCTTCATCCTCATCCTCATACTCAACCCATGAGAAATCCTCATAACATCCGTACCAATTTTCCAAATTGTCAATAGTATCGTATTTTTCGAAAAACTCATCATAAGTGTGCATACCTTTTGAGGGATCGCCAATTTTGAAATTATCCTCAAATGCCAATTCACTCAAAAATTCCATGTAGCTATCAAAGAAATCGCACACACTCTTTGCAGAGATACCGAATGAATTGTTATAATCTGATACATACAGAGAGTTTAAAACAATCTCTTTGCGCAAATTCTGTAAATCCTCTTTTGTAAAGTTCTCAAAACGTTTCATAATGCTGCACCCCTATTATATCCCATTGGGGTTTCGGTTCTATAATCTGTAATTTCTGTGATATTCTATAATGTCTATAATGTAGGTTTCTGCACCCCTTTGAACTCATCAGATGAAAAAGGTATATTTTCCCACTCTTTAGGCAATCCACAAGCAAGATCGCAACCCCTCACACCGAAAAGATTTATTTCATATTGCCAAAGGATTTGCTTTGCTTTGTTTGTGCGGTGCATCACACCCCTCTGATTGCGTTTTCTCATCATTTCACACTCAATCATTGCGATGTTGCCTAATTGAGCAATACGATTTAATATAGTTCTCTTTGTTCTCATAATCTGCAAATATTATGATATTCTATAATGTCTATAATGTAGGGTATTATTTGAACAGATACCGCAACAGATACGCACACCCCTTTTCTATCTTCATTTGGTATCTGTATTTGTATGGTGTGTTTGTCGGCATTGGCAAATAAATATAGGTGTATTTCCTGCACTCTCTTACTTTGATACCCTGCACAATGCCTATATTGTCACATACTGAAAGAGTGTACCCTATATTATCCACAAATCGCAAACCCTTACGATTGCACCAATCTGCTATTTGTTCTCTAATACTCATACATCTGCACCCCTATTATATCCCGTTGGGGTTTCGGTTCTAAATTGTTTATATCTGATAATTTGCAGGGGTATGCGGTTACGATCCGCACAAAGTTCAATATTTACCCCTAACCTTTGTTATTATGCCATTTTTGGCGGTTTTTGTGGGTTCTGTGGGTTTTATTCCTCTTTGGTGTACTCACACCCCAAATCACAAACCTCTGCACCCTGCACCCCTTTTAATTCGGTTTTCATGCCATTGTTGGAAAATTGCCGTACATACTCATTTATTAAATCCTGCACCCCTGCACCCTGCTGCACATCCGCAACAATACAGATACCTATATTTATACAATATTTTGCCATAACTCACTAAATGCTTTTAATTGTAACATTTGAAACCTCTGCACCCTCTTTCACTATTCCGCACACATCTTGTATTGGTGTGGTGGTGGTGTAGGATGTCAAAATACCGCATACTAACATACTAACCGCAAAAAGTTTTATTTCTTGATTATTCATAACTCAATACCTTTTAATTTGTTCTTTGTACTCTGCTTCTCTCTCTCTCTTTGGGTGTGGGGTGTGCTGCATCAGATTGCACACCCCCCTGCACCCCTCTGCACTCTGTTTAATATTCTGAAATGTGGGTTAAATCTCTTTTCTTGCATCCTCTTATCACCTCATTATTAAAAGAGATGTTAGAATAAAATTCGTACTTTGTTATATCGGTTTTGAGGTTGTAATGATCTCTAACAAATTGCAGGGCAAAGTGATTGTAGCTACTATATCCGTACTGAAAAGGATTGAAGATGGTTTCTTCACTCTTTTTCCCTCTGTTAATAGTAATCTTTTGGGCAAAATAAGTATTGCCGTTTACTTTGTCAAACCAACACTTTGTAAGTACATCAATACTTTTAATATTATTTGCTTTCATTGTTCTGCACCCCTATTATATCCCGTTGGGGTTTCGGTTCTAATTCTGTTTGTTATATCATCTTTGCAGGGGTATGCGGTTACGATCCGCACAAAGTTCAATATTTACCCCTAACCTTTGTTATTATTCATTGATTGCGTTTACTACATCGTACCATTTTTCACCGAACAAACGCTTTGCACCCTCATAATGTCTCCTGCATCCCTCAAATGCTTTCTTTGCTTTGTGATAGTCATTCATTGAGGAATAACCCAATTCATTACAGAAATCTACAAAATCCCTGCTACAATCATAACATGATGCATCAGAAAGATAACATTCTAACATACCTTTTAAATCCTCTTCATTGGGTTCTGTTTTCCCCTGCTGATAGTTAGCGAATGAATCGTAAAAGTTAAAACGTGCATTTCCTGCATTTGTGCGGATAGTAACCACAAATTTATTATGTGTCATGTTATCGCCCCACACATTAAAAACACTCTCTTTAAAGGTTGCATTTACTACTACCTCAAACCCTGCAAAATTAAAACGTTTCATAATACTGCACCCCTATTATATCCCGTTGGGGTTTCGGTTCTATTGTTTAATTGTTTCTATCTTTCGGATGCAAAATTAAAACAATAATTTTAATTATACAAACTTTTTCCAAACTTTTTTTCGTTTTTCTTCAAAAAACTGCAAAATTTTCTTATTTATTGACAAAATACCCCTTTACACCTTATTTATATATACATGAGAGAGAATCCGCACACCTCTGCACCCTCTTTGGCGGTTCTCATGTGCTGCACCCCTCTGCACTCTCTTTGGATGTGCTGCACCAATCCGCACACCCCTGCACCCTCTTTGGCGGTGTGTGGTGGTTCTGTGTGTGGTGATGTGTGTTGATCCTTTGGCGGTGGTGGTGTGGTGGTGTGGTTTCGTATGGTGGTGCAATCTGATGAAGAACCGCACACCTCTGCACCCCTCTTTGGCGGTGGTGCATCCTCTTTGGCGGTGGTGCATCCTCTTTGGCGGTGGTGCATCCTCTTTGGCGGTGTGTGGATCTGCTGCACCCCTCACACCCTGCACCCCTCTGCACCCCATCCGCATATCGCACCACTCTGCACCCCACCGGAGCAGCTGGTGCTGCTGCAGTGTGGCGGCGGTC